TAGCGGTAGGGGCCGAATGAATAGTGTTCAGCAAGCCCGTATTGCCCGCACAAAGTTTTTTTTCGAGAATAGAACTAAATTTATCGACCAACTATATGATGAAGTCGATACGTTTGTTCGTCGATGCAGCAAGCTACAACTAAAACCAGCCTTGCGTCTTAATGGCACAAGCGACCTATTTTGGGAAAAGCTTATTCCGAGCTTGCATTCTGATTTTTCCAATGTACAATGGTATGACTATACCAAAGTGTACAACCGTATGCTACGATTTATCGACGGTGATTTTCCTAAGAATTATCACTTGACATTTTCACTATCCGAGGTAAACTTTGAGCAATCGCTAGACGTTATTCAACGTGGTGGCAATGTAGCAGTAGTTTTCCGCAATAAGGATATTCCTACGGGGTGGCTAGGATACAAAGTACACAACGCTGATAAAACCGATCTTCGTTTTCTTGATCCTCATGGCTGGCAAGGATTGTATGCCAAGGGTAAAGCTAAACGTGAGACTAAAGGTTTTGTTGTGGAGAACTAAATGATTATAATAATAATCGCGGTAGTTTTAATTCTTATCGAGGAAAGATAATACTTTGGGAAGTTAGCTCATTGGTTAGAGTACGGCTCTTATAAGGCTGCGGTAATTGGTTCGATTCCAATACTTCCTACTTGTTAGATAATTTTTTTGTTACTATTTTTTGGAGTTTAAAAAATGAAAATTCACGACGTATTGGCCAGCATTGATTCGGCAAAAATTGTTTCTTTGAGGACTAAAACTCAATGTAAGCTACTGGCAAAATCAAAAGTGCAATTTCCGAAGGGTGTAAGCAAAATTTCCACACGCAATGGAATCATTGGTGCAAGCTACGAAAATGCCGTCAATAACGCACTCAAGCGAGAAGGTGAAGTACCGGACTTCAAAGCCGAATCGCTCTGGAAAGGGCAAGGACGTAGAGTTAGTAAATTCATCGTCCAGCATATGGATACTCAAAAGCAGTATCTAGCGTTTATGCCTAAAACTAATGTTGACGGGCACAATGTTACAAAGTCGGTTTATATCGACAATGCTACGGGACTTGAAGTATCCTATGAGAATATCAAGGATTATATGCCAAGCTACGGCACCAATTCATCCGGAGTAAATTGGCAAGTTATCGAGCTTACTAACGTTATCGGGCTGAAATCTGGCGATATCGAATTCAGTGTTTAGAACAAATGGCGCATTCGTATAGTGGTATTACACTATGATTTGCACCCATGCGTCTTTTTTTTGTTGACAAGTACAAACATTCTGTTATAATATAGAAAGAAAAAATAATGACCACAAGAATCATTTTGTCAAGCAAAAGAGTAATTAAAACACTCGAATATGCTTCTAGTTTTTTTGTATACGTAAAATCCGGTGCTGGTAATTCGGAAGTAGTTCATGGTCCTTATGATAAGGATGACAAAAGATTTTCTACTGTGATTAACAATAGTACCTTTTGAGTATTAGGATGACTAAGCTATGGATGATTACAAAAAAATTCTTCATTCTTGCGGTGTAGGCGGTATTAAATGCAAATGCTGTCAACCACGAAAGAAAAAAAATAAAAAGGATCGCAAACATAACCGATCAACGCGAAGAAAACTAAAACAGGTTTCCGAAAAACAAAATCCTTTATAGAAAGGAAAGAGGACAGGAAAATGAAACTCTACAACGTATTGTATCGTCCGAAAAATGCTAAGCCTCTGGACGTTGAAATATTCCAATGCATGGCCGAGGATTATGACCACGCTGAGGAACAAGCAGAGGACGCTAACGACGGTTGTGGCATTCTCTGGATAGATAATGAGCAAGATCCCGAGCAAACATTGCAGAACTGGCTATCATCATAGTTCTGAAAACATAAGCTAGCCCGTTGCATTTAGTTGCTTCGGGCTTTTTTTATTTCTACGTCTGAAACGTCCGAATAATTCGGACTCGCACAATGTATTTTAACCACGGAACATCCGATGTACCCCGTGCAGTATTTACGCACCGCGAGTTTATCTGGTTGGATACCTGATCCTGCCAGATTGGGTAGACTTGGGGAACAAGGAATGTTTACCTTATTACTCTCTATGGCTATACCTTTTATTCGGTATCCAACACAGCCGAGTCGTTCTCCAACGTTGCTCGGATTTTTTTGTTATAGCCTAGAAAGATTTAGCGTTTGCGAGACGCTCTGGTTGTCACTGCCCGACGCAGCACTTTATTGGCACTACTAATGCCTCACCCCTCACTTACATTACTTTGTTATTTAACTTGGTTCCTTTTTGTTCTTGGACAGAACGGGCGAAAGCTCCAGCGAAACGCAACCCAGATCGTAATGTAGAATGAAAAAAGTAACAGTATGCCGGAAACCCATTCACATGCATACCTTTGTCCAGTTGTATTATAGCATGAATTTGGGCGAATTCAACTGCTTTCGGGACTTTTTTAGAGAATTTCCCGCATTAATTTAACAAATTTTATAGAATTTAGGCATAAATCGCCCGCAGAAGCTTCAATTATAGATGTTTTACAGTCAAAACATATGTTAACTACCGGGCTTTTAGGTTTTTCTAGCCCGATTTGCCCCCAATTATATAAATTAGGGCGATATTTCTGTAGTTGTTTTTTCTCTCCACACAGTTCGCACTTCATGCTTATATTATAGCAACGACTGCTTAAAAATTAGGCAACCCTAGAAAAATTTATGCTGCACAATTTTTGAGCATTTGCCCGAATTCGACTTGACATTTTTTTATGGCGATGTATACTTAGGGAGTAGAAATTTGCTTCGCTTAATTTTCAAGGGAGATTGATTATGTTGTGGAAAGTATATGCTGATGGAAACCTAATAGATATAGTAGAAGCCAGTTCAAAAGAACATGCTATTGCAAAAGTAAAAGTAACTATGGTTGCTGAGGGTCAGTGCGATACTATCGAAGGATTAGTTTTTGGGGCTAGAATATACTAGAATTTTTTCATTCTATATAAAGGAAATAACAATGACTGATAACAAACTATATGATTTAATAGTGAAACAAAAGGATTTTATCTTAGAACTAATAAAACAAGGCAAAATCAATGAAGCTACAGCATCTTATGAAACCGTTAAAGACTTATGGATATCAGGACAGTATTTCTCTGCATACATACAAATCCAAAAAAAGTTAGTTTCTTTGCATGATAAAAGAATGTCCGACGCTAAGAAATCTTTCGCGGAAGAAGTACTCATTACTGGTCGCTAAGTAACTATTTATAGGCCCGTATTTTTTAAACATAGCTTATGGCGGAATAATTCACATTAGCAGGCCCGCAAACTGTAAAATCGCCCGAGAGCAATATATGCAAAAACATTGGGTTTTTTGATTTTAGGTGTTTTTTTTGGAAGGGGGATATAAACCCTGACGGTATATTATTGAAAATGCATAATGGCGTAGATTCTGCCCATGACCTCTATTTTTTTTGTTTCCACACTAAAATCGTAAGTCATTACGCCGCAAGGAGTTACGAAAAATGCCTAAAAAGTTTTTACTAAGCTCTTGCGTTTCGAATCTGCCGTGGTATAATGATGGCATGAAAACAACGCTCACAAAAACAACCAAGCCAACACTCAAAACACTACTGGAACACTTTTTCATTCCATATTTAGACTTCCAAAAGAGCAGAATACCAACGAAAAGACAGGGATTTTGTTTGTGGGGTGTGTTTGTAAGACTTACACAACACAACCACCCTCAACCGCCCCTTTTTATCCTTATTCTCTTATTGTTAGCGTTAGCTTACTATTTATTTTGCTGGTTTTTTTGATTTCTCGATAAAAAATTTTTTCACAAAAGACTTGACAAGACGGTTTTAAGATATAAAATGTTACTACAACACGAGAACATTACTTTACCAATGTTTTCACTGATGAAACTTGTTGTTTCGTCAAACGATAGGTACGATTTTTTTACTTTTATTTAGTCTCAGGAGACTTAAATTATGGCCAAGACCAAGAACTCTGTTGGAATCGAAACGTTTGTTCAAAAGTGGATGGAGCATGTCCACAAGGGATCGAACATTGAATCGCTCGCCGTAGAGCTTCAACAAAAGCCCGCAAGCGTTTACCAACGTTCACGCGATGTATCGGAAAAGCTTGTGGACAAAGGACTTACGAAGCTTCCACACCTGCCTATGAGTGTCCGTAAGGAACGTACTTTTGACGTAGACAAGCTGGCACAACTGCTTGGATGCTCACGAACTGAGCAGACTGCTTAAGTTATAGGCAATCGTTTGCATAATAACCCGGCAGCTAACCATGCTGTCGGGTGGAATGGCCGACTTACTACACAGTCATACCATATGGTTTTTTCCCTGAAAATGGAATGCTTCGCTTATATTAATACTAACACTATGTATGTTTTAAAAAGAGAAAATGTAGATGCAATTCATACTGAGGATGTATTTAAAAAACGTCCGACAAAGGAAGAGTTGTACGGATACATCATTCAGTATTTTGATCATCAAAAATCTTTAGATGCAGCACAAGAATTAGAAGATAGCGGATATGCCTCTATGAACGATATGTCTTGCACTCAATTTGAACTTTATATGGCGTGAAATGGGTAACATAATCGGAGTCAGAGTATCACTTAACGAAGTCTACGAATACTTTGATGATTATAATCTCAAAGAATTAAAAAATTCATACTTTGAAAGTGAATCTATCAAACCGTATATAGCTTTAGATGGAATTCAGGTTGAGATCTATCGTTTTTACAAAAAAGACGAACACACAAAGGCTAAATCTAAATCTATCCTGTTTTGTATTTCATATGCTGATTTAATTAACTCTGATTGTTACGTAAGTTTTCTTGAAGAAAAAATGAACTTGCACTTGACAAAGCTGAGAGAAGAGGTAAAATAACACACGATATGGGAATTACCATATCGCAACTTGCCGTGGCAATTAAAGGCGGAAAACCTACAATTTGTGTTTGTATTGTTTTAACAGTATTTATGGAAGAATAAGTATTAGACAAAAATGAATATTAATACCATTAAAGAACTAAAAGATTTTATCAAAAACATTGATGACGACACAAAAGTTAGGATATACGTAGAAGTATATGGTGAGACTCGTAGTGTTTTAGCTTCAATTTTCTCAAAAGAAACACTTATTGAGGAAGAATACAATTTATGCGAAAATAAAGACGTACTTCCGATGTTAATGTTTTCTCCTAAATGGTGAAATAGAGTTTATAAAACTATGAATACAACAGATAACATTTCTACTCGCGGTTTAAAACTTGCTAGGATTCTAGATAACGATCATGGTAAGCTAGAACTAATTCTAGGCTATATCGATCTTGAAAACGAAGTTGAAGAACTTCGCAAGAAACAGGTTTCAAATGAGGATCTGTGGCCTACAATTGAATTTAACAATATCTGCCAGATTGAATTAGATTCAGACGATGAAGGTTTTTTACGCAAGCAGTTTGATGAAAAAACTTTTATCGAATCTTTGTCTGCTTTAACAGGTTTTGATATCAGGATTATATGTAGTCCTATTCCTAAAGAATTAGGTTTATATATGGTAAAAATTGTATATAAACAAGGAGACAATGCTTTACAAGGAACTATAAGACTATGGGTTGTTCCTATTATTAAAACTTAAAGAGTTAAAATGATTCGAAAAACAGACATTTTTATAAATGCAATCGGTTGTGCAATCGGTCTAACATTATCTAATTTTACCATTCAATATTTTACAAGTGAAAATTATATTCTAGCAATTGACCGCAGCTTTTTTCAACTTGTCGCATTATTTACTATTTTTATTTTAAAGGCGTTAGACAATGAACAGAATAGATAGAATTAAAAATAAAGAAGCGGCCCGTGTACTTTTAGTAACCGCCGACAATATGATACGCACGGCATTTGAAAAAATGTATGATACAGGAATGCTTGAAACAGGATATCATAACGAAATTCTTTCATGCATGTCTACTGTTATTTCTCTTAATACTCAATCCATGATTAATGATGAAAAGAAAAAACAATAGTGATCTTTGGTTTCTGCTTGATATAGCGTTCATTCTAACGTTATTTTTCGGCCCGACTATCTATGTTCTAATAATGGTTTATATAACTAACTGGGGGATATAATGGGTGTATCTATGAATGCTGAAAATTGTCCTCACTGTGGAAAAAAATGCCAATATGCAGAATATGCTTTTAATAATGCAGTTACTTACAGAAACGATGTAGTTGTTTTAACAACTTGCTGTGATAATTTTGTAAGACTTAGTCCTGTTTATTTTGTTTCTATATCTAAAAGTAACGGCAGGGACGACTTTGATGGCCCTGTTGATGATTGGGGTCTTTCTCGGAAAAATTCAGTTGACAGTTGAGTTTTGTGTGGTATAAATGGGATGTTCAGCCGCTGTATTTCAAGATGATAGTATTTGTAACTTGGATCAATTAATTCCTATGGAGAATAAAATAACATGATTGAAATTCCAGAAGATCCGCAATTAGTATTTGATAAAGTAGCCGAACATCTTCTAACTCAAAAAGAAAGAAGTGAATATTCTCCAAATTACCAGTGCTTATATCGTAGTCCGAAAGGTCTAAAATGTGCGGCTGGATGTTTAATTCCTGATAGTGATTATAAAGAAGAAATGGAAAAAAAACCTTGGAATATATTGGTGTCAAGTGGAATTGTTCCAGCTACTAATATGTATCTCATACGTAGATTACAGCGTATTCATGACGTTTTCTATCCTATCCAATGGCCTACTAAATTGCATCAACTTGCTACGGAAATGAATCTATGTAAATCTATTCTTACTAAAGTACATAAAGGATAATATTATGAATGATAACAATCTAGACAGATTCAAAAAAACTTTTAGCTATAAGAGCTTAACTCTAACACATGATTTACAAGAAGTAGGTTTTTGGAATGTTCGTGGTGAAGATGCTAATGCCGATATGGGCGGAAGTCATTACATGCCCGATTTAGGAACATACGAAGGAAAACTCGAAGATGTTTTAGCATATGCTGTTCTTTTGCCAAGATTTTGGACTTGGGGTGGTGGCGGCGATATTACTAAAGTTGAAGTTATTAAAATTGATTCTTCCAGCAGTCCAAAGCTTATAGAAGCACAGAAAAAAGTAAAAGATCTTGAGGAAGAATTAAGAAAGGCAAAATTAGCACTTTCATATAAAAACGCTTGACAAAAACGATTGATGCTGTAAAATAACCGTATCGGTTCTGATAACTTTTTAAGATAATCATTGTTTTTGAGGTTTTGAAAATGATTGTTTATAGAATAGAAAAAAATGGTCTCGGGCCTTATCGCCTTTCCTCTGGAAATACGACTAAGCTTTACAATAAACTTCATAAACATCATTGGTGCGATAGACATCCTACACCTATTAATGATGGCATAAAAGATTTTCGTCCTAACGATCATATCTTTGGATTTTCTTCCTTAGAGCAACTAAAAAAATGGTTTCTTGGATCAAGGGCGGAACTTCGAAGAAACGGATACCTTATGGTATCATATGATGTATCGCCTCAAGAAGTTTTACATGGAAATCTACAGGTTGTATTTCCAAAAAATAGTTATAAACTTAAAACTACAAGGATTCCTTAAAATGACAACTTTTACAAAAGAAGAAGAACTACAATTTACTACAGCCAATGCAATCGCTTATGATTTATTGCGATTCAATGATCCTGAAACTACTCATCCTTGCTGGCTTTGCATGAGCGATGAAGCTAAAAATCAAGCAAGACTTAATACTGTAGAATGGCTAAATATAAATGACCCCCTATTTCCTGTAAATTATAAAACACTGGATGCTTTTTGCGAGCGAAAATTCAAGGATTCAACACAGCATTTGGTTGAAAAATGGAAAGAGGTAGAGCTTGCTGCTAAAAAAGAAAGGGAATTAAATAATCCTCTGGCTTTTTTTATGTTCAATAAGCCGCATAAGGATTAATATAACAAAGAAAATTTTACCGCAAAGCCAAAATTGTCTTGACAAATATCCGAACCGTGTTAAAATGGTGACAAGGAGACAAAATGATTACATCGATTTATTTTGAAGATGACCAAGTATTGATTCAATCAGCTATTGATTTAGTTAAAGATGTTGCATTTGTTTGCTGGCGAGTCAAGCCTTCGATAGAAATCAAAGAAATCTCCCTTCATGGCAGCCTCACTGAAGTAGCAATAGATTATTTTAATGATTCAGTTTCATCTGATGTATCTGCTACTCAATCTCATGAAGCGGTTGAAATAGTTTCTGCTTTTATACATGGGTACATTGCCGGGGCAAATCGTAATGGGGCGGCTTAGCCGATATCGTCGGACTCATTAATATGGTACAAGCATCTTTAATTCAAAAGCTTCGAAGGCCCGAGGGATTAGCTGCTTCTATTCATAGAAGTGATCTAGAGAATTATGCAGTAATTTTAACTATTCTTAATGAATATATCATTGGCGAAAAATTAGAATCACGCCCTAGAACTGGCGGCGATTGGACTAAATGTTCTGATCTTCCCGCTGATTTTGTCGGATATGCTTACAGAGTTGTTTATGAAGATACAGGAGATTCACATGAATGAAAAAATCAAAGTAACAATTGATCGTAGTAAATGGAGAACTGGGGTTGGTTACCATAGTGCTACTGGGCTTGGCACGACCAAGCTTTTGAATAGTGAAGGATTTATGTGCTGTCTCGGGTTTTGTTGTAAAGCTTTGGGTTGTTCTGACGATGATATAATGAATATAATATCGCCAGCAGTTGTTTATAGTTCTAATATTTACGGTAGTTCGCTTAAAGACTCACAGTTTACCCATAATGCTATACACATAAATGATAGCGATCTAACCAGAGAAGTTAAAGAACAAAGACTTCTAGAATTATTCAAAGATTCTAGTTTTGAAATAGAATTTACGGGCGAATATACGGACTTTCATTACTAAAATAAGGACTGAATCAATGAATTATGCAGTTAAATTTGCTTATGATGTTATTGACATGCAAAAAGAAATTACTTTCTTAAGAAATGAAGTCGAGGAACTTAAAAAATATAAAGAAATGTACGAAAAAGAACTCAATGCATCTCTTGAGCACGCAAGATATATGGCTGGCTCTCAATTGAAAATGCTTCTAACTCCGGGAGTTTTAGATAATTTGCAGGAAGCCATTGTAAATTAAAGAATATACGAAAAAAGGATAAAAAATAATGAAAACCATGACTGTATCTGACCTAATTAAGTTTCTCAATACTATTCCTCATGATACTAAAATTAGTGTTTTGAAGGAAATACATTTGCCTTGGTCTGTTGAAACTGTTTTTTCTCATGTTGAAAATGAAAGCAGTTTTAGCCATGTTGACGGAATTGATTACTTTTCAGATAATAAAACAATATATTTTGGAAAAAGGGGTTAAAAAATGTTTTATACTTTTAAGCAAAAAAAAATCCTGCGGGCCTTGACAAATTAATTTGTTTTGTTATAATAATACGAAAGTAATATCTTCTTCATGAATTAAAAAGGTTATTTATGATTATGAAATATTGCAAAATAACAATTAGAACTCAAAAGGGCATCGCGACGATGTGGGGCAAGAACTTCCGCATGAATGGCGAGACGTTTGTTTTTACTCGCTGTCGCACCGATGGCGATGAATGGATGGGCGATGGGTCTCGACTCAAGATCGTCTCAGGCAAGGGCGATGATCTAGTATCTATTAAAGAGACGGCAATTAATAATACCTATGGTACTTTAGAAATTGTTAGGATTTAAATAATGAAATACATATCAATATCGATACTAGATATATTTGAAGGTAATACAATAGATCAAGCTATAGAAGAACTAAAAAAGCTAAAAGAAAAACATCCTGATGATATTTTTTATGTTGAAATTGTAGATACAGATTCCTATGATTGGGAAAATGGCTACAAACTCTATTTGCCAGAAAAATAAAAAGTCTCTTGACAAGCAAAATCCTTCGGGTATAATAACATCATGCAAGTAATAAATGAAGATGTAACAATTAATTTTTCATAAAACAAGGATTTAAAATGAATAAAGATAATTTTGATATTAAAACTTTTTCGGCTGAAAATATTAGGATTATGCAACAAAGAGAAATTTCTGATAGGTCTAATGAGCTTTACGAACATTTAGCATTGGAAATTTATAAGGAAGCAAAAAATAAAATTTTTATTAATGAATATACTGCTACTACTTGTCTTTCTGTACAGCATGTAGAATATGTTTACAAAAAATTTCAGGAAAAAGGTTTTGTAGCCACTTTTATTGAGTTAGAAAATGACGATAGTGACTATAGAAGATTTCAAATCACTGTAAGTTGGTAAATTTATTTATTTAATTATTAGAAAGAAAAAACATGTTTAAACTTCCAAGAACAAAACAAGGAGTATTCAACAAAGTTGTTAGGCATTTGCTTAAACAGAATGAACGATCTATCATTGATCATTCTTGTCAATATCGCGGATCTAACGGATTGATGTGTGCTGCGGGATGTTTAATTTCTGACGAATATTACCATAAGTCAATAGAGGGCCAAACATGGACTGCTCTTGTTAAAAATAAAGCTGTCCCTGCAAACCATGTCGATTTTATTCGTTATTTACAAAGAATCCATGATGGTGTAGGTGTTGACCGCTGGCCGGATAGACTTAAGGAACTCGGTCTAAAATACAATCTAGATGTATCGTGCGTTGAAAAACACAGAAAGGATAAATCTTGATTTTACCTAAATATATTTTGTCTAAGATCACTCTTTATGTTGCTATGATTATGCTTGGGTATTCATTAATATATTTTTCGAGAAAAGAAAAAAGAGAATTTTACCAAGACAGATTTTTTGCGTGTTCCACTGTATGTAGCATTGCACTAATTTGTTTTTCAGCAGAAATAAATCCCGAATAAAGATTACAAACATGGAATATTTTTCTATTAAAAAGCTTGCGTTTTTTCCTTCTTATTTAGGAAAATATATCAATCAAAAGCTTGACTTAATCAAGTCAGATTTTGATATGGATCAACTTGAAAAATCTAAAGAATTTTATCGCGGGTATATTACTGCTTGCGATAATATTGCTCGTGCTACGGAAAATTATTTTACGGAAGCCGGGGACAAATTTGTTGACAAATCAGAAGATTCTGATACAATAAGGTGACAAGTGGGACAAAGTGGTTCTTTGCACCTTTTTATCTTAAAGTAAAACTTATGATTCTATATCAAGACGAATTTCTTTTTATAAAACAAGACGACATTTTTAGGTTTAGTGTCATTTGCAAAAAACCGTATGGAAAGATAAAAATTTACGAAATGCCTCAAGAAAACGCTTTACAAACGTTTCACGAAGAGTATAATGATCTTTTAGAATACATTATGAGCGATTTATATAACCAAGAAAAAAATATTTTTAGTGCAGGAGATGGGCTATAAAAAAGAAAAATTTAATATATGGCAGCACAGCACTTAAACACTGGTTGCCAGAACTAAAAAGAACTCCGAAAGATTTAGACTTCATCGGGTCGGGCGAAAACTCTAAAGGCATAGAATATTTTATGCATACGGGTCTACAATATGTTCTAGATAATAACATTGATGATACATACGTAGATCTAAATTTTTTATATACTATCAAATGTAGTCACCTGCATTATGATATTAATTGGGATAAACACTGTATAGACGTAATGTTTATGCAATCCCACGGAGCTACAATAGATAATACGCTGTATAGCTTGTTGATGAAGGATTGGGAAATTATTCACGGCCCGAAGAAACTAAATCTCAATCAAGACCCCAAGGACTTCTTCACTCCACACGTTGACCGAAAGATCGACCATGATGAATTGCATCGTCTAATCGCGTTCTACGACGAGCCGATGTTCAAAAAAATCTTAATGGACGGAAAAAAAGTCTTGACAGATAAGCATAAGTGGGATAGAATATCGGACGAAGACAAAATGATTTGCATTCTTGAGGAAGTATACGTTACTGCTTTCGAGAGATGGCCGAATTATCCGGAGCATATGCTAAAATCCAAGGGAATTAAATTATATTGTGTTTCACTTAGTAAGAATGAATATTTTAAATATGCTGTTTCGCATATGATAGAATTATTTAATCATTCTAGTAATAGTTATTTCATTAATAAAATAAGGAGAATAAAAAATGATTACAATGCAGGAAATTGAAGGTCTTATTGAAGGTAGTATCAATGAATTTATTGGCGAATTTGATTATAAGAATAATTCATTTGAAAACTTTAATTTCGAAGTCGTTGAAAAGTTCGGCGGTGAAGGAATGGGCGATCATTGTTACTACGTAATTAAGTTTACTAGAAAATTAGATCCGGAAGATTTTGTTTATGTACAATTTAACGGGTATTATTCATCTTACGATGGATCAGATTATTCCTATGGCAATAGATATATTGTAGAACCATACGAAAAAACTATCAGAGCTTGGAGGCAGGTATGATTCAAATCCCACAAGACCCGCAGGTTGTATTTGATATCGTTGTAGAACACGCCTTAAGGCAGAATTGTCGTTCTACCAGTCTTGATAATTCTAACGATTGTATGTATCGTAGTCCTAATGGTACAAAATGTTTTGCTGGAGCATTAATTCCTGATGATAAATATTTACCTACTTTCGAAGGAAGAGGCTGGATAACACTGATTGCGAAGGGCTGTGTTGAAAGTCAAAACAGAGAACTTATTAGTGCGCTTCAAGAAATTCATGACTACTACATTACTGAAAGATGGCCAGAAAAACTTCGAGAACTTGGCAAAGAAAAAGGTTTAAATGTTGACAAACTGCCTCCCGCAGAGTAAAATAATGCCATGAAAGCAAAATATTATATCTACTGGAATATCCATTTAAAGTGTTTTTCGGTAAGATATCGAGGAAAAGTCATCGGGCATCATACCGCAATACTTGCAAAGAATGCTACTTTTAGTGTTTCGAAAAAGGGCCGCGAACGTGTGCTGCGTGAACAATCTAAAAACGTACATGCTTTTGTTGTTGCAGAAGAAATCCTTACGGGGTTCGATGCTTTTTCTTCTTACGAAGAACAAGTAGATCCTGTGGAGGTAAAATATAATCCATATAAGTATTCTACGTTTGTTGATTCTAATGGTAATGAAATCACTAACGCTGGAGCCGTATATATGGCGGCGGACTTAGGAAAACCACAACTTTTAGCTTTTGGAGCACAAGAAAGATAAAAAATGAATGAAAGAACAAAACTATGCGTTCAATTAGCGAGCGAATGCGCAGAAATTTTAGATGATAAACTAAAAGAAATTGGACAGATATTAGAACCTCACATGGAAACAAGTCACTTTTTCTCTGTTTTGGATAATATTATGAAATTTCTGGTTTTAAGCTCTCAAATGAAAAAGTCTATAAATGAAAAAATCCAACTGATGAAAGGTGAAAATGAATAAACTACATCAAAAAGATGATTTTGAATTTATGTTTTCTTTATTTTTTATTACATTAATGCTTACTAACGTTGTATCTGTATACTCTGCAAAATATATGGGCGAAAAAGATATAAAAAAACAAGCAATAGAAAACAATGCAGCAGAATACGTAGTTGATAAAGACGGTAAAGTAAATTTTAAATGGAAGGGGCAAAATGAATAAACTTGAAACTGAACTATCTTGTGAAGTCGATGATATGATTCGCTGTATCGCGAGAGATACAGGTAAAGACTATGCTGTAGTTGAATTCGCCATGTTCAAAGAATGTATTTATCCGGAAGGTAACAAAACTTTTGTATCAACTAAATTCCGAATAAAGGATGCAGAAAATAGCTGGCTTCGTGCTAGTATCTATCGTATATTAGATGAAAACGAAATCGAGTCAATTTATATCACTAATGCTATTTAAGGTAAAAAATGAAGATCACTCCAACAGAAAATTTTTCAAAAGAATTTTGGGCTTATAATCTTCCGCTTCAAATTTTTATAGATGAATCCGACGATGAATCCGACGAAGAATCTAAATTATATAGAATTGTAAACTATATGCCACGCAAAGATGGAGTTTGCGATATTGATGCATTAATGACAAAAGAAGAAATGCAGACTGTTTGCAAAAACTCTGCCGAGATACTTAGAAATCTAGCCAGCTTATTTGATGCTTTTGCAGAAGGTAAATTGGAACATATATACTATCCTGATAAGCCCGTCTCTAAGGCAATCGAAGAATTTAGCAAAAATAAAGGAAAACTAACATGACTTATGTATATAAAATTGGTAAAGAGTTTTTACTTCGTAATGGCATTACAGCTACGGTTATTGATACTGACTTTGGCGGTCATATACTTTTTAAGTATAATACCGAAGGCAATTGGTCTACTGTTAAAGCTAGACAAGACGGCAGGGAATATAGGGGTAATACAGACTATGATATAGTCTCAGAAAAACCTAAATTACTTAAAAAGACTACATATGCCTTTCTTTATCTAATGGAAAATGACAAATTAGAAATTTGGGGTTTGTATGATATTGACGATACCGATGAAGCCGATATTGATGCAATAATGAATGCCATTATAAATAATGGATATAAGTTTTACGGTATTTCTAAGGTTTGTTTTGAATCAGACGGGACTAAGAAAAAGTTGAATTTTTAACTTGACATTTTTACGTTATACGGTATAATAATATATAATGATGCTGTAACTCAATTGGTAAGAGTATTCGCCTTTTAAGCGAAAGGTTGTGAGTTCAAGTCTCACTGGCATCACTGGTCAATAATGCGGCGGGAGATTCTTAAAGACTCATAGAGTACATAAGAAAGTAGTCGCTAAATTAAAAACAGTTTATTGACACATGGCCTATTCGACTTCTGGTGAGGTCACTAGCCTTTCACGCTAGGCAGGCGGGATCGAAACCCGCATAGGTCACTAAAAAACGCTTGACATCGGGCGAATAGACGTTATAATTAAGCCAAAGGATAAAAAATGAATCAGCCTGTTAAAATTAATAAAATTAAAGATTCTAAAGCATACCTGTTTTATAATTCAACTGAAATTGGCCTTATTTCAAACCAGTTAGAATTAGATGACGTAAGACTGCAAATAGCAAAGCAGAAGCTTAGTGGCTATTATATTATTTTTGCTAACCATGAAGGTTTGCAAGAGATAGCTATACGTCCAGACGGTTCTTTAAGTCATTGGCCAAGCGGATTTTTCGACACTCAGGGGAAAATACTTGCAGAAATTGTTAGGATGAAAAAGGTTTGCAACGATTAACTAACGTTATAAACTAGGTTTAAAAGGATAACATAATGAACGAAATAGAACAAGCCGTGTTTGATAAGCTAGGTCAAGAAGCTCTAGACTATTTTAGAAGTAACTTTGACTCCGAAGAAATGTACGAATTTGACGGAATGAATTGTGATGATTGTGATGGTTGGGACGGAGTTTCTAGACGTTGCTCCTGCGGTAATCGTCGCGTTTATTGGATTTGGGACAAATCTGTTTTATATGCTGAGGCATGGTGAAGTTTTACTTCTGGAATTTTTAAATTCGTAGATTAATTTGCAAAACGTTGTTGACATTATTAAACCGCAAAGTACAATAGTTGAAACCAAAGGAAAAAATCATGAGTATATACCGTGCAAATAAAGAAACTTTAAGAAAAATGCTTTTTAAATGCATAACTGATGATAGTTTTAAAGGTTGCTCAACGGCTGTTGTAGAAACTTTCTACGAAACAGTATCAAACGAATCTTGGGACAGTGAATATATCATAGATTTTCTTGAATACGCCCGAGGAATTACAAAAGATGGCGATAAAGCAATAGAAGTATTTATCAAGCGAGAAAAAAATGAAAACTAAAGCTTTAGAAGCTATCGAATTAGCTTTGGAAATTAAAGAAAGTATTTCGCTATCAGAACTAGCAAGTATTATAGGCGGTAAAAAACTAGATGTTCTAAAAGAAATTGCAAAAAACAAATCTTTGCTAAAGCTTGATAAAAACGGAAATATTACCGGCTTTGCAAACGTAAGAGATAAACAACTTAAGGATAAATTCCGGAACGGTGAAGTGTATAGTGTACACGGCATTAATTACGGAGCGGACCGAGAGTTGGTGTGGAATGATTCCAGAGCCGAAGAACTAAAAGTGGGCTATTGGGAGGGCGGTTTTGGCGACTGTAGAGAAATTAAAGTTGTACTAGACACAGAAGCTAATAGGAAATTACTGGAAAATTTAGGTGTTATCGAAATAACATCTGCTAAGACGGAACCTATAGAATTTTTTTGGGAGAATTAATATGAAGTTAGAACTTGGTAAGGAATATCTAAATCGTCGGGGTGATACGTGCGTGGTTTTAGATCCTGACTTTAATGGTGTAGTCTTAACTAAATACTTAATTAATGATGAGTGGTTTATACGTCAACACGATATTTCCGGCCTTTCCATATCTCGTGATTGTCGTGAATATGACATCATCAAGGAAAAACCCCAAGAACTAACGCTTGTTCAATATGTTGTATTGTACACCTTAAAAAATAAACCGAACGATTTACTTTGTTGGGGCATCTACAGCGATCTATGCGATTTATCAATTGCAAAATCAAGAATAGTTTTTAACGGGCATAATTTTTACGGAATCCAAGAAGTAAGATTACAATCAGACGGAACAAAAGAATGCATAAATTTTTAACTTGACAATCGCAAGCGGCAAGGTATAATAAAGGAATAACATGGTTGAATATTATACAAGTAAAAAAAAATCCAAATTGTTTTTTTGCATCATTAGAAGGTGTGGTTGTAGCAATGTGGCATGAATCTGACGATCCGAAACAATTGACAGGGTGGATGGATCGTTGTATTTATCGTCCTTTGAGAGAACACTACACAAAAATTGAATGGTCTGGCCCTGCTTATGACCCCGCTCTTTTAGTCGATACCGAAGAATTTGAAATTGTTAAATCTACAGGAGAAGAATCACCTCGTATACCATGCGTCAAAGACTTTTAAATAAAAATAACATGACAATACTGGAACTATTAAAACAATACGCCGATACAATTGATGCAATATTTAAATCTTTCGGTATCGATAATTGTTACGGCGAAATAGATGATCGTACATCTGATTTTTTCAGTATAGACGATAACACGGTTGAATATTCCGATAAAAAATTTGAGGACGAAGGAGTATACCTAAACAGTATTATAAAAAAATATGAGAACGATACACACTATTTATTGTACATAAACAATGGGCGCGGGGAAAGATTCTACCAAATATTTGACAAATCGAAAGAAATAATTTTTTAAATATTTTGTTGACAAACCCCAAAATGCCTGTATAATAAGGAAGTAACATGAAAACTTTTGCCAAAGTATTAGCTGAAAGACCAGAACCTTCAAAACGTATTGTTCTAATAGAAGTTATTTTATGTGATTCAAGTATCTATTGGAGATATAGTTGTGAATCAACTGTTTATTTATACAAGCATGAATGCGAATATGTAATACATAGTCAATGTACTGCAAATGATGCTTTAATTAATAATTTTGCTAGTAATTTTCAATTGAAACTTATATCATACGAACTACTTTAACCAACGGATTTGCCGACTTTTCAGGGCTTTTTTATTATATTGCTTGACAAAATCCCCGAAGCGATTATAATAACATGCGTTGAGATTACACTAATACAGAAGGAGATAAAATGAACATAAAATTTAACTGGTTTAATGAAGCCGACATTTCACGCTTATCTAATCTTGCATCTCGTTATTTTTTAGAAACTATGCATATACCAACAGAAGATTCTTTTATATACAAACATCATGAAGATATGTTGAAAGACGGTTATTATCAATTATTCGAAACTGACTTTCAATCATTTTCTAAATATGCCAAATACTTCGGGCTTGAACCTATAAGGGAAGATTAATATGAAAACTTTTATTGGTGTATTTTGTGTTGTTTTGTCTTCACTGTTTTTTATCGCGGCATTTCTTTCTTGTATTGTAATGCTCGGATATTCAGCAACGGGCTTTATAAGAGAAATTAAATCTGAAACTACAAGTTTCTACAATATTCTTTTTTATGTTGCTGGACTTTTGTTTTTTCAGATTCCCGGAGTTATTCTTTTTATTTTTGGCCTCATTTTCGGATTTATTGCTTCTCGCAAGCTATCATAGTTACGCCCGCATAGCTCAGTTGTATAGAGCGTTCGCCTTCTAAGCGAAATGTCGCAGGTTAGAGTCCTGCTGTGGGTACTTGGTGTATAAATAGTTCTAAAAATAATTAATAATGAGCATATTGACGAAACTTCCTAAACACATACAAGATAGTATACTATCTAAAGACCCCAAGCTACGATTAGATTTATTGATGATTTCATCCTTAGAGTGTAAGGGATGGGAAGTTAGTTTTCCGGATGATATTATAGATTGGAGACACTCGGCTACATTCTCTAAAGGCCCTTACACAGTTTATAGATATAAAGGCGATTGGGTTTGCAGTGAAATGACTGATAAAGGCATCCAGAAAAAAACTTTTGATTTTTTAGAAGATGCTGTTGATTTTGCTGAAAAAGTTTGTTGACAAAGGCTATAATCATGTTAAAATATCCCCGTAGCTCAGTTGGCTAGAGCAACTGCCTTCTAAGCAGTAGATCGTAGGTTCGAGTCCTACTGGGGATGCTAATAATAACACTAATTTTATTTGGAGAAATTATGGAAACTGTTCAGTCGTTGCGTGAAAATGGTTATAAAGTTTTTGTAAAGCATTTGCGTAGATATAAAAGTGTTGGCTATAATAAGGGCACACCATTTATTTTTGACGCATTTGAAACAAAGCATGAAATTCCCGCTGGAGTTAAAATGCTTGCTACTGGTGGTGTAACTACTGTGGAGGTTATCACACCTAACGGTGATTCTTATAATGCTGTTGCTCAATGTCACAACAATGATGTTTTCGAGAAGAAGGCGGGATGCAGGCTTGCATTAGAGCGAGCATTGCGTCAAATTTTTTAATTTTTATTTTTCAAGGATTTTTTATGGATAGAACAAATTTGTTCTCTAGTATTGGTGTAGGTGATGCATATTTTGGAAAAGATGAAAATGATATGTCTGGAAAAGCTGCTTTTATCTTTTTTCCTATTGACCCCGAACATGATGATGCAGATCCGGAATTAAATCCGGAGCTTTTTCAGAAAGTTTACATGACAATACCATGCGTCAAAGAATTGATTATCGATCTACAATCGGTTGTAGATGATTTTGTTAACGGTGTTATTTAATATTTTAGAAAGGTTTACAATGAAGAACATGTTTTTTGCTTTAGTTTTAGTTTTTAGTCTTGCGTCTTTTGGATTTGCTTCGGGCGGTGATTGTGCCTCCGGTCGATGTCTCAAGACTGTTGGTGCGGTCGCAGTAGCACCCGTCCGAGTTGCAGCCGTTGTTGTTGATGGTGCCGTTGAAACCACCACTGCCGTTGCACAGCGAACCGTAACAGCGACTCGCAATGTTGCCACGACCAGCACACGGGTTGCAGTAAGGCCCGTCCGACGTTTGCTTAGCGTATTCCGCTAAGACATAAGTACCAACAAACATTTGGGGTGGCCGGTCCACCCTTTTTTTATAGAAAGAAAAAAAATGAATATTGATAACTTAAAAGATTTAATACTACAGCACGTTAAAGCCAGATCAGATAAAGTCAGCGTGCTTAAATTTCTTGCGGGCGAATATGAAAGACTTAATTATAGTAATTCCGTCACAGTAGAACAGATAGTTCGCAAGGCAATAGATAATAACAACACATGTCTTGCGGCCCGCGAAGATGAAAATCTAAAAATTGAAAATGATTTTCTCAAAACACTATTGCCTAATTATCTAAGCGTTGCAGAATTAAAGTCTGCGGTCGGGCATCTTAATTTAGATAGTACGGGTGCTAGCGTTGGCAAGGCTATTAAGTATTTAAAGTCTAACGGGCTTGCGTTCTTACCCGAGGACGTAAAGAAAGCACTAGAATGAATTATCTAAATGTAAACATACCTACTTTTGCGGCTTATGTTGACGAAGGCTTTTTTTACAATAGTCCCGCAAGCAATGAAGCCCCAAGAGTATTAGTAGAGGTGTTTTCTTTTACTTCTATACCGCAGAGATGCGGAATGTTTTCCGTTATGACAGAATGGGGCACACAACATGCCCGAGTGCCAATACATTATTTGCATACATGCGAGTCTGGCGGCAGTTTTTATCCGTTAGATTTTATACAGTTGTGGGATAGTTATAGTTATTACGTTTCATGTAGTATTGTAGAGTATACCAAAAACCGCAAAGTTGAAATTTTATTGAAAGATAAAAAGGTTACTACTGCTAAGTATTTATTTACTCTAGATTGGTGTTTGGGGCCTCAATACAATTATGGTTACGCAGAAATGGCTGGCGGGCATAAATGCGGCCACGTATTTGAGGGCGATGGACAATATTTTATACAGCCTAACAATAGAGTAATGTGGATGGATGGCGGGGCATTCATTAGTAAGAAACTTACGAGGCCAGATTGGAAAGTATTTTCGCAAGAATTTAGTTGTGAAAACACTGGTTCTAAATGGGTTAGCGAATCAGACGAAGAACTTTTTTTCTATCAATTCAAAGAGAAATAAGTTGACACACCGCAATGCGGTGGTATAATAATGACTCAGGCGGCAACAGCCTTGAGCCAAGAGGCTATGAAGTTGCAGGGATCGTGGGTGTGATGGTGCATTGCAGGTCAGCGGAGAAATCTGTACCGGAGAGGCGTTGCCGGGGGAGTAGGTTCAATTCCTACACGGTCCTTTTTACTTTTTATTTTTACTCAGGAGAATAAAACAATGAGCAAACAATGGGCAAACAAGACGCTCGATGGAATCACGGGTAACAATGTAAGAAACATTCGCAGAAGCGAAAATTACGGTACGCATCTTTTGCAGGGAGAAATCTTTTGGAAATTGCAATGGACCGTTGGAATTTGGTATCCCGATGGCATTTACGCAGGAATCCTAGTTACGCCAAATGATCGGTCACTAGATTTGGTCGAGGTACTTTGATGAAGCTACTACTCAATACCATTGGCGTTACTGCTTATTCTGCATTGTTGGCGATTATTTCTTATGCAATAGCACCAACGGAATCAGCATTTGCCGATGCAGCGACCACGTTTGTTATTGCTATGATCTTGTGCGGTGTATTTATATATTTTCATCCCGACCCAATTGTTACGAATGTTCCTTAAAAACCTATCTCAAATAAACGGAGTCTCATAAATAATGCATCTAACCAGTTTTTTGCTCGGTGTATACCTTACTGGTTTTTTTATAACACTACCAGTCGTTGCCTTTTTTTGTATTCTCGGCGGTAAAGATTCTGATATATGGAAAATATTTGTTTATCCGATTTTTTGGCCGATTATTTTTTTATTTTGTGTTTTTAAGGCTAAAAACAATGTTTTCTCAATGCTTGCTATACGTGTAGCTAAACGAGTAAATCCAAAGATTTGGCAATAGTTAATTTTATAAATAAAAATCTGCGGCATTGGCGAAATGGTGAAACGCCTTGGACTTAAAATCCAAGACCCATCGGGTGAACACTACTGGTTCGAATCCAGTATGCCGTACTTTGTAATGTAGCTCAAAAAGATAAATTTTATATTTAAAGGATGTAAATAAACATGAATGAAAAATTAAGACAGACCGGAAGAACAACTAAACTTTTATTTGAAGCGATTAAATTGTGGGTTAATCAAGAAAAAGTTTGTGTTGTCTTTGCTAATTTTCATGATCGCGAACGTTATGAAAAGAAAATAAATTTAATAATTTCTAATATGAGATATTTATTTAATAATAATTTACAAAATATACAATTTGTTTGCTCAGATGATATATCTTGGAATTGGTTTAATATGACATACAGAGGTCTTTGTCCATCTACAAAATATTTGATAGATCATTCAGCGATAGAGAAAAGATTTGGAACGATATTAACTGAACTTCACCGATTTGACCCAAAATAAAAAAGATAAAAATAAACTATGAGTATGAATCCCTACGAACCCTTAAACGATTCGCAATTAGATCAAATGGAAAGCTTAGAACGCAAGGCGGAACAGACGCGAGAGGCTGGGCCTATTGAGTCCTTCTTGGTGCTCGCTTTTCTGTCTGGTTTTATTGTTGGTGCTTGGGAGCTTATTCAGTTTTTCGTTGCGAGAGTCGGTAAATGAAAGTTTAAAGTTTTAATTTTTGATCATCCCGAACATATAAAAAAAGGCTGCAATGAATAGCTACCTCGAAGAATTTTATAATCTAGCTTGCCACATTGATGTATTGCAATTTTTTAATAATTACAAGAGAACATCAAAAATACACAAAGAGCTTACCGAAAGTATCGGCTGCTACAAAGCAGCCGTAGAGATGATGAATTTAGATGTAAGCCAAGAAAGACTTGTATTTATAATCGGTGACGGTAAATTTGCTAGAACTGCATCTGTATTTGCACACATGACAAAATGGACATGCGTATCTATAGATCCTCAACTTGACATTGAATGGTTTAATAAGTATAGCTTATACAAGAATTCCGTAGGACAAAATATCCGCAGATTAGAATGTATAAACTCAAAAATAGAAGATGCAAATATTGATTATGAAAAATTTAAAAATTTTGATAATATTTTGCTTGTGTTTCCGCATTCCCATGCTACAATAAAGTCATCAGTAGCGAAATTGTCAACCGTCTTCACGGAAGACAGAACGTTCGATATGATTAACATACCTTGCTGTGTTGAAGTGCCTAGTAATTTTAGAGCACAAAGATTTGTGAAATACAGTGAATATATGTCGTACTGCGACACAAATGTTATTTCGCCAAAAAACACCGTTCATTGTTGGAAAAATTTAACAGCTAATATTTTAATGAGGAAATAATGAAAATTGATTGGACATTGATTAAAAACGCAGATGTTTACACTTTTGCTCACGGCCTTACGTCCGGGCGGTCTTTGTATCGCTTGTATGTAAACACAGAGGCTGGCGGACAAGTGAGAAATCTCGTGCGTCAGGGTGTTGAAAGAGCCAGAGTGTTAGCTAAAAAGACCCTACGCAGAAGGATGTTAAAAGGATCATTTACTTTAACCGATGTATAGTTTAAGTGGTGCAGAACATGGTGGGAATCCATCAAAGTAGCGGTTCGAGTCCGCCAAATCGACCAAAAGTAAGTAAAAGAGATAGAGAAAGATTATCTAGATTAGATAGAAAGATACATAAACTTAAAGAATGTATGAAATTTGCTAAGAATTGTAACCTTCCTTTTTCAAGATATGAAACTTCTATATTTAAATTTGATATACAAAGAAAACTACTAAGAAATAAAATGAAGGGCTATGCTAACAAAACATAAAACTAAAAAGAAAAAGCTTCGGGAAAAATCTGTATATCAAAAAGTCCTAAAAAGACGACAGAAGATTCGGGAAGATAACAGGTTAAAATATGTTTTAGGAAAACTTGCAAAGGAAACTGAAAAGTTGTCTGCTCCTAAAACTATGCTAAGAAAATATAAAATGGAATTGCTTGAAGAACGTAAAACAATTCCTGAAAACGGAGAAAAAAATAGTTGACAAATCAAATCTGTGAACTATAATAAAACAAAACAGGGATGAATGAAAAAGATTAACTGAATGCTTATCAAAAAACTCTTTTTCAACTTTTTGCCCGTTTTTATTGTGAGATAGCTTAATGGTAGAGCACGTAAAACTCTTGTATACTTTTTTACTATGTACGATAATACAAGATTAACCACTGTTAATGGCGTTGTGTAGGTTCGATTCCTGCTCTCACAGCTTCCGCCTATGTTGTAATGGTAGCACAATAACTCAAGCATTGTTTTTTACTATGTACGTTTGATGTTTGATTAACTTTTTGGTGTAAAGCGGTCTAGGTTCGATTCCTAGTAGGCGGGCTACTTTTATTTATTGGAGAAATATTATGACTTTTAAGTATTTGAATCAAAAAACTTCTGTTCAAAATCCTATCGCTGGCCGTAAAGAAATGGTTCAAACCAACGGCGGCGGTTACGCTTTCAAGATTGACCATCTTCAAATGCTTGACAGATTTTTGAGTCTCGGGGCCACCTCCGGTACTTATTATATGTCGAAAGAAAAAGTACAGTATACTAATACTGAAAACATTGTTTTGTGTATACAGTCTACTCCTAATGAAACATTAGATAGAATCGTTGAAGTTTCCAGTAAGGGTCTTGCACATAAGAACGATCACGCTATTTACGCACTTGCGTTAGTTTTTGTTCATGGAAACAACTCTATTAAAACTAGGGCCGTTGCGGAATTCAGCAAGGTTGTACGAACTGCTACTCACCTGTTTATGTTTTGTGCTTTCATTAAAGAAATGCGTGGTTTTGGCAAGCTTGTGCGTCAAGCCATCAACAATTGGTATGTATCAAAAGATACTAAGTCTTTTGCATATCAGGTTTCTAAGTATCAGCAACGTGATGGTTGGTCTCACAAAGACGTATTTTGCCTGACTCACCCAAAGTTTGGTAAGACCACTAATATGAATAAAATTGCTAAGTGGGCTATGGGTAACTTGGATACTTCCAACCTAAAGCCCTCTGATGAAGGACTTGTTCTATGCAAGGCAGTTGATGATGCAAAACACATCAAAAACGCTAAAGAATTAGTAGATCATATCTCGAAGTATAAACTACAGAGAGAACATATTCCTACTGAATTTTTGAATAAGCCTGAAATTCAAGAAGCTTTGCTTCCGCATATGAACGCTACGGCACTTATCAGAAGTCTTTCGGTAATGACTGCCAGCGGGCTTATCTCGCCACTGTCTAGCTCAACAAAGTATATTGTCGGCAGGCTAAATGATAAGGATTGGCTTAGAGGTCAAAGAATTCATCCACTTTCTATTCTAGTCGCGAATAGAATTTATGGACAAGGCAGGGGCTTGAAAGGTTCGCTTACTTGGAATACAGATAGAAATATTTTGGACGCACTAGAAAATGCTTTTTATAATGCTTTTGATGCTATCCAGCCTACTAATAAGAATTATATGTATGGAATTGATGTTTCGGGTTCCATGAGTTTTAGTTTTAGCGACACGCCATTGCAATTCTGTGAAGTTGCGGCTGTTCTTGCAATGGCTCATGTACGCACAGAGCCTTGGACATTCGTTGGCGGTTTTGCGAGCAACTTTGTAGATTTAAAAATATCTAGCAAAGATACATTGAAGTCTGCTACTGAAAAATGCCTTAAGAATAATTTCGGATCGACTAATCCTTCCGCAGTTCTTTCTTATGCCAAGCAAAATAAAATGGATGTTGATTGTTTCATAATTATCACAGATAACGAAGTTAATTCTGGTAATCACGTTTCGTCCGAACTTAAATCTAACTTTCCTAAGTCTAAGATGATTGTTTGCGGGCTTGCGGTAAATAACTTTAGCATTGCAGATCCTAAAAATCCTAACATGCTAGATATCGCTGGATTTTCCCCGGAAATTACCTCTGCGATTTCTTCGTTCACACGCTCTTGACAAATGCTGATCTCGTGTTAAAATAGCCAGAGAACAACTCTCTGGCTTTATTTTTTTATGGAGACTACTGTGGAACTAATTATTTTTTTTATTATTCTTTCTCCTGTTATAGCAGCTCTGTATGTATCGTATCAAGCGAAGGACGGAAAATCTCAAGGATTCACACATAAACATGAGCCGGTAAAATATGTTACGCCAGAGCAGCTTATGCTTAGAAATACCTACATTCGTGCTTTAGATGGGGATTGGCGTGCCAGAGAATGGCTGACAAAGAACTTTTTTGATGCGGATAAACTTAGGGAAGAAAACAAGAAAAAACCTCAAAAACCAAAACCTAAAAAGCAAAATACTCCCAAGAAAAACACTACTCCGAGCGATAATAAGCAAAAGCTTATAGTTTCTGAGGCTGTATCGGCTTTAATTAGCCTTGGTCATTCTCCCACGCAAGCTAAAATAATTGTGCAAAACAAGCTATCGGAAAAAGTATATAAATCAACAGAGGAATTAATTACAGATGTATACGGATAGAGAAGTAAATATAATACATGGATTATTTAGTACATATTTTACAAATGTAAAAATAATCAACGAAGAAACCTCCCTAACAGTTTTTTTTGATGAAGTAGATTACGAAGAAATGAAAAGAAAAATTGAAGATCAAGAACTGTTGGATGCGATAGGAATAACTTTAAAAGTAAACGGAATTAAATTTAACACCTTTACTCTTGCTTTAAATTTTTGCCAAATAATATGAAAACAGCAGATATTTTTATACTTAAATCTGGTCACGAAAATGAAACATCTTTTCACGAAGAAACTTCTTATTACAACGTTAATGATATTTATAAACAATCAGAGTCTTTAAAACTATCATGCTCTATAAATTCAGTTTACATAGATGAAGTCCCAAGATCAACAGAAGCAGCTATTGTAATTTTCTTACAAGACAACTGCATGATTCCGGGCAACTATCTATCTCGCGTGCTGTCTCTAAAAACAATGCATCCAGAAGCATCGGGTTTTTTCTCCGATGTAAACGCCCGTATTACTAGGTGCAATAATGAAGTATCTGAATTTTATAACTATCTATATAGAAAGATTAATTTTGATACAAACACTTTATCTTATAAATGTAGTACAGTAGAAGAATTAAGAAGTCTTAACGGTTTAGTTATCGATGGAAGGACGTATAATGCAGTTGGTGGATACACGCCATATAAAATTAAAAGTAAATCCTACTATTACAATCACGCATTTTTTAGTTCTTTATTAAGTTATTCAAGCTTTATATATAGCTCAAGCCTAAAAACTGTAGTTAATATAAATAACTCGTCGAATTCTCATCTAGATTATGAAAATGCCGGTGTAGAATTTGCACAAAAGAATTTAAACCAAGAAGTATTCGAATATACTTATCCTAATATATACAAAAATGTATATTTTCAGCACGGAATATTTACAGTAAAAACAAAAGGTGCTTTTATTCAATGATATCAATAAAAAGCCCGACAGCATTTTCTGTTCATAGATATGGCTGGCATTATGCCATGAGCTTCTTAAAGGATTTTCATAGCCAGAACGGTATACTGCTAGACGACTTTATAGAAAAAACTCACTCTTGGAATGTTGATTTTTTCACTCCATATAAACGGCCTTGGGTTGGATTTCTGCACAACCCGCATAAAATGCCAAGATGGTTTGATTACCAGCATTCACCACAATCTATTCTAGAGAGTGCCCGTTTTCAAGAGTCCTTGAGGTTCTGCCGGGGCTTGATCGTGTTATCGGATTATCTCGCGAATTGGCTCAGGCAGAAGGTTACAGTGCCCGTTATTTCATTGAAGCATCCGACTGGGCCTGCCAATCTTCTATGGAACTATAGAAAGTATAAAAATAAACCTAAGATAGTACAGCTTGGATACTGGCTACGCAAGCTATCGCAAATATATTTACTTAAAACAGATATTGATAAATACTGGTTGCCGTCAAATCAAAATTACTCAAAATATTTGCTAGACATAGAAACCAGAGTAAACAATATAGAAATAAAAAATAGGGATAGTGTCATTATTCCAGAACATTTGTCTAACTTGGATTATGATGAAATGCTTTCGGGCTGTGTGGCGGTTATGAATTTATACGATAGCTCTGCCAACAACGCACTTATAGAGTGTATTATTAGAAATACCCCTGTTATAATTAATAGACATCCTGCCTCAATAGAATATCTTGGAAATAACTATCCTCTTTATTGCGATTTCTCAGAATTTTCAGCAGAAAAACTTCTCTGCCCGGCTAAAATACTTGAAACTAATGAATATCTTGCGGGCCTAAACAAAGATTATCTCAAAGGCTCCTATTTCGCAAAAACATTTTATGAAAATATTAGACCTATTCTATAAAAAAAAGAGCATATATTTAACACTTCTAGACGGTAAAAAAGTAGATATACTTAACTTATCACCTAGCGATATACATATTGTAGACATAACAATGTCTCTTTCTAAAATATGTAGATTTAACGGGCACTGTAATTATTTTTATTCAGTAGCAGAGCATTCTATGTTATGTTATTACATGGCTTTGGGCGATGGAATCACCGATAAAGAAGCTCTAAAAGCTATATTTGCACATGATTTTAGCGAAGCTTATTGTGGAGATATAATTACTCCTATAAAAGCTTATTTAGGAAAAAAGTTTAGTAATATAGAACAAAAAATAACTAATGCCATATCTTTAAAATATAATATAAACTTTGATAAATATAAAGATATTGTAAAATATTACGATAAAAAATCTTTAGATTTTGAAATAAATTATTATAAAGATCCTCGAAAAATTACTTACGACGGCTTAGTTTCAGCAGATCTTGAAGTTGAAGAATTTTTTAACATATTTACAAGGCTTTTCGAAGATGAAAAACATACATATAACTTGCCCAATTAATAAACTTAGTTACGGCTATACATCATATTATCTTATAAAAGAGCTTTTAAAGCTTAAGAATAATATCTTTTTTTATAATATAGGCCCCGTAGATAATGATTTAGCAAAAGACGTAGTCAATATACATTTTTTAAATAAACATGTTGGCATATTTGCAAAAAATCAACCTTACAACACCGTATCATTAAAAATATGGCACCAGAATGAAGTTCATGGAATGCCTGTTCGTGGTCATCACTACGGCTTCCCAATATTCGAACTAGATAGATTTAATGAAATAGAAAAAGCAAGCCTTAAGCTTTGCGACGAACTTATAACATGCTCTAAATGGGGAGCTAAAGTAATAAAAGAACAGACAGGAAAAGATTGCCATGTAGTTCCGTTAGGAATAGATGATGAAATTTTTAAACCGTGCGGTCCATCTACGCTTAAAAATACTATATTTTTTAATTGCGGTAAATGGGAAATAAGAAAAGGTCACGACATATTAATAGAATGTTTTAATAAAGCATTTAATGAAAGCGATAACGTAGAATTGTGGTTAATGTGCGACAATATATTTTTACAAGACGGCGGCAAAAGCTGGATTGATTTATGTAAAAAATCAAAATTATCTTCAAAAATTAGGCTTATACCTAGACAAAGCGATCATGCTGATGTATACAGAATTATGTCTAAGACCGATGTTGGTGTATTCCCGTCTCATGCCGAAGGCTGGAATCTAGAATTACTAGAACTTATGGCAATAGGTAAGCACGTTATAGCGACTGATTATTCCGCACATACAGAATATTGCACCAGTGAAAATTCTTCACTACTAAATATAGACTCTTTGGAGTCTGCATACGACGGAATATGGTTTCATAATAATGGAAGATGGGCGGAAATTAAAGACGAAACAAAAGATCAAATGATTTCATATATGCGAATGCACCACAAGAATAAACAGGACGGACTTTTGGGTATAAATAGTAAGGGTATAGAAACAGGAAAACAGTATACTTGGGCTAATTCCGCCAAAATTCTTTCTGATTTATTGAACAATGACGATATTTAACACGACAAAAGAGCTTATCAAAGCTTACGAAAATGGATACAACGCAACCATCTTTGATAATAAAGAGAATGATGATGTATTGCAACATTTAAAGTATCCAATTTTTGGCGATGCTGCACAAAACATAAAAGGTAGCGGTTTAGGTAAAATAGCTTTACCTTATAAATTAGTTAGAAAATACGATAAAAATTTTGCATCTGATGAAAACCAGCTTACAGGTGATTGTAGTTCGCACGGATGCAGAAACGCAACCACAATTTCTCTAGTTTCCGACATAGAAGAACGTTTAGAGGCTGAGGGATATGCAGGAAGATTAGCCACAGAAGTAATATATGGCTATCGAGGACACGGCGGACAAGGAATGTCCGTTGCTCGGGCGGTAAATTTTCTTTCAGAAATAGGCGGAATAGCATTACGTCGCAAATACGGAAAATATGATCTGTCCAAATACAATCCTCAAATTGGTATAAATTGGGGCAGAACCGGCGTTCCTAAATCAGTTATATCAGAAATAAATACAAACAAAGTTCTGACTGTTTCTTTATCCAGAGCAGTAGATGAACTACGCGATGCTATTTATAACGGATATGGGGTTGTAGTAGGAAGCAATGTCGGTTTTTCATCTAAACGCGATAAAAACGGTATATCTAATCCTAAAGGTAGTTGGAATCATGCCATGTGCTTCGGCGGTATGGATGATACTAAAACCAGAAGTTCCGAAACGCTATTTTTAATACTAAATTCTTGGGCCGACTGGAATTCAGGCCCGAAAGCATATGATCAACCCGATGGAAGTTTTTGGATTACAGCAACTGTTGCTGATAAAATGATTAGGCAACGACAAACTTGGGTTATAGGAAATGTTAATGGTTTTCCCGCTAAATCTGTAAACTGGGGATTATTTGATGATATATTATAAATACCTACTGATATTCACACTGATATTTTTACCTTCCATATCTCTTGGAGAAGAGTCTATTTCTGTAAAAAAAAGGCGTGTAGAAATAAAAAATGTTATACAGAAACATATAGATAAAATCATGGTTTCTGAAACTGAAAAAGAAAAAGATGAAGAAACTGTTGCTCCTGATAATTCGGGAGTATGTAAAAAATGCAAGGGATTGAAGTACATAGTTCAGGGGGACGGCCACAAAACACCTTGCCCGCTTTGTACTAATTTAGGCGATCAGATTATAGAAGAAAAAAAAGCAACTATTTATTTTTATTCTTCGGACAATTGTGATTTGTGCGAAAAATGGAAAGCCGAAGAATTGCCGGGCCTTTTAGATTATAATGTAGTCGAAATAAACGAAACTACATCCGTCAGGAAAAAGTTTGGCAAATATCCCGCTTATGAATTAAAGATCGGTAATTATACTGTTCAATATATAGGTTATTTAAACAAAAAAGTAGTTGGAGATATTTATGACAAATACAAAAAATGATACGCTTCAAGATTTAGCAGTATCTATCGGGGCTTCTTATTCGTCAGGTAAGGATCTTCCTACGTTAGACCCACTGATCATATTAACAGTCGGAAAAATAATTTTCGATGTAATAATCATGATTAAAAAGTGTTATGACACTAGAAATACCGCTACTTTATCAGAAAGATTAAAGTATGTCGGCCCGGTACAAAAATCTATTTTATGGCTTGTTGTTAAACGCCATACAGCAAGAACACATTTAGATTCAAGATTGTTAATGAATCTAATTTTATCTCAGTCTTTAACAGAAGAACAATTAATTAATCTATTAGGAGATTAAAATGCAAGAAAAAGCAAGTTTAGTTACGTCAAAAAGATTATGGATAGCAATTGCAACAGCGTTAATTCCTGTGCTAGCAAAAGAACTTTTTAAATTAGAATTAACGCCCGAACAAATTCAAAATATTACCGCTATAGGCATGTCATTAATTGGGGCATACTCATTTAAAGATCATTTAAAGTAAACTAAAATGAATACATTACAAATTATAGCATTAATAGCGGCAGTAGTTTTTGGATTCCAATATGTTAAACCATATTTCGTAAAAACTACTGCTGCTCCAAAAAAGGATGAACCGCTTGTAACCGCAGAAAAAGATTTTGAGCCAACAATGTCGGACGTTGTAGATTCTTGGAGCAAATTAAAGTCTAACTGCGAAACACTCGGGTTAACCGATGCTTCTGATGCATTAGATTCAGTTTTCCCACTTTTTGTTAAAAAGAAATCAAATGGATTATAAGCCAGTATTAATTATTCTTCTATTGCTTTTTTCCGCATTCGGAGACAAAATAGACTTGACAAACTTGCAGTTTCTTGCTATAATGCAGAAGGTGGAAGTAGTTAAGCCGTCAGAAGAATTTATTACATTTTCTAATTCTGTTGTTGGCGATATAAAAGGGCAGGACAGAATAGAATTGGCGTTATATTGTGATTCTTTAAGCGAAAAGCTATTAGAATTAAAAGATAAAAAACCTAAAATGTCTCAAATTGTAGATATATTTAGCGGGTCTTTTAAAGAATTATACGAAAACAAGTACAACGATAAATACAAAGATTTTTCAGACAGCCTTATTTCCATACTAAAAATTTACACGGAAGATAAAGACCGTTTTATTTCTTCGGAAGAAATTCAGCAAATGTCTTTATATTATAAGGGTCTAGCATGGAATATTTTAACACAATAAGTTGGCTTGTAATAGCAAAAGATAGATCTAAAAGTATATACGAACAAAATTTATTGCTTTTAGATGACAAACTTAGCATTCCCTCTATTCCGCTTCTGTACGGAGAATCTATAGAATCTAAGTTTTTTGAGTTATCCGAAAAAACAATAAAATATTCTAATGGGTGGATACAAAAAAATCTTATAGATATTAACTCTGTAAATAAAGAAGGAGTTATTTGTGATTTTTTGTACTCCTCTGTGTTATTATTTATGCCTAACCTAAACAAAATAGGCACTTTTTACTCTCTAAAAGAAATAGAAGAAAGAAACATTATATTAAATGGACGAATCAGAAATTGTATCACAAGAGAATCCTCAAGACCGTTTTGAAAACATGTCTTGCATGTTAAGCTTTCAGCTAAGTCAAGACAGCGATTTATGCTTTGACGTTTTATGGAACGAAGACGAGGATTTGAAAAAGCTTGCGATTTTAATACATACTATTAAAAATAGTGATTTAATCGAAAAGCAAATAGTAGGCATGGACACAGATAGCCCTGAATCTGTACAATTATTACTGACTTATCTTAAGCAGTTATCTAAAAATAACACAGTCATGAAGCCAGATCAGGTGTTAAACTATGAAGAATCATAAAAAAATAACTTGGGAATATTGGAATGAAAAAGAGAAAGAATTTTTAGATTCTGAGAATAAAGACAAGAACAAGGAAAATAACGATTTTCTCCAATCGGAAAAAAACGATCTAATTCCCACTATTCCTTTTAACGAAAACCCGCTTATGCTGGGGCCTTTCGGGGCCGTAGAGAAAAAATCTATTTTCAAACCTACCGATAGATGGGAATGCTGGATAGCTAACACGAATTTTAAAATTACAGAAGATTTTTATAATTTTCTGAATGAAAAAGTTGATGGAATATCTGCTTTTAAGATACTGGACCCCTACTCTTTTGCTATAGGCGTAGCAAAATTATTTGAGTTTAAAGACGTTGCAATACAAATTAAGGATTTTTTAGAGGAAACTAATGGAACAATTACACCTGATGAGCCTGACGGAACTTTTACAGAATAGCGATGTGGTTAACATAGCATTATCTTCCTTCAATAAACACGGCAAACTTATTTATAGTATAGATAGGTCTCCATATTTGAAGAAGCAGTTAATAGAAGAAGGTATATGGCTAGCACATAAACATTACAAAGACAATCTAAAATCGTCCTTTTTAACTTATGTCTACCTAAGAGTTCGTTTTGTATGTCTCACTTTCATAAGAGATCACGCAAGAAGACATAAAAATACCGTACATTTATCTACAATAACTCGCGATAACGATAAATTAGATATATCCTGCTATAGAAACAATGATATTGAAATTATAGACATTCTAGACTCTTTAAAGCCCGCAGAAAGAGATTTGGTTACAAAGGTTTACATTGAAAATGTTAGTATACAAGATATTGCCAAGCAAAAAAACGTAAAAGAGCTTACAATTTTAACTCAATTGAATAAAATTATAAAGCAGCTTAAGATGAGTATAAATAGTTAGGAAAAAAGGATTCTTGCTTAGGACAATAAGATTGCAGAATATTATATTCTACAAGGTAAAAAAATGGCCGTTACAACAAAATTTGGTGCTGTAAGAGGAACTAGAGGTGCTTCTAACCCTGTTCAAACCATTAGCGGGGTTATTATGAATAACTCTACTACTGGCGGTGGAGGTATTACTACCTCTTTTTCAATATTAGAAGCTATTGCTTTAAATGTTAATTTTACTAGCGGTGTTCGAGAAAGAGATTCTGGAAGTTCTATTACTAGAGCTAGAAAAATTCTTTCCTCGGGTGTTTTTGCATACAATGCTGCCGCTGCTGGAACTTATGTCATTTCCAGAATTGCTACTACTCTTGCCGGTGTCTCAACTAATGTTATGTTATTTATGGCACAAGCAAATAAAGTCAAATCTATTCATGAGTTTAATCATGACTTTGGCGTTAGAATGCTTCAAGCTTGGGTTAATGGTAGATTTTCTTGGACTGGCAAGTTAGCCAACGGTAACTCTAAAGCTTCAAGAATTATGTGGTTAAATGCTGCTGGAACCGCAGTTGCTGCTCCTTCTCCTTTAAATACTTTCTTCATGAGAGATTTAAGAGACGGAAATGCTACTGACAAAGCTGTTGATGATGCAGCTACCCCAACCAGAGCATTACCCGGAGAACTATTCTTCCAAGTTGATTTTGTCAACAAGTCTCTAAGTGGCGGAAGCTTCTTCGATTACAAACCTATCACTGGTATGTAATAGATTTTTCAAATTTTTTAATTAAGAGGGGGGCTAAAACCCCCCTCATTTGGGGGAGTCATCATGTCTTGGATTAATAATCAGCCTGTAGATTTTTTCACCAGTGCTTTTATCCATTCAGAAGTTCCTATGGTTGTTTGTGCCAATTCTGGAAAAATTCTTTGGGTGAATCGTGCCTTTGAAGATTTTATCGGCTATAATAGCTGGGAGCTTACTGTTGGTCAAACAGGCAGCGGAATCACTTGGGAAAAACTATCGTTAAATGATGAAAACCTAGAAGCAGATCGTGCCATGATTAAACAATGCATTGACGGCGATCTAAAAAGCTATTCTATAAAAAAGCAATATATACCAAAGAACGATAAACCAGTATGGGTTGATATGCATGTCGTTAGATATCCTCTCGATGGCGAATTAAAATATTTTATGATAACTGTGATGCCGTTAAAAAATGGAACCGCCGCAGCTTTCAATACTGCTATTTCTGCTATAAAGGAATTTACAGACAAAATGAATGCTTACACCGCCCAAATACCTCAAATGGAAGAAAAAATTATATCTGGGGTTGAAAACAAGATTAAAACACAAACTGAAATACAAAACATTTTCTTAAACGTGGCAAAACTCGTTGAAAAGTATCCTAAGGTATCAATCGCTATAATAATGACCATATTAGTTATGATACTTGGAAATCAATTAGTTGAAGCTATTAAAAACATGAAAGCAATTATAGGTGGATAATGAACAAAGATAAAGAGTTAAAATTGTTAGAGGCTGTTACTGCTGCTAGAAACGCTAATAAATCTAAAGGTATTGATTTTGCTTGGGATACTGTTGATATGTCATTGGATTGGGACGATCTTTTGGCTTTTGTTGAAAAGTATGTAGACAAAGAAGATGAAATAGTATTAATTTCTCCTAATCCGCTTGCTGAGGCTGAACTTTAAAAGTAAATGGGTATAGTAGATAATTTACTCTCTCGGGCACTAGATCAGTTAGGACTCACAAAAGAACAGGTGAGTAAAGTTAAGTCTATTATTGACTTAGTTGATGTGAAAGAATATACTGATCATGTTGAAGTTACTATTAATCTTAAAAATATAAAAATTGAAATAAAAAAATAATGACATCTGAAAAAAAGAATTTTGGCAAGAAGTTTCTGTCGGACTTGAAACTTTATAGTGACTATTTTAAATGGAATGAAAAACTTAACCGCTACGAAAATTGGAACGAAGCTTGTAGCGATATTGTTGATGGACATAAGAAGAAATATGCTAATGTTGACCTTTCTCGGGAGCTAGATTTAGTTTTAGAGCTAATGAAATCAAAAACTATCCTTGCTTCACAAAGAAATCTACAGTTTAGACATGACCAGATAATGAGACATAATATGCGTATGTACAATTGTACGACGCTTCATTTTGTTAGTCCTAGAAATTTTGGAGATGTTCTTTATTTAGGTCTGTGTGGCTGCGGTGTTGGCTCATCTCTTTTACTTCCATTTATTAATCAGTTACCGGAATTACAAAAGAGAGAAAAAGGTACTAAGACATATATTATACCCGACAGTATTGAGGGCTGGAAAAATGCAATCGATGTCTTGATGTCTTCTTATTTTACTGAAAGACAGGTTTTCCCCGAATACTCTGGTTATAATATTAGATTTGATTATTCGCAAATACGTGAAGCTGGTTCATTTATTAATGGCGGGTTTAAGGCTCCCGGCCCCAACGGTCTAAAAAATTCTCTCGAATCAATAGAGAAGTTGTTGGACCACTGGATACTCACACAAGGCCCGAGGCTGCGTCCTATAGCCGTCTTTGATATATTGTGCCATTCATCCGATGCTGTTCTTAGCGGCGGCGTTAGACGCTCTGCATTGTCTATGATTGTCGATCCAAACGATAAAGAAATGATGCTTGCTAAAACAGGCAACTGGAGAACAGAAAATCCCCAGCGAGGTAGATCTAATAATTCTGTATTAATTCACAGACAGTATTGCGATGAAAATGAAATATCCCAAAGAAAGTTTTTTGACGAAATCGTAGGAATTAACGATGGAGCAAATGATTTAGGATTCGTATTCTGTAATACTTGGTTCGATGTATTCAATCCATGTTTTACAATAGATACAAAAGTTTTAACAACTAATGGTTGGATGACTTTTGGCGAAATGATGGAAAAACAAGATACGGAAGATATTTATATAGTTCAAGATAAAAGAGTTAAAGGTAAAGCAGAAGGAATCCATGAATCTTGGGATACAGATCTTTCAAATACTGGTGTTGAATATAATAAAATTGGTAAAGTTGCAAAAACAGGTGAGAACGTAGATATTTATGAACTTGTTTTATCCTGTGGTAGAAAAGTTAAAGCAACGGGAAATCATAAATTCTCTACTAAACAAGGCATGAAAGAACTTTTAAGCCTTCAAATTGGCGATGATGTATTAGTTACATGCGATGAAAATATAACAACTAAAAAAGATGAAGATTTTCATGATGGATTTTTATCTGGAATGTGTGTAGGAGACGGATACATTACCGAAGATGATGCCGGAATAAGCGTATGGGAAGATCTAGATGATGAAAATGAAGATTTGGAATTTACTAAATCTAGCATAGAACAAATATTCAAAGAAAGCATGTCCAGAAGAATAGAATCTAAAGAATTATATTCTGATGGTAAAAAACCAATATCTACAGATATTAAATTTAAGTTACAAAGACAAGTTGGAAATTCTGCTAAATATACACTCGCTTCTACAGGATTTAAGAAATACTTAGATATACTCGGAGTAAGAAAAGATAATTTATCTTGGCTTTATAAGAAAAGTAAAAACTTTAAGGCTGGATTTGTTGCCGGAATGTTTTTTACAGACGGGCATGTAGATTATACAGAATCATCCAAGAGCATATCCTTAAGAATAACTCAATCAAATAAGGAGTTTTTAAACGATCTTTCGTTAATATTGCAAGAAATCGGATTTTTGGCATCTGTCTACGATCTACTCCCGGAAGAAACAAGAAAGCTTCCTAATTCACAAAGAGTCTTACAGGATTATAATTGCAAGGCATCATATAGATTATGTATAAATGGATATAAGCAATCTTGTAAATTTATAGAAGATATTGCATTTTTACATAAAGCAAAAATAAATAAAACCAACGACATACTTAACAATCTCAAGGGATATAAAGATATATTAAGGCATAAAAAAGTTGTAAGCATTAACTATTTAGGTAAAGAAGATGTTTACTGCTTAGAAGAAAATAACAACAGAACATTGATAGCAAACGGTATCACGGCAGCTAGATGTTTTGAAATCGGCTTCACTCCCGTAGACACTCATGATAAACTTCAAGATATATCTTATGAACAAGTAGAAGAATGGGTCAGACAAAATATTCATCTATTCGGAATACAAGGCTGTAATCTAAACGAAATAAATGCCGAAAAATGCGTGCCCGAAAACGGTAAAACACTTGAAGAATCATTTCTTCGTGCTTGTGAAGGCGCAGCCATACTTGGTACTTTACAGGCTGGATATACTGATTTTCCTTTTCTATCTCCTAGAACCGAAAAATTGGTTAGACGAGAAGCTTTGCTTGGGGTTAGTATTACTGGCTGGATGAATAATCCCGCACTATTTAACGAAGAGTTGTTACGTAAAGGTGCTGCCGTTGTTGTGGAAACAAATAAAAAGGTAGCTGCTAAGATAGGTATTAATCAAGCCGCTAGAACTACATGTGTGAAACCGAGCGGAAATGCGTGTACAAAATTCGATACTATTATAAAAACAAACATTGGTGACTTAACATTATTAGAAATTTTTAAATACTGCTTAGACGATCCCAATTTTGATACAGAAACCATTAATTTTACAGATACTTCATTTAATTTGAAAAAACCTTTAAAAGTTTATGATAAAAATAATAATGAGCAAAGTATAGAATTGTTATACATAAACGGTTTATCTGAAACATATGAAGTAGAGTTTGAAGACGGTCAAGTTTATTCTTTTACTGAAAATCATAAATTATTAACTGATAAAGGATGGAAACTTGTTAAAGACCTAAAAGAAAATGATGAAATAATAAGCTTTTAGGGTATATCATATTAAGCCTAGTAAAATAAAGGAGGGTTTAACATGCCATACGTATATTTTTTAAAAAATAAAACAACAGGACTGAAATATATAGGAGTTAAATATTCAAAAGGGTGTGACTCGAAGCTTTTTTGGTTGACATATTTCACATCCTCAAAACAAGTAAAACAACTCATAAAACTTTTTGGAAAAGAAGATTTTTCATTCAAAATTTTAAAAGAATTTGAAAACAAATGTAGTGCATTAGATTATGAAAATAAATTATTAAAAATTGCTACTAAAAAAGATGATTATTTAAACATGCATACAAATTTTCATGGGTTATTAACTCATGAACAAATCGAGGAAAATCATAAGAAACAAGCTATATCAGCTAGTATTACTGGTTTATTATGTTTAAAAAATAAAACTGGCATTTTTTCTTTATCCAAAAAAGAAAGGATTAAGGCATGTAGTAATGGCGGAATTAATGCAGCAAGAGTGAATAGATTATTGAATAGAGCAATATTTAATAAAGAAATAAGAAGTATTCAGCACAAAACTCTTAAATTGAAAAAAATAAGTGCGTTTTATAATCCTGACACCAGAAAAGAAATATCTAGAAAGGGCGGACTAAACGGCAGATTTAGTAAAAAATATTTTGAAAAAAACAATATGCCGGAAGAACAAAGAATAGAAGAACAAAGAAGAAGAGGTAAAATTGGCGGTAAAAAAAATTCTGGATTTATTTGGTATAACGATGGGTTAAAATCGTATAAATATACTAAAAAACAACAAAAAGAATTAAATTTCAATGATTTCTTAAAAGAAAACCCAAGCTTTAAAAAAGGAAGAACAAGTGCGAATAAAAAAAATAACTAAGTCGTTAAAACTATCGATTACTGGCGATATTCAGGTTGCAAATACAAACAGTTATCAATTAAAAAATGGGGCAGTTTCTCATAACTCTGTAGTTTTAATGACCGAGTCCGGAATTCACCCTGCTCATTCTTTAATGTATTTTAGAGTTATGCAGTTAAACAAAAATTCCGATACTGCAAAATTTTTAGAACAAGAAATGCCGTTTTTACTGGAAGAAAGTGTATGGTCTAAAAATAATACAGATCACGTAGTATTCGTTCCTATAATAAATCCACCAGATGGTTTGTTTAAAAAGGATATGAAGGGCGTAAAACACTTAGAGTTAATCAAGCTGGTTCAAAACAACTGGATTGTACCCGGAACTAATAGAGATATTGGTATATGCGATCTTACTAATCATAATTGTAGCTGCACGGTAATCATAGACGATAGCAAAGCAGTGACAAATTATATATGGAATAACAGAAAAGATTTCACTGCTGTATCATTTATATCCGACTATGGAGATAAAGATTTTAACCAAGCACCATTTACAAGCGTAATGAACTTTGAAGAAATTGCATCAGTGTATGGTGAAGGATCTATGTTCGCATCGGGCCTTATTGTTGACGGGCTACATTATTTTAATAATAATTTATGGAATGCCTGCGACTGTCTTTTGGATAAAAATATTCCTATCGCCGGAACTAGAGAGCAAGTATTACTCAAAAAAGACTGGCTGAGACGGGCAAAGCAGTTCGCTAAGAATTACTTCAAAAATGATATCAAAAAAATGATATATTGCCTAAAAGATATTCACCTGTTCCACAAGTGGAAATCAATAAACAGGCAAATGAAAGAAATATCACTGGAAACCGTTTTAAATAAACCGTCCTACAAAGATGTTTCTGATTACGCTGCCGTGGCTTGTTCTGGCGGATCTTGCGAAGTTACAAGGCTTAATTAATGAATAGAATATTCTATGCGTGTCAGGGGTGTTTATTTACACGCCTTGACGAAAACGAAACATCCTACCTCAATGGAGTACAATCTATTGGGGTAGATAATTCTTGGGGCACAACTACAATATTTGACTGCGGTAGATCCCAACCTAAAGATGTTTTGTATAACAGCTTTAATATAAGTTTTAACTTAGAAAGAGTTGTGGGCAATTACTCAGATCCATCTATAAGTCCTAAAGAATGCGTCGGGCCTTTTTTGCATCATATATTTTTTAAGGATAATACTAAGCCTATAAATAGTAAAGATGCTTTTTTTCTAAAAAATTTTGGCACGGGAATTACCGGAAATACATCTAAAGACATAAAAGAGTTCGATCTATCGATCTTATACCAAACTGACGACGGGCCAATTTTACAAAGCAGCAGACAATTACATAAATCAGTTTACAAAAGATGTTTATTAAATTCAATAAGTTATTCTATAACTAAAGAAAAAGTCCTAGAAAGTCTTTCGTTTCAGTCTAAATCTGTAGAAAATTTTGAAAATCAAGGTAGTTACCAAAAAACTCAAGTTACATTAGGTGAGCAATATTCCGGAAATAAAATACGGACCCTAATACGCCCGCGAGATATAGACAGAACAAATACCGTCTTGCCGGAAATACTGAATTCTATAACGGATACCAACACTTTTTTTGACGGAATAGAAGTTTTAGGAATCACGGAAATATCGACAGAGGCTACAATAGAATACCAAGAGATATTAGACGAAGGTGTTTGGAAAGGAAGTCCCGTTAGCAATAATTTATGGACAACGTTGCATGTTCCTATTCCCACCAGAACATCTATAAAATTTACTGCAAGGAAAGGTGCTAATATCAATTTTTTAAATACGCCAGAATTTACTAGCGGAACTGTTAAAAAATATAAAATAAGATTAGCATTTAAAACCAGAAATTATACAAATACAAGCGATGATCTATTTATAATAGATTGTGGAGAGAAAAATGTCATACAGTCATTTAATATATCTGGCGGATCTACCTCTGGAGATTTACTTGAATACGAAATGACATTTAGTGGTTTTAACGATTTCGTAACGTATTTTACACCGGCAAATAGCCCAACACTCTTACTTTTTACAGAAAGATACTGATGTCAAGAAAAAAAACTGTACGACCACAAAGACGTAGAGATAATGTCCAAGAGTCTTTAGTTGAAGCTAAAACTCACAGGCAGACAGAATTAATTAAATGTCTTAATAAAGATCAGTTAATAATATGCGACGGGCCTGCCGGTACTGGAAAAACTTATGTGGCCGCTGGTGTTGCCTGCGAACATCTATTGAATAAAAAAATATCTAAGATAGTAATCTCAAGATCCACACAACAATGCGGTGATTCGGGATATCTTCCGGGTTCTATTACGGAAAAGTTAATGCCTTTTATGAATCCAATATTAAGTAAACTTGAGTATTTTCTTGGCACGGAAACGTACAAAAAAATGCTTACTGACGAAACAATAGAAATATCTCCGCTGGAAACTATGCGTGGGGAAACCCTCGAAGATGCATTTATGATTCTTACCGAATTTCAAAATGCGACATATGAACAAATCATGATGTTTGCAACACGCATTGGAAATAATACCAAGTGCGTTCTCGAAGGAGATTTAATGCAGATTGACAATAGAAAGTCAGGAGGAAAAAGATTTCACGACGAACAAAAATACTCTGAGGGTAAAGACGAGGGCGTATCTTTTATTTACTTCACAGAAGATGACATCGTGAGAAGCGGAATCGTTAAAACCATCATCAGGAACGCAAGACAAGCTTATAAATAATGAGGATAAAATGCCCGTAAGAATTTACGAATGCAAAAAATGTAATCATCAGGAAGAAATTTTCGAATCTATTTCTGTAAAACCCGAGGAAAGAAACTGTTGTCACTGTAATAAAAAAACAATGCGTGTAGTTATACTTACCGCCCCTATATGTCAAGTAAAAGAAGTAAAAACTATCGGTCAACTGGCCGATAGTAATTGGAAGAAAATGGGAACTTATGAACGCGAAAATAAAATGCGTGAAGATAAAGTCCAAGAATCTATTCAAAAACGAGACAGTAATATTAGGCGTAATAAAGTTTCAAAAATGACTGCCGAACAAAAAGAAAAATATATTGTTACGGGAGAAATGCCGTGAGAGATCAAGACTGCCCGTATTATGCTCAGATTAACTTTACTGTTGATGTTTTTCCTTTTCTACATGACGGATCTTTAGATCCTAATAAGCTCACCGAGAGCGAACTGAGAGATAGGGGAATAACAAAAAATGCTGTATTCGGTGTTAATGGTTTTAATTTAGAAGACTGTATAAAAAAACTTACGGAGGCTTTAACCAAGATTAGTTATGAAGATTGAAGAACAGTGGATTGAAAAAGAAGATGTCGAAATTTTCTACGGAAAAGGCGGAAATGTCGTGGAAAACGGCGACTGTCTTGCTAAAATACTAGAGTCGAGCAAGACGAACTATTATTTCATTTGGCTGACTCGCGGAAATCTTTACGATCCATACGGAATTGATGTTCTAAAAAGAAACAGTTCTGTCTGTAAATTCGTAAGAGTAAGTAGAGATGTATTTGACAGCTACTTTAAATACCTTAAAACTAAAAATAAAGCACATTATAATAACGCAAACAGAATGTATAGAGGATAAAAATGGCTAAAAAGAAAATGGCTGTCGGGCCTTTAACCAACAAGGAAAAAGAGTACATAAACAAAAACAGAGATAAGGGCGTAGAACTCTTAGCGAAGAAGTTGGGGCGTAGAGTTGAGGCCGTGGATAGATTTCTGAACGGGCCTAAAGAACCTGCAAAAGAAACTAAGCCCGTAAACAGAAACGACCCCGAGGCTTTCGTTATGAATAATCTACTTGCTAAGAGGGAAGGCTATAATGTAGTCGTTATGACCGAATCTGCATCTATGTATATGGACGAAAAGCGAAAGCAAAGAAGCAATAAGCCTAAAGACAATAGTTTTATTCATACGTTCAGGAAAAATGATTGATCTAACTTTTAAATTTGATTTTTACATAAAAGACTTAATAAGAAAACTAGAAATGCTGTGGACAGTTACATTAAATGATGGAACTGTTGTATATTCTGACTATGATAGATACGAAGAAGCCCCTTGGCATCGCTTAGTAAAATATTGCAGAGAAACAAAGCTTTATCCAGTAAAGGTTAAAAATCTTATGTTTGGAGCACCCGAAATGGTTTTACTTGAAAACCAAGAGGGGCTAGATGGGCTATTCATTAAGCGTGGCTGCATTAAAGATATAGAAATTGATTCCGGTAATGGAAATAGTATTTCTTATAAAAAGTTGGTTGCGGGAGTTTATAATCCTGTTACTAATAAGATAGACGTTAAAAAATTTTGCTGGCCCGAGAACGAACTTGAGCCGCTACAAGAAACAAGATTACTAACACTTGAAAATTTAGAGGACATGTTTTTTATAGATGGACAAGAAAAGGACAGAAAAAAAGCCATACTGCTCGCCGACGACAGGAGAGCCATGTAGTGCCGCACAATATATAGCGGAAATTGTTTGCCTACGTAATTTTAAAAAGAAGCAGATGGGCGATCCATCATTCAAGTTTTGGAATAAAGAAGAAAAAAGTATCTACCAAGGACAAGTTGTAACAGCAAATAAACTCATTAATGAGTATGGAGTTGAAGCTGTTTTAGATTATATAAATTTTAATAAAGGTATATACTCTCTCGGGCATTTTAATCCCATAAAATTTATAAAAGACGGGATATCTAAAACAAAATGGATTCTAGACAAAAAGAGTTCCGTTTCTAAGAAAAATATAGAAGAAGAAAAACAACAGGAAGTTCCGCAGACAAATTTCGAAATTCCCAAACCTAAACAAAAAACAACATTAATTGATAAACTAAGGAACACATGAGCGATAAAAATCTGGATGCCATTTTAAAGGAAATAAAAAAGAAGCATGGTAATATTATCATTAAGGGTAATGAATTACTTAATCAAAGAAAAGATCATAAAACAATTTCTGTTAGTCCTTCAATAGATCTTGCTTTAAAAGGTGGTGTAAGAGAGGGGACTTGGTTAATGTTGTCGGGAGCACCTAAATCGGGCAAGGCACAGCCTATGGATGCTATTATCTACACTCCTTCTGGACCTACAGTGTTTGAATCTCTTTCAGTTGGGGATGAAATTTGTGGTATTGATGGAAAGCATTGTATAGTCAGAGCTATATACCCCCAAGGAGTAAGAAAGGTTTATAAGGTTCTTTTTAGTGACGGTACTAACGTAGAGTGTGACGGGCATCATTTGTGGCCGGTATCTGTCAATAGAGTAAATTCGTCTGTTTTACTTAAGACTACAGAGGAGCTACTATCTAAAGTAAGCTATCCCGACCGCGATAAATGGAAAATAAAATATAGCCACTGTGATTTTAATACTAAGGAAACTGTAATAGATCCTTTTGTACTAGGTGTTATATTAGCAGATGGATACGTAGATGCAAATCAGCGTCTTTACATAAAAAATGCAAAACCATACATACTTGAAGAATTTAATACGAAGATATCTCAATATAATTGCATATTAGATTCTACTGGGGATAGTGGTTATCAAGGCATTATATTAAGCACTGAGAAAAATAATTACTTAAACTATTTTATACAAAATTACATGAAATCTTCTCCGGGTCAAAAAGTTATAACACGTAGCTCTTTTAAGGTTCCGGATTTATATAAATACAACTCGTTTTATAATAGAAACGAACTACTTCGGGGATTTTTAGGATCTAACGGTTATCTTCATCCTTCTGGATACTATGAGGTCGAATCAGCAAACACCCAATTACTGCGTGACATAGCCGAAGTATCCAGATCATTAGGCTATCCGACTTATATTAACGACAGAAAAGACAGTAGGCAAAGACTAACAATTAATAACTGCGGGGTTATGTTACATGCATTAAAAGAAAATAATTCGCCATGCCCGGTAGAAAATTATAAAACCATAAATCTTATTACGGAAGTTGGCGATAAATACTGTCAGTGCATAGAAATTGATCAGGACGGTTTATATTTAACTAATGGATTTAATGTTACCCATAATACCACAACTGCTATGCAGCTAGCATTTAATTGTCAGAAAGAAGGCCGTCCGGTTATCTATATTAATGCCGAGGGTAGATTAAGCGAAATGAATTTTGATGTTCGCGGGCTTGATCCTGAAAAGATGCAGATTATTACGGCAGAAGATAAACCATTATCCGCAGAAATATTTTTAGATACTGCATTACAACTTATATCAGCAAAAGAAAATGTAGGTGCTTTATGTATTATCGATTCGGTATCTGCTTTAATACCATCTAGAGAACTAGAAGAAGATGTAACAGGCATGGCTAGACCGGGATTGCCCAAGCTATTATCTAATTTTGTTAAGAAAGCCGGTCAAATTGTCCCTAATAACAAGATTACAATGTGCATGATTACGCACCTTATTACTAATACTAGCGGCTATGGACCAAGTAAAATGGCCGACTCTGGTGTAAAGATACAGTATCAGGCAGATACTAGAATGGAGGTAAAATCTATTTCACCGTGGGAGCACAAAGAAAAACAGGTCGGGCAAGCCGTAAACTGGAAAATATATTATAGCTCTAAGGGTGCTACAGGCGTTGAGTGCCAATCATGGATTCGTTACGGCGAAGGTATTGACAGTGCTCAAGAACTGCTTATACTTGGCGAGGAACTGTCGTTAATCTCCAAGGCCGGTGCGTGGTATACACTAGACTTCCTAAAGTCAAAGCCCGAGGAATTCAAAAAGATTTTGCCCGATGGAGACATTGACAAAGCATGTAAATTTCAAGGGCAAGAAAAAGTCTATAACTTTATTAATGATAACCCCGCTGTACTCGAACTTTTACAGAATGATATTTTCGAGATGCTTGCATCATGAGAATTTTAGGATTAGACGGAAAAGAACATAAGTTATCATTTCACGGAAACACATCTGCTGACAAAAATGATAATAATAGGTCAAAGCTACATTTAAAAGCAAGAGAAATACTCACAAAGATATTTCCTTTTGATATCATACATGAAGAAGTAACTTTACCCGGAACAAAAGCTAAAAACTCTAAATCTTTACTGTATGCTGATTTTTTCATTCCATCCCGAAACCTTATTGTGGAGGTTAACGGGGAGCAGCATGATATTTATATAAAATTCTTTCATAAAAATAAGCTAGATTTTTATAAAGCTAAGGCCCGAGATAGAAATAAAAAAGAATGGTGTGAATTAAACGGTATAACAATTGTATATTTAAACCATAACGAATCCGAAGAAGAATGGACGGCCAAGATCAATGAAAGATAATTATGAAGTATTTCTTGATAATGTAGATAAATGGATTAATGATTTTTTTCTTCCATTACCTGTAGATAAAAGCAGGGTAGATTATATTTTAAATAAATCGCCCGAGGAATTGAAGTCTTCCAGTTCAGAAGATTTAGCGATAGATTGTATACTGCTTTATAAATACATAGACGGATTACAGTCTCTTTATAATAAAGAAAAGTCAGTTTTAGATTTTGCCGAATCGTCAATTTTGTTCATTTCTTCAAAAGAAATTGAAAATTACGGCGATAAATATACCAAGTGGGAGCTAAAATACAATGCGGCAGTTAAGCAAAATCCGCTCGCACTAAAATTGTTCAAGCTAGCTTTAGTTTCTAAGGCGAGGCTGACAAGTGTTGAAAAACGTATAGAAAACATAAAAAAAATAGCAGATTTAATTAGTCAAATATCTAATAGTAAAAAATATGAAAGAAATAGCTAAAGAATTATTGCGCAAGGGCTTACTGCTTAACGATGCAGAACTTATTGCAATGGCCAATCAATTGCTGGGCGAACCTGAGGAAACTGAGGTTAAGCAGCCCGCAAAAAAAGGCCGAAAGAAAAAAACAGAGCCGGTAATCGATCAAATAGCGATCACAAATAATATCTCTCAAAAATCTGGACCCGTTAAATGGGGCGGAAATACTTGGGTTGATACGGGGGAACTGGGAGAGTTAGGTAAAGAAGCTAAAAATACGCCAAAGATACCATTAACGCCTAGAAATAGACCTAAGTATCAAAAAATTGAAGTGCTTTGTTCTGTATGTAACAATAAAGTAAAAACAGACCCAATACATAATACAGAATTTTTTAAATGCGATAGATGCATGAGAAGAATGTTAGGAAAATAATATGATTATACAATATAAAAAACTTAATACACTTGCCCGAAAGCCCGAAAAAAACGATAAAACAGATTTCGGAAGCGGAAGCGTTGGCTATGATTTATTTTCTGTGGAATCAGTGTTTATTCCTGCGGGCGAAACTAGATTAATTAAAACTGGTATAGCAATCTCTATGCCATCAGGCTATGGATTATTCCTGTGGCCAAGATCTGGAAATAGTAATAAATATTGGTCGGACGTTTTAGCGGGAGTTATAGATCCGTCTTATCGCGGAGAAATTGGTGTATTGCTTTCTACCGATAAAGACTGGCAAGTTAATGTTGGCGATAAGATAGTTCAAGGAGTTATACAAAGATACGAAGATGCTACTTTTACCGAAGTAGACGAGTTAGATGTTACTGTACGTGGCAGTAATGGTTTTGGTAGTAGCGGATTTTAAGAAAGGTTAAAATGAGTAGAACAACACAAAGAAAATCGGGCGGAAAAAGCCCCGTAAAGTATTGGCTTAGTTTTAAAGGAAACACCGGAAGTTTTTCATACTGGAATGGAACAGAAAATGTAACAATGGATAAGCTAAACTTTGTCCTATTAGATACAAGATCTACAATTACCGGCTGGTCTGATGCTGCAAGTAGCCGTATTTGGTCAAACGTTGTGAAGATGCTAAGCGAGCAACTTACGGTTAAAACTAAAGGTAAGGATATTGCCACAGGACTATATAAGGATATTAAGGAACAAGTTAAAAATGCTGGCGGGAATTTTACCGTCAACGTTTATATGCTTGCGGAAGTAAACGGAGTTATGGAACCCTGCTGCCTACAGTTAGACAAGGGTGGACTAAAAGAATGGAGCGATCTGTTAGAGAAGAATAAGCTTAGTAAAGTTTATGACTCTTTCGTTAGTTGTGAAAAAGGCCCGCAGCAAAAGAAGGGTGCCGTAAAGTATTACAATCCCGCCTTTACATTAAGCGATCTTCCGGCAGAGCTAGCTCAGAAAGCTAACGATTTTGATAAGAATGTTTTGAGTCCATATTTTTCGGGAAATGATTCCGTAGAAACTTCTGTTTCCGTAGCGGCAGAAACCCCGGAAGATTCTCAAGTTCCTTTTTAAAAAACTCTTGACACAGGCTTTGCCTGTGTTATAATGTGATCGGCGGCGTGGCGTTAACTACGACGACAATGGTTCTGTCGCTAACAAATCAAGCAAGAGAATCGAACTGAATTCTCGTAGCGGTTTTTGTTTAGCAGGTAAACAATCCTGCCCGATCCTCTTGCCCCGGAAGTTATTGCGGCGGAACACGCCATTACGCGCTCTTAGGGGCGAGCGGGTGTCGGGCGAGGGTTCGAATCCCTCTCGGGGCTTTTGGGACGGCGCAATGGAGGTTTAAATGACAGAAACAGGCTTGTTGGTCTATGGTTTATTTCTGGTGTTTATTACCATCTGGGTTTGGTTCGAAGGTGATAATCCAAGTTAAAAAAATATTTTGAGGTAATTATGGCACTTAAAAAAACTGTTGTAGAAATCAAGCACGATGAAGGTTATGGAGATATGCTATTGCTGCATATTAATAATTCGCTTCGTGGTAAAGACATGATCGCTGAGCGTATCATTGATACGGAAAGAATGGAGACTGATATCGCTAAGGCTAAAGAACGACTAAGAAAGACTAGAAAAGGTGTTGATATGGGGGTTATCCACTTTGACAGTCATTTGAACTATGCACAAGGCGTAGTTGATGGCTTAGAATCAGCATACGATATTTTACATATAGAACTATAGACATAAACGGCGGAGAGGCGGTATCTTGCTATGGCAAGGTATCGTCTCGTTGAAACTGGATTGTGTCTATAATATTCCAAGGTAGCTCAGCGGCAGAGCATCCGGCTGTTAACCGGACGGTCGATGGTTCGATCCCATCTCTTGGAGTTGACTCGTCCATTCCTAGCACGAGATATATACCACGAAGCTAGCGTCGTGACATTAGGATAACTTCCGTCAATCTATCGGAAGCAAAATATCATAGAGAAGTAGTAGTTCAGGGGTAGAACGTCGCCGGTTCAGGCGAATGACGGTGGTTCGAATCCATCCTGCTTCAATTCACCCATTAAACCGATGCCGGAATTCCGGCATCGGCTTTAAGGGATGTATCGGTAAAGTAGCACGTAATTGGCAGCGTAGGGGTCTGTAACACCCTCACCCTAACAGGTCTTGTAGGTTCAAGTCCTACCTTTACCACTTAATTAATATAAAAATTTTATCTGGAGTTTAAAGGGGAAAAATAAATGAGCCTAAACAAAAGCAATTATATTGAATATATTCTTCCAGCAATGGCATTAGGGGCACTTATTTTTCTCGGTGTTACATTTTATAACGAGAAAAAAACAGAGAAATTTGAAATACTTCCTCAATTAAAAGAGCATCGTGTTAGATTGGTGCGGCCCGATGGAGCCGTAGATAAAATAATTAAGATTTATAAGTATGAAGATTCTACTTTAATTTTTAGTTCTAGTTCGGGAAACCTTTGTGTGTATGGCTACGATAATGATCGTGATAGATATGCAAACACATACATTGCCCCTATCGGCTGGAATCTAGAACCAGTAAACGAAAACGAAGAGTGATATTTTTTATTTCTTTTTTTATAAATAGGAATCATATGAAATTTTTTAATGCACTACAGATCGTGACTTTATTTTCAGCATGGCCAATGCTAATAAACTGGCTTGGTAATAACCCTTTTAAGGGTGCAGAAATTTTATACTATGTTGCATGGGTTGTTTATGCAGTTGGATTTTTCTTTCTTACGGTTTCAGTAGCAGAAGCGATAGAAAAGACTTAATCATGAATCAAGATTTATCCCAACACTTTAAATACATCCAAGATAAAATTAGCGACGAAGGTTTTGATTATTGTTTTAGGTACTATTCAACTTTTGGTCATCTTGAAGATGAAAAATTTCATTCTTTAAGAGAGTCTTATATAAAAATTGCTAATGAGCTTGAAGAATATATCAATGAGAAATCCGCCGATCTTTTGTTTGAATGACTTGACAGCCCGTAAAAGCGTGCTATAATAGTCGCATATTCGCATTTGTTTCTACATTCTGCGGGCTAGAGTAAAGGCAACTCGTCGGTCTCATAAGCCGAAGCTACTGGTTCGATTCCAGTGCCCGCAATATTTTTTGAGGTTATTATGAAGCTTGAAGTTCAAAACGAAAATTATTGTGCTACAATTGTACGTGTTCATGCATTGGTAGATCTTCCGGGTCTGGATAATCTTAAGGGTGTACAATTCTTTGGATTTTCCTCGCTTGTTCCTAACGATACAAGCGTGGGTGGTTTAGCGGTTTTGTTCACGGCTGAAACCCAGCTTGCCGACGCTTATTGTAAGCACAACAATTTGTATCGTGATGGAACTAAGAATTCTGATACAGAAAAGACCGGGTACATCGAAGATAATCGCCGCATTCGTGCTGTCAAGCTTAGGAAGCACGTATCTTCGGCACTACTTATGCCTCTGGATTCTTTGGCTTGTTTTGATGGCGTGGATACCAATCTACTGAAAGAAGGAGATACTTTTACTCATATTAATGGAGTTGAAGTATGTACTAAGTATGTAATCAAAACCTTCCAAAAGAACGGTACCAACCAAAAGAACCCTAAACTTAAGGAAGGCCCGCGAATCGACACTAAGCTTTTGCCGGAACATATTGATACTTCACACTACCTGAAAAATGAACATCTTATCGCAGAAGACTGTGATATTGTTGTCACTCAAAAAATTCACGGAACGAGCGGAAGATTTGCACACCAAGTTTGCCGACGCAAGCTTGGATTTTTTGAGCGAGTTTTGAAGCGTCTTGGTTTTAATATTAACGATAAGACTTATGATTATTTTGCGGCTTCCCGTAGAGTAATCAAGGACACTAAGGCAAATACTAATTTTCAACATTACTACAATAAGGATATTTGGAATGAAGTTCTTGATGAAATCAAGCATCTAATTCCTAAGAACTATGTATTGTATGGTGAAATAGTAGGATATATCGGTGATGCAGAAATTCAAAAGAACTATTCTTACGAATGCGAGCCGGGCCAACATAAGCTCTATATCTATAGAGTTTCAGTGGTAAATCCTGATGGTGTATCCGTAGACTTGTCTTGGGATGCTGTGAAAGAATTTTGTCAAGTTACCGGACTTTCGTATACTCCCGAAGTATGGAAAGGAAAAAAGTCTGACTTTGATGTTGACAACTACATGGATGTATGCTATGCTAAAGATCTCGGGCTTTCGCAGTGTGTAAAACTTGCGAAGAATTCTCCGTGTGATGAAGGCGTAATTGTCCGCACCGAAGGAATGATGCCAAAGTTTTATAAAGCTAAATCTCCTGTATTTTTGGCACATGAAACCAAACAACTTGATACGGGCGATGTTGATGTAGAAAGTCAGGAAAGCTAATGAATACTGTTCAGTATCTTAAATCTAAAAATTTAATTTCGCCGCCTAAATGGTTGCCCGACAACATTATGTATGAAACCGTAACAGGTTCTATTGCATATGGAATGTCTTCGGATTCCTCCGACTATGACGTATATGGTTGGTGCATACCTCCGAAAGAGGATGTTTTTCCGCATCTTCGCGGTGAAATTTTTGGATTCGGAAAACAAATTCAGAGATTTGAACAGTTTCAGCAGCATGGAATGCATGATCCTACAGCTTTAAATAATAAAGGTAGAACTTATGACATTACAATATATTCTATCGTAAAGTATTTTCAGTTGTGTATGGAAAATAACCCAAACATGATTGATACTTTATATACTCCATATGAATGCGTACTTTATAGCACGCAAGTCGGAAAGTTGGTCCGCGATAACAGAGACATCTTTTTGCATAAAGGATGCTTTCACCGCTTCACGGGATACGCGCACGCTCAATTGCATAAGATGGAATTAAAAAATCCTAAGGGTAAACGTGCCGAGATTATAGAGAAGCATAAATTTGATACCAAATACGCAAGCCACTTAGTTAGACTTGCCTATGAATGTGAAATGATTCTTACCGAAGGAACATTAGATTTACGCAGACATAATGAACATTTGAAGCGTATTCGCAGGGGCGAAGTCCCGAAGGAAGAAATTCTAAGATGGTTCGGCGAAAAAGAATTACAACTAAATGCTTTGTATGCTTCGTCTAAACTTCAACATAAGCCCGACGAGCAAAAAATCAAGTCGTTGTTGCTAAGTTGTCTAGAAACTCACTACGGAACACTTGACAAGTGCTACAAAGAGAGTACAATCACAGAGCAGGCAATTCGTGAAATCGGGCAAATTTTAGAAAGGTATAAATTAATATGATTCTTGATGAAGTAAAAGCTGACGTAGAAGTATCGGGCGAAATAAAAACCAGCGGGTTTAAAATTAGAACTACCGCTAAGGCATTTCAAATTTTGTCTTCAAATATTTATACAAATAAAATTGAAGCCGTTGTACGAGAAATTTCCTGCAATGCGGTTGATGCTCATGTTGCCGCAAAGAATGAAGGCCCGTTTGACGTTCATTTACCTACGCCTATTGAGCCTTTTTTTGCGGTACGTGATTACGGAACTGGTCTTTCCGAAGAAGATGTACTTGAAATTTATACTACTTATTTTAGTAGCACCAAAAATAACTCCAACGAATATATTGGGGCCTTAGGTCTAGGCAGTAAAAGTCCTTTTGCTGTTGCCGAAAGTTTTAATGTCGTTAGTTTTTTTAACGGTTTCAAGAGCACATACAACTGCTACAAAGATGAAAATGGCGAGCCTCAAATTGCTGTAATCTCATCTAGTGAAACATGCGAGCCTAACGGCCTATACGTTAAAGTACAAGTAAAACCAAGTGAAATTTACTTGTATAATGAGGCTGCATCTAGAGTTTTTAGGTGGTTTAGTAAAATTCCGAACATTAACAATCAAACAGTTATTGACGAAGTTAATCTTTTTAAAGAATCAATTGCTTCCGAAAATGAAGATTTTATTATCAATAATGAAGTTCGCGAAAATTTAGTTTTGATGGGTAATGTTGCTTATAAATTAAGTCATCCTAGTATTCCTAATTCCGGAATAGTTTTTAAATGCAAAATCGGTGAGGTTTCTTTTGATCCGGGCCGTGAGCGTATTACTAATGATGAAAAGACTGTTAAATTTCTTTCCGGTAAATATAAAGCAGTTCAGTCGTGCATATCGGCAGAAGTAAAAAACTTTTTGAATGATCCAAGTTTTACCGTTTGTGAAAAAATTACAAGGGTTGTAGCATGGAGAGATGTATTGTTGTACGGCAACTTAGCTACTTCTCATTTTAAATCATGGGTCTCTAATAATGCATGTTCCAAGACAAATTTAATTCTGGTAAAAAAAGATGTATATAGAATTAAAACCGATAAAATTATTACTCCTGTAAGTGATATTGTAAATTTTATCAGCGGTGAAAATTCTATTAAATGGATAAAAAATCCTGACTCAACAAAGCCCATCAGTGATTATTTTGCAGGAAAAGTTAATAATTACCTTCGTTCACTAGGGGGTAAGCATGTTTGTATTATCGTTGATGATGACCAAATTAAAGAACTGGGTGTTAGCAATATTACCGAAATACCAAAAAAGGAAAGAACTTATTATTCTAAAGGAAGTAGAAATTACCACAGGTATTACATCGTAAATTCATACAAATTTACTAACTTTAAATCCATTGAAGAAGATAAAGTTCCTAAAGAAGAAAAAATCTTCATTGAATATAAAAATAGTAAGCCATTGACAAATCTCAGTTGGGATTATATTAGTGAGGCCTCTATTACTTTAAGTAAAACAATATATGCAATTCATTCTTCCATTGTAAAATCTAAGGATTTCGATACAAAAGGATGGATTTCACTCGAAGATTACTTAGAAAGATTTAAAAGGAACAATCCAAAAAAGATTGTTTACAGAAAGTCTTTCAATTCGCTAGTGAAAGATTTCATTATAGACTTTGCAAAAGTTGATGGCGTTAGGCATAAAAAATTACTTGAACAATTTTCGGTTTTAGCTATTGACAAAAAGTACAAGCCAGAGTATAAATTAATCGACCATCACGAAAACAGCGATGAATTAGAAAAATTGTATCAAAAAATCGTAAGTATTCACCCTATTTTTAAATTAGCTGCTGGATCAGATTACAGCACTAAGGAAGTTATAAAATTTTATCTCACTAAAGGAAAGTAAATGTATAGTCATATTAAGGACGGTAATAATCAATGGTCGGTATTTTTCAATGGTTCATCATACACTTTTGATTCCACCCATAAAAACTACGAGAAACTCGTAAGTTGTGTAAGAGAAAAGCTTCCGCATGAAGAATTTTTGAAGCTTCATAATTCTTCCGAATCTATTAATGCTTGGGGTAACGGAATTTTCAAAGTCGTTAATGGCTACATCGAATACAAAGGAACTCAAATTGTAAGTTCTCTATCGGCCAGAATCCTGTCGATGATTGAGGAAGGCTTTGATTATCAGCCCATGCTTCGATTTGTTGAAAATTTGTACAGCAATCCATCGCAAAGATGTCTTGCGGAACTTTATAAGTTTCTAGAGCATAAGAAGTTGCCTATTACTGATGACGGTTGTTTTATTGGATGGAAAGGTGTCTGTAGGAGTAATGATTCCTTCATAGATAAAATGAATCGCGTTGTAGCCACGGGCGATTTAGTTGATAAACAGACGGGGACTTCATTTCGCAATGCCCCCGGCGATATCAATGAAATGCCTCGCAATCAAGTTTGTGACGACCCCGAAGTTGGATGCGGTCCCGGACTACACATCGGTTCTTTCGAGTATGCTCAAAACTGGTCGCCAATTGTCGTAGTGTGCAAAGTGAATCCTATGGATGTTGTTTCGGTTGCAAGAGATTGCGGATTCCAAAAACTTCGATGCTGTAAGTATGAAGTCTTGTCAGTTGATGAATATAATACAAATGATAACTTTGAAAAGTCTGTATGGTCAAATTATAATGACTAGATATAACACTTCTATTCAAAAACTTAAACTAGCGTTAGGACAAAATGTTAATCCTTTGCATACTGAGATTATTTCTTGTCTTAACTACCTAGAAAACGAAATCGATGGTCTCAACGACACCATAGACTATCTACGTAACGAAGTTGCAAATTTAGAAGAAGAGATGGTATGTCTAAAATTGGCTGATCTATATTATTCAAAAAAACAAAGAAAGCAATGAATAAAAAATTCTACATAAAAAAGTCTCTGTGTGACGATCTTCTATATATTGTATGCGATAAACTCGACATAGAATATTTTTCCGGAAACCTATCCGATTGTTATGCTTTCATAAAACTAGAAGAAGAAGGATATGATTTCAGATTTTAAAGAAGAAAAAAAGAAAAGGCTAATTAATATTATCCGAAAAAATAAAGAAGTAATCGCGGGCGATGATGGATTTTATTGCTACTGGCCCGAATCAAGTAGGGGCTTTTTAAGCTCTGATGACCTCAGAATAATTGCTGATTATCTAGATGAAATAAACAAGCCTTGGCAAAAACAAATTGACAAATATTTTAACGAACAACGAGCGGAAGACCAGATTCGTTTAGACCCGCTGGGATTTCATGAATAATATGTTGAAAAACAAAATACTGCAAAGATGCATAAAAGAAGCCCGAGAGAATATTATGCTTGCACAATTCAGATGCAAGCATTTTTCTTTTTTGGTGCGTAAAAACCATATTGTTTCGGTAGGTATTAACCATCAGTACAAAACGCATCCTCTTGCGGCAAAATACGGACATAGATTTAGTAGTATCCATTCTGAAATACATGCTGTATCTAATTGGAAGTACGGCCTAGAAGATTGCATTTTGTTAAATATTCGACTTGACAAATGGGGAAACTTGAGATATAGTGAACCGTGTCAATATTGTAAGAGATTTCTTGAAGATATCGGTTTACATTATATGTTTTCTAGCGAAAACGGTTTTATGGAAAGAAAAAATACATATGAATAACATTGCCGCCCTTAAAAAAATAGCCCAATCACTAAAAGTCTCAAAGATTGCAAATGTCGTTTTAAATGATAAAAGATTTGCAATTTGCTCAGGTTCTGCAAAGCCGGTTCATCATCATTACGGAGATGAGGGCCTACAAAAACACACTTTTGAAGTTGTTGAATTATGTCTCCAGAATAATGAATATTTCAAATCTCTCAACAAATCAGTTTGTGATCGCAAATTGTTTCTTGCAGCACTCTTTCATGATTCAGGGAAAATGTGGGATTATACATATTCGCTAGATATTTTATATGATGGGCCTTCCGATAATCTTGGTAAAGTAGAAGGTTGGATAGCAACTCCACACAAGCGAAACATACATCATATCAGCCGATCCGGAATCTTATGGAGCCAAGCCGCTAAAGATCATGGATTCAAAGATGAAAATGATGAAGTGCTACATGCAATTTTAGCCCATCATGGCTTGAGAGAGTGGGGCAGTCCTGTTTCTCCTAATAGTCGCTTAGCATGGCTTTTACATTTATGTGATTGTATTAGTGCCAGAATGGACGATGTAGATAAAAATAATTAACACAGGAGTAATTATGAACGTTTTTGTTTTAGATGAACATCCCGGTGCTGCGGCAGTTTACCATAACGATGTGCATGTACGCAAAATGATTTTAGAGGCCGCTCAAATGCTCTCTACCGCTGTCCGAATTAACAATCCGGGCAAGGACATCAACGTGTACAAACAAGCCTACGTGAAGCATCCTTGTACTATTAAATGTACGACAAATCGCGATAACTTTGTTTGGGTCTTAGAACTTGCAGAATATCTTGCAAAAGAATTTGTTTTTAGATTTGGCAAAGAGCACGCTTCTGCTAGAATACTTCCGGTGGCCCGAGAGTACATTGAAACTATTCCGGCTTCACCCTCCGGGGTAGAATTTGCCCAAGCAATGCCCGATCAGTATAAAAACGACTGCCCGGTAACTGCTTATCGCAACTACTATAGAAATGAAAAAGTTTACATGAAGAACGGTAAATTCATGTGTGTTTATACTAAGCGTCAAGTACCTAAATTTATGGAGTCATAATGAGATTTACACTAACAGTATTGGCATGTTTTACTCAATTTATAGCAGCTTTTATGCTGATCCATTACGGGGCAATGTTTATTAATATGCCCGACACATATATGAATATCGCCGGACTGTTTTTGTTTGCTTCAACTTTAATTTTAGTTCATCAGTTTGTAAAAGTTTATCAATTTATTTGGAGGAAAAAGAATGTTTAGATTGAGTATGTTGGTCATGTGTGTATTTTTTGTTTCTACATTTTCTGGATGCAGAAATCTAATTGAGCCGGGCTATGTAGGAATCAAAGTTAATAATTATGGTAGCCAAAAAGGAGTAGAAGATTATCCCGTCTTAACCGGAGCAGTGTGGTATAACCCATTTACTACTACCGTATATGAGTATCCGACCTTTACTCAAAATGCTACATGGGATGGAAATGAAAAAATTTCATTCAATACGAGTGAGGGAAGTAGAATTACTTGTGCGGTTGGGCTTTCATATTCACTACTAGATACAAAGGTTCCGCATATATTTGTTAAACACCGTAAGGATTTAGATAATATTACTCATAATTACTTGCGTAATAAAGTCAGAGATGTTTTGAATAGACACTCGGCAGAATATACAGCAATTGAAGCTCTTGGGTCTAAAACACAACAGCTTTTAGAGAAGGCCCGTAAGGATTTGGACGAAGAACTTGGTGACGACGGATTTATGGTTGATACACTTTCGTTTATTTCCGCTCCCGTGCCAGATGATCCTCAGGTTGCAGCATCTATTTCCCAAGTTATTAACTCCACACAGAGAGCTATTGAGGCCACGAACAAGGTTAAGCAAATTGAGGCAGAAGCATTGCAAGAAGTTGCTCGGGCGGAAGGCAAGGCTCAGAGTATTTTACTTGAGGCTAAAGCACAGGCCGAGGCAAATAAAATTGTGGCGGAAAGTTTAACTCCCGAACTTATTAACTATAAGCTTACTGAAAAGTGGGACGGGAAAGCCCCTCAGGTTTTAGGCAGTAACCCATCAATGTTTATGAACTTTACCAAATGAGAATAAACTGGAATTTTGCTCACGAAAAAAATACTAGCCATGCGACATGGTCCGTGGTTAGTATTAAGCCCGCATTCGAAAAAATACAAAGATACTGGAACGTTGAATTTATTCAGGTTTCAAAAAATGCTAGGCTTGAAATAATTCTTACTAATTTAAGCCGTGGTAAAAATGTACCTATGTGGCAAAATGGTCGAAGAATTTTTGCTTCCGCAGCATATAAATGGGTCAATCCCGATCAAATGGTCTTGGCACTTGTGCATGAGATCGGCCACTGGCTTGTGAATGGCGGTGGTCACATTAAACAGCCCGGACATGTCATGAGTGAAGTCTTAGGTGATCCTTACGTAAACTTCTCGAAAGAGGACATGCGATGGTTTGGCGGGCTACCTTGGAAATCTAAAACTAGACCGTGGGATGCGGAAGAAATAAACTTTTTCCGTCCAATGCGTGGTCAAACACTTGACATATCCAACCCGAATGTTATAATGAATTGTAATAACTTTAGTATTTTTGGTTTATTTGGAGGTAAAAAATGATTAAGTGTGATAACGTAGAATTTATGAAGTTTTCGGCGGGCGAGACATTTTTTAAGTATACAGGCCCGAAAGAAACTGGTGTTATCGATATTGAATGGCAATACGAAGATGATTCCGAAATATTTCAAATAGCTAATTTGCTGCATTATTTTAATCACAAGGTAAAATTTGCTCAAATTGATTTGAATGTTCCGTATTTTCCTCATGCCCGACAGGATAGATTTACCAACGATGAACAGCCGTTCAGTCTAGAAGTAGTTTTTAACATACTTCATGCTTATAAAGACAGACTAACTGTTTACGTTCATGATATTCATTCGGATGCATATAAAAAATATTACGAGCTAGATATTATTAATTATTTATCGGATGATGGTTTTTTACCCAGCAATTTAGAATATGATCTAATTGTATGCCCCGACAAAGGGGCGAAAACACGTTGTCAATATTTCACGGCGGGTTCTAAAAAAATTGTTTACTGCGAGAAAACCCGCGATCCATCCACCGGAAAACTTGGCAAGCCTGAAATCACTCTTCACGACCGAAAAGCCTTGAATGGGGCGAAAGTGCTTATCCCGGACGATATTTGCGATGGCGGTGGGACGTTTCAACTATTGGCCCGAGAACTAAAACTATGCGGAACAGAAAAAATATACCTTTATGTAACTCATGGTATTTTCAGTAAGGGTCTCGATGCAATGCCCGACATCGATAAGATTTTCACCACAAAAAGTATGTATCACAAATATAAAGATATGATTGGAGACAAGCTATGTTGTTTAGGCTAATACTAACTGTTACTATTTTATCTTCTATAGTTGTCGGGTACGCTTTTACGGCAAACCCGCAGGAAAAGCAGGATAAAAAAAGAGATTTTGTTGTCGTACTTCCGGCCAAGGTTAAGTCTGTTTATGATGGAGACACCATTACAGTAGAATTTACCATTAAGTCTAACATTAGATTATTGGATTGTTGGGCACCAGAAGTTAAAACTAAAGATCCCGCAGAAAAGAAGCGTGGGCTAGAATCCAAGAAACATTTGGAAACACTACTTAAACCCGGCGATAATATAGTTTTAGAAATTCCTTATAACGGAACTATTGGTGATTCAGTGAACATGTCAAGATTTTTGGCGAAAGTCTATAAAGACATTGACGGAGATGGCGAAGAAGACAATGTTTCGACTATAATGGTTAGAGACGGATACGCGAAAGAGAAGAAATGAATATACTATTTTTAGATGATTGCCCACAAAGAACTAAAAAATTCAAGAGCTTGCTCACAATGGCGGTTACTTGTGAAACGGCTCAACAGTGCATCGATTTACTTCCAACGGAAGATTGGGATTATGTATTTTTGGATCACGATCTTGGCGGTGCTACCTATCAAGACTCGGAAGAGTTTAATACAGGAATGCAGGTTGTTAGGTATATAGTTGATAATCCGCAGAACGTTCAACACTTTGTTGTGCATTCACTCAATCACGGTGCTGCTATGAACATGGTTGATCTATTGCGTCAGTGCGAATATACAGTATCTAGATGTATTTTTCTAGATATTGAAAATTTTATAAGAATCAAAATATACGGATACCTAGATTAGTCATGGAATTTATAATTCAAAAAAATTGTCAGTTCTCGGGCGGCGAAACTGACAGACTGATTAAAGCACTAAAGCTTAATAAAGCTAAGTATACTTTGACAGACAGTGCCTATATCGAAGACGGGGTTACGGCCAATGCCGATATATTTGTTCGCGGATCTATTGAGTTCGTGAATCAGTTTAATTTAATGTACGGAGAGTACACTAACTTGTATACTACCAACGTAAGTAATTATACTTATAGCGAGTATACTAAAGATATCGATAACGATATGTTGAATCAGAGTTATATTATTATGCCGTGGCATAAATTATATAGACCTTATGCCGTAGATACTATTAAATCAGCCACAGCATCTAATAGATTTTTTATCAGGCCCAATAGCGGTAAAAAAATATTCACCGGCACAACATTAGGCTACAAATATTTTACTAAAGAACTTGACATAATAAAAAATCTACCCAATTCAAGTATTGATGATAATGATCTTATTGTTATTGATTCGGCTAAAGATATAAACATAGAATATAGATTGTTAATGCACGGAAATACCATAATTGATTATGTTCCTTATGTTATAAATAATTCAGTAAAAGTAAATATAAAAAATGATTTTACTGAGCTAGCATCAAAAATAAAACACTTTCCCGATACATTTTACGTTCTCGATATTTGTTATTACAAATGCTTTCCTTATATCTTGGAACTTAATGGTGCATCCACATCGGGTTGGTATGACATGGACTACGATAAAATCGTTAAGTATATTATGGGGGTAAGTAATGAACAATATTAATGTCGGAAAATGCAGGGGTTGTCAAAGAAAAGATTTGCATAAAATGTGTCCTGCACACGGAACGCTTTATTATATGAGCGGTGAGCCGTTTACGAAAGAAGTAGAATCAATCTACGACAGATTCTCTCTTTTTATAAATGTAAAACTAATGAGAAAGACTTATTTTTTTTCCCAAGAAGCTCATAAAGGACAAAAACGCAGAAATGGCAAGGATTATTTTCTCGGGCACGTTTTGCCCGTAGCAATGATCGCCAGCGAATATTGTATCGACAGTGGTGCGTTCTTAGAAGATTACATAACAATTACAACTTCTGCTCTATTGCATGATGTAGTCGAGGATACTTCTATAACTTTACAAGATATAGAAAATTATTTTGGTAATAATATAGCGTGTACTGTGGATGCTTTAACTAGAAGAAAGGAAGAAAACTATTATCAATTTATAAATAGGATACGTCCCGAAAAATACGCACCTTTTGTAAAATTATGTGATTTATTGCATAATACGAATGATGTATCACTTAAAGATAGTAACTCAAATAAACATGCATTATATTTATTTTCTATAGAAAAACTATCAAGAGATTTATCTATAAATATTTTAAATTTACAAAATATACTTAATAATATATCCGCAGATGCACTTATACTAGACGGCATATTTCAATTTATTAAAAATAGCAATGAAAATTTGGCATATTAGCGATACTCACAACCTACACCTACAACTAAAAGTACCGCAAGTAGATTGTGTTATATTCAGCGGTGATTGTAGCTCAAACGGAAATCCCGCAATAAATTTCCATGAAGTGCTTGCGTTTTTCGAATGGTATGCTATATTACCTATAAGACACAAGATTTTCGTCGGCGGGAACCACGACTTGGCAATCGAAAGAGGCTTGTACAGTGTGGAAGAAATAAAAAACAGGGGTATTTCATATCTTATGAATGACTCTGTTGTGATCGAAGGTTTGAAGATTTGGGGCAGTCCATACACGCCATCATACGGGCATGGATGGGCTTGGAACCGCAAGCGGAGCAAGATCAGCGAGGTTTGGGACTTGATTCCGGATGACACGGATATTCTTGTCACGCACGGCCCCCCGCAAGGAATTCTTGATTATACAATTAATATTGATGGAAGCATTGAAAACTGTGGCTGCTCTAATTTAAGAAAGCGAATTGATAAATTAAACATTAAAGCTTCGCTGTTCGGGCATATACATAATTATAAGTATATTAAAAACAGTGGAGTTTTCAGGCCCGCAGGAAGTAATACTGTTTTCAGTAATGCCTCATGCGTTGAGGACGGAAAAATGGATAGTTTAATTTCTTGCGGGAATATTATATGTTAACGCGAGAGTTTTTATTAAGTAGGGGATATTGTTGTGGGCTAGGTTGTGCAAACTGTCCGTACATTCCGAAATACACTAAAGGATCTATAGAAACAAAGGAAACAAATGAGAATAAACACAAAGAGACTGATAACAGAAAAAGATAAATGGAGAATTGTTGCAAGTAATTTTTCAGATTTAGAAACTATCCTGAAATCTTTTAATTTTGAAGAATTTATTCGAAACGGTGAAAATCCTCCCGATTATTCTAAGTTCGGTCCTGATAGCTGGTTTAATTTACTTGAAAAACATTTTGGTATTACCAAAGAGCGTGCAGATAAAATAGTTGATAACTTTATAAAAAAAATGGAAGAAAATAATGCCTACACTAACAGATAAAGAAAAAGATTTTTTACTTAAAGCAATGTTGGCCGATATAGGGGTAACTTTTACTAAAAATTCAAGAAGTTCATATATTTACTTCTTAAAAAGGGTCGGGATTTTTCGTCGCAAAAAAGTTATCGGGCGTTGCCATCCAGAATTTGAAGATTACGAAATGTATGGATTCCCGTACACTAATAGTAAAATTCATGCTATGATTAGTGAAAGATACAATGTAGACCCTAAAATTATTTTTAATTCTGATTATCCCAGTGATGATAGTATTATTCATCCATTCATGTTTTAACATTTTACACCGAGGAATATAACATGGGAATGCCCGGATACGCACTTGTAACTATTACTACTAAAGTAAATTATGAAAACCAAACTGTTTCAAAAGAAATAAAACTTGGTAATCACTGTGGGCTTAACGGTTTAAGCTTAAGTTTTGATTTTGATAAAACAATAGAACATTCTATATATATAAAAAATAAATTATTTCGTGATTTATCTATGCTTCCTGATGGAACTTATAAGATAAGTAGAAAAAAAAGACCAGAGAATTTTTTAAACTTTAATCCAGATGAATATTTTGACTATGTTTGGATTCCGGTAGGAGAAAATGATGAATTTTGAAATAAGACATCAGATTTCGGATCTTGAAGAAGAAATATATTGCTTCAATGTTCATAACGATTCAATAATTTATAATTCATTTTTGTCATCAAAAAGAAAAAACGTAAATGATCCATTCGGTTATGACTGGCATAAATTTTATGCTAATGCAAAACAGTCAGAATTAAATGCTCTTGAGAAAGAATTTGGAGAAGATATTCACTACTGGAATCATCCGGAAAATTACAGACTTAATGAACTTGATGATCGTTACAATCCTACTATGCACGGACTTGTTAGTGGGCTTTCTACTTCACATTTAGTTAAAAAACATCCTTTAAAAATTTCACCAGATGATGTAAAAAATGCACTTATAGAAAAAATAAAAAAGATGGAGGTTAGGTAAATGTTAAGACGAAGTTTATTTAAATATTTATTGGCACTTTCTACTGCAACTTTTATATCCCCGGAAAAATTATTTGCAGTAAAAGATAACATTTTAAACGAACTTGTCAGCGTATCAATTGAAACCACTTTCGAACTAGAGCAAACATTTGGTTTTCCTGTCGAATATGAGGAACCTAAACCCCCCATAACAACCGTCCGTATAGAATATAAAAATGGCAGTGTTTATGAATTTGTCGGAAATGTCAAAAGATGGATGTTAAACAAAGAAATTTCGAAGGAAAATCGCGTGACAGATATTGAACTATTTGATGATTGTATTGTAATACATACAAATAACGGAAAATGTTTTATTGGATTATTGAAAAACGATGAATATAATAGTGCAATTAATAACCTAAACGGTATTGGTTACAATGGCTCGATTCCGTGGCATAACAAAAATGACCCACAGTTCTTCAAATTATAGCCCGTGTTATAAGTTTTTTTATGTTCCACATAGTTTTAAGTTAATCTCGACGGTCCGCTTGGAAGGACTAATTGCAGAAAGATATAGTATTGTATAAAATGATAAAAGAACCAACACCGCCACCGCTACCGCATACTTGGCCTAAAGTTAGTTCAGCGAGGCTGAATCACGAAAACCATTGTCTTGTATACCCAGTGAAGGGAACGCAGAAAGGCTTTTGTTGCGAATTCGGATGGCGAGTAGCAGGATGGTCAAACGCTCCCTATCCGAACCGAATGGGGGGAGAGACAAAGGCAATTGTATTTGAAAAAACATCGCCAGCATCAGAGTCGATTATGGATTGTCTGGCAGATTTAGAACCCGGATTGTACTGGTGTCACGGAGATATTGAATTAATGGACATTAGATCTGAAAACCCGCCAACATCGCCTCCGCCGCCGAAAGCTAAGTAACATTCTCTTTTTGCGGTATTCTTATAAAAAACAAAAATATGAACGAAACTCTCCGAGAATTAAATTTTTTTGTAATTATATTTCCAATAGCAATTATAATTTGTGCTATTTTTCCGTCGATTAGTGAATATATTATTGCATTATTGTATGCTATTGCAGGAACGCCACAATTTTTCATACAAATAAATGGCGAATGAATTTAAAAATCCATTTTACAAAACTAAACCATGTCAACTAAAGAACCAATCTCGCCGCCCCCAAAGTCAAGGTACGACCATCCCCTAGCAGAAGATATTGTGAGTGCCGCCATCAGTTGGCGATACTTCCAGACTGTAGGGCACAGCAAAACGGCGGCTCGCTACTTAGACCAGCTAGCCGATGCTATCGATAAGATGGTCTATGACTTAGATCATCCGTCAACCTCACCACCACCACCACCACCACCACCACCACCACGAAAGCAGTAAACAATGAATTTAGATACTAGATTATTTATATACATCCTAATGTGTTTATTAGGAACTATTTTGGTAGGCTACATGCAAGTAGAATACTCAAGACGATCATATGAAGCTGGTGATAAAAGCTCTTATGCTTGGATGGGATTTCTTCCGTTTTTTATACCTCTTTTCTTAATGGAGGCCCTGAAATATATAGTTCCCGTGGCTATAGTAATAGAAATAGTTATTTATTTACTCGAAAAAAAATAACATGAAATGCAAAAAATGCGAACATTATTCAACTCATTCAGACAAGTGTTTAAACTGCGGAAATAAATTCCCATATTTTTACATGGAAAATATTATGGTTTTAAAAAATAAAACTTATCGGGGCGTTATTACTTCTTTGCCCCCAAACGGTATTTTTGTTTACGGGGCTAATACCGAGGGGCGACACGGAATGGGTGCGGCCAAAGTTGCCAGAGAAAAATTTGGGGCAATTTACGGAAAAACGGGTTTACAAGGGCAAAGTTATGGTATAATAACTAAAGACCTCGGGGCGACCAGTCACCCCTCGGTATCTGTTGATGCCATAACAAAACAGATCCTAGATCTGTATAAGTTTGCAGAAACTAGGCCCGACTTAGAATTTTACGTAGCGTATAGCGGCAGAGGTAAAAACCTCAATGGTTATACACCGGAGCAAATGGCTGGTATGTTCATGCACTTTCCAGTTCCGCATAATATAGTTTTTGAAGAAGAGTTTTGTAAACTTAAATAATAAAGAAGGTACTAATTTATGAAAGCGTCAGAATTTTGTTACTGGTTACAAGGCATGTTTGAGCTAAGTAACCCGCAGGAATTGAATAAACAACAAACAACTCAAATCCAAAGGCATCTTGCTTTGGTATTCAAGCACGATATTGATCCACAGCAGGGAACACCCGAGCACCAAGCCGAATTGCAGGCAATCCACGACGGACAGCAATTTGGGGGAATTGGACCGAACGGTGAATTATATCGCTGCTAATTTAAATAATATGACAAACGAAAACAAGCCAATTTCCATTTCCAGCAAGCAAGACTTCGTCAAACCTGATTTTTCGGAGGACTGTGATGAATTTCCGCTGGATTTACTATGCCCTATAAAGACACCCGAGGATTATGTTTTTGATTCTAAAATGTTTCACAATATGTCGCTGGGCATAGTTTTTGACGGAATGAGTGAAGAAGAAATTAAAATGGCCAAGATGGGATATAGAAGAATAATATGAAAACTAAATATTTACTTACAATGTATTCCGAGAGTGAGCGATGGAATCGCTGTTATGCACAATGGGAAACAGACAAATATCACAACCACGAAGAATTTGATTTAGACGATGAAGAAGGCTTGATTAAAGCCATTGCTTATTTCGTAGAAGAATATCCTAATGGTGAATATGAAATTTATATTATTGAGTCCCGTAAGTATTGGGACGAAGATGAATTTATGTGGCATCAGGACGAAGAACATGAAAATAAAATGGCTAATATTAGAAAGGAATCTATAAATTTAGCAGAAAAAATCAAGCAGGAAAAAAATGCTAAAGAAATAGAAGCTAGAAATAAAAAACTGCAAGAAGAAAAAGAAGCTGAAAAACAAAGAGAACTCAAATTACTAGCAGAGCTAAAAGCCAAACATGAAAAATGAAACAAAAAAAGCTCTTGAAGCAGCCGGATGGAGATTTGGCGATGCTTCGGACTTCTTAGAAGCGATAAACTCGCATAGAAAGAAAATAATGAAACATGAAAAATTAGTAGACGAAATAGCTAATCTAGTCGATAGACGACAAAGTGAATCTTTTCATATAAATACTGAAACGGCAAGATTTTTAATAAACGATTCTATCGAAAAATATATACATGACCTCATTCATGATATTTCCTTAGAAGAAATAAACGGCGAAAGAATATTCCATAATCTAATTGATTATTACAGGTTGCCCGATACTCATAAATATCTTTTCTCAAAAGATTATGACGATATGGATGAGACAGAAAGATCTATACATTATAGGGCGTTACCGCCTGCCAAACTAACAAACTTAGAATAAGGAATGACAAAATGAACTATTTAGAAATTATGGCTAATAAGCCTAAAAACCCAAACTATATACTCCGTCAATTTGACGAAAATCTTGCAAAGATTATGGATGAGGGTTATGATATGGAAGATAGAACCGGAACGGGCTGTAGATATTTGCCGGGTATAACTACAACCATAGATATATCGGAAAGAGTTCCAGTGCCAACGCTCAGGGCAACTAAATGGAAATCTATGCTGGCAGAATATTTATGGTTTCTAACTGGTTCGGATCGTATAAGCGACCTTAGAAATAAATTTGGTAGTAAAGTGTGGGATTCTTGGCAAAAATCTGAATGGGCTAAATCTAAGGGTTTGCCGGAAGATTCGATTGGTTATGGTTATGGGCCAAATTTAACGCATTATGGAGCAAATTTAAACTCTCAAAACAATAGACTATTAATAGAAAAAAGACCTGATTTAAATAATTATTTTGGTTTCAATCAAGTAGATCATGTTATAAATTTACTTAAAACAAATCCTAATTCCAGAAGAATTCTGTGGTCATTCTTTAGACCCGATAAACAAGGCCCGGAAAATGTAGTTTTAGATCCATGTCATCTAATTTATCAGTTTATACCTGAACCAAATAGAAAATTATCGTGCTGTGTTTACATACGCAGTAATGATATGTTTGTGGGCGCGTTAAGCACAAATCTTCAAGGTGCAGCTTTTTATACTTATATGCTTGGGCAAATTTGCGGATTTACTCCGAGTAAATTGATAGTAATGTCTGCTCACGCACATATTTATAAAAATCATTTTACTTATGTTGAGGAATATTTGTCCAGAGAAGAAGTTGATTCTCCTGTATTAAAATTACAAAAAGTTGATAGTATTTATGACTATACTTTAGATAATTTTGAGCTAACAGACTATAATCCTCATCCATCAATGAAAGTTCCGATTTCTGTCTGAATATGAAAAATCCTGATTTTTCTGTTGACAACTACAACCCGTATGATAAAATAGACGTAGGAGCGGTAACGGTGTGAAAGACAGAATAGTTAAAATTATTGAAAGCCTATACGGACCCGTTAAATGGGGTGGTTCTATGGGCTGGGGAGACGGAGTTATAACTTGTTCAGTTGTTAAAGACGGACAAGTTGTTAAAGGTGTTAGTGGTGGCGATTGTTCATCACTTGAGGCTGTAATTGATTTGGCCGGTAAATTAAATATTAAGCTAGGAGTATAAAATGTTCCCATCAAGAAGTTTGTGTGAATATTCTGAACAAGAATTTGTACTAATTTCAGCATTGAGTCCTCATTGGACAAATGTAATTAAGGAGACGTACATTTCACCGTTGGAATTATATAAAATTCTTGCGATTGAGTGTTTCCTTTCGAATCGTCAGGGGCCAGAAGTAGATGCTTTAAGAAGAGGGTTAGCGGCCTTACAAAGCTGTAGTATATATAGAATGACAAGTGAGTTTGATGAATTAGTAAGGATTTCATAAAAGTATGTACAGACTAACTTCACCCGATAAATTAACAATCAAGCCTCACGTTTGCAATACTCCGGAACTTGCGGAAATTGTCAGGAATTACATTGAGTCTCGACACGATTGCACTATAATAGTAGAAGAACGCCCCGGCAAGATGTACTTCGATTGTCCGGGTTCAAAGTGGATAAACCCTAGTCTTTACGATGTAACGATTGGAATTATCGAGACAAAAGTAGACGAGGCCGGAATGTTGGCATGGAACATAGAAATTATGGAGCACGACTTTTTAAGGGGCTTTTCAAGAATGAAGTCTTTCTTGGAAAACATTTGCCTGTCGGAGTCGGAACTGATTGAATGCAAAGAATTTGTCCGGGCAAATCAAGACCAGTTAAATAAATGGCATAAAGAAGTTGATGTAATATTTTATAATCAAAAATCAAAGGAAAAGTAAATGAATCAACAAAGTAAACTTGATTCTATCTTAGAACAGTTAGTTCAAAATAATTTTTTAGCTGAAGATCACTATGCCAGAGACTACTGTAAATACTGTCTCACAGAGTATGGCAACTATTTCAAGCGTGGATTCGACAAACAATCTACTCAAACAAACCACAAACCCGATTGTTTGTATAGGCTCGCCGTTGAAGTCTTAGAAGAAAGCGAAAAATGAACATACCACAAGATATTTATTATATTAAATTAGCCCGTGACATAGAAAACTTTCTATACGACAATAAGATAGTTCACTGGCCTATTGATTTAGATTATGATTACGATAGAAATCGTGCTGATCTTACTATGGAAATAAAAAAGGGCGAACTAGACGATCTTGAAAAATCAAAAATGCTTAGCACAATATTGGCTAATTTTAATTATAAGTTATCACATACCGGCCCTAGAACAGATTTTTTATACGGTCATTTAACTGTAGTTCCAATGGAAAACGAAGATTCTGTCACATTTCACATATGTTTTATTTTTTAATATAGGCAAGGAAGATATAAAATGGGAATGACAGCTAGGTTTAAATGCCAAAGCTATTTTATTGTAAAAACAAAAAAGACAGATTTTTCTTTAGGTTGCACTTTTACAAAAATTGCGCATCCTGCACCGGAAGTAGACTTTAACATCGCTAACTATATAGAATACGATCACCATTATGATATAATTGTTATGGATGGTGGAGAAACGGTTACTATTATAAACGTGCCAAAAGATATGATTACCATTGCAAATAAACACCTGAAAGGAAATAAGTCATGAGAGATTTTTACGCAAGAAAACAAGAACGTATAATGCACTACGAAAAATATGTTAAAGGCTGGAAACAAAGGCCATGCTCTGCCTGCAATGGGTCGGGCAGATATGATAATACCGGCTCGCCAGAATGCGGCGGTTGCGAAGGAACAGGAAAGGAAAGATATAAAAATGACATTTGTAAAATTACTTGATAAAGAAACAAAACCACAAATTTATGGTGCGGCTCATATAAATATTATTTTTATAGAATCAAATATAGAAAATGAAGGCATCGCAGTAGACTTAGTGATGGACGATGGTTACAAATATTTACTGCATTTACTTTCAGGAAAAATATCAACAAATTTAATGTCGATGAATAACTGTGATAATCCTTTTAATATTATTTATAAGTATTTATTTATTTGTGAAAATACTAATAGACATGCTATATTTTATTGCGACTCACCTATAAAATCTTGGAGATTTTCTAAATGGGAACGCGACCCTAGCCTTCCGAGCATTGCATGAAAATAATTGCTAATAAGTAAAATAACATATGAGAAAATTAAAATTTAGAGTTTACGGCAAACACCAAAAAAAGTATATAGAAACACATTATAGTAATACGTTCGCTGTTACAGCCGAGGGGAAAATAATTCACTATTTGTTTCATGATAATTGGGATTATCCAAGATCGCAATCTTCCAACTTTCCATTTTTAGCGATTGAACAATATACGGGCCTAAAAGATAAAAACGGCAAAGAAATTTACGAGGGCGATATTGTGGAATGGCAATCCCACATCATCCATAGAGAGGCAGTTGTGTTTTCGGATGGTGTTTTTTGGGCTACCAGTATTCCTTTATATGAAGTTGCTAAAAATGCAGAGGTTATTGGAAATATTTGGGAGAATAGAGGATGTTTAAAGTGAGAGAATTAAAATTTCGTGCCTTTAATAAGTCTACCAAAGAAATGTATCCGTGTGCAGGGTTTCTATCTGGATTGGTAGTGGTAATGCAGGATGGTCAAACTCTTGGTTACAAAGACGATGATTGGGAAATACAGCAGTATACGGGCCTCAAAGATAAAAACGACAAAGAGATTTACGAGGGCGATATCGTACAGTCAGTCTACAACGATGAAATATGCTTGGTTGATTTTAATGATAAAAATTACGCTAGCGTTTTAGGATGGAATCTTTTGAGTATAGGATACTTCAAAGAGGGTAAATTAGTTTTCAACGATCCTAAAATTCAATCAGACGGTAAGTTACCTGCTGTAGAGTATTATTACGGAAGTTCTCCCGGAAAGAACTGGGAAATTATCGGCAGCGTTTATGAAAACCCGGAGTTGATGCAGCATGAATAAACAATTTTTACTTGAAGTATTAAAAGACACCATTGATATTTTTATTCTTTTTATAAAAGCATCTTTGTTTATATTACCGGGAGTTATTGCAATTTTATTATTGCTTTGGGGAATCGTAAGTTTATTCGTCAGTCCAATAATAGGAATTGTATTATTAATTTTCGCACCGATAATGATGTTTATTAGTGTATTTTTTGGCAAATTATTTTTTGAATAGGCGAAATATGAATAAACCCTTTTTACTAATAGCGGGCTTCAATTATTATCCATCGTCAGGAACTGAGGATTGGAAGGGTACTTACTCAACCTACGAAGAAGCAGAAGCGGCTTTAAAAGATATTGAATGTGACAATTATGACTGGTACGAAATAATTAATCTTATAGGATGGACACAATGAAACCTTACTTAATTAGTATAGAACTAGAACGTTTAAAAACCAAGATACATGCGTTGATAAAAGAAGAGACTGAACTCATCGAGAAAACAATCAAGGATTGCGAACATCCTTTAGGAGCTATTCGCGAGCGTCCTTACGCTCCAGCGGCTACGTCATATGGCACCAGTCAGCCTCCGTACCTAGTCTGTACGGCCTGCGGTTTGACCGAGAAAGGGTGGGGCTGTGGATACAAAAAATTAAGACATGCTGAAAATAAAAATGTAAAACAAATAACCACTAAAGAATGGGCGGAAGTATCCCTAAGGATATATAATGATGAATAAAACAAAACTATTAGAAGAAATTTTTCAAGACGACAAAAAACTTGAAAGCTATTTAAATGACCTTTTTTTAGACCCGCCGCTAAAAAATGACGTATTTTTGAATTCAACTAATGTTGATTTTTTAACTAAATACAGAAAAGACGGGTGGGTAGAGGTAACAAAAAGAGCAATAATGGTGCTCCATGAGAATTGTTATAATAGGTTCGGGCGATCTGTGAGAATCGTTCCAAGGTTATCTATCGAAGGAGATATAACCAAAATGACATTAGATGTATATAAAAATAAAGATAGTGTAAACCAGCCTGAAATTAATTTCAAGAAAACAGATACTTTAGTATTAATAGATGCACTAAAAATACTAGCCGAAGACATACACTGTGAAGACGGGGTTGCTACATCATGCATAAAAGAAGCCGCAGATAGACTCGGTGAACTAGATATTTCTTTTCTTGAAGAAAGAGATAGGGCAAATACATTAGCTTTTAGGCTCAAGGAGCTACAGGCCCTACAAAAAATTACTGAAAGAAATAATGAATAAATACAAATACAGACTTTCATACACTGCATGGTACAGCTCAGATCATTTAAGTGTAGATAGCGATGATTATCATCAAGAATTTAACACTCTCGAAGAAGCCTTAAAAGAATACAAAAATCTTAAAGCTAAAAACGGAACGATAGACTGGCCCCGTAATAATTTCCGTCTCATAAAATATAAAGAAGTAGAATTATGCGAAAACCAAGCATAAATGCATAAAGTCTAAATTTAATAAAAAATAAGGTACTTAAATAAAAATGTCAGTTAATTACACTCAAAAATGCATACTTGGATTAGAATTTGATATTGAAAAATTAAAAGTTATAGATAAAAAAGCTTTATATGAAACTCAGAATAGATATGATACAAAGACTGGAGAAATTATTAAAACAGAAAACGTAAAAATAAAAGACGAGGAATATCATTATGAATTCATGGGAGAATCTTATCAAGATTTATATAGTATAAGTTATGAGTATGAAGATATTTCAGTTATTGTTGACGGGAACTCTTTATTTTTTGGAATATCTTTAGGCGAAACATATGATTACGGAGGGGCTACATTAATAGAAGATAGCATATCAATACCAATACTTTTAGAAAACGTAGAAAAATTGGTAAAAATACTGCCGGAAGCACTTCATACTCAAATAGAAATTTATTTCATAGGAATGGTTGGATAATATGCAAGTAAAATATTTAAAGCAAACAAAGCCAACTAATTGCGGTCAGACTGTAGTAGCAATGCTATTTAATATTACTATCGAGGCAGCGGAACAGCTTATCGGTCATGACGGAATCACCACCGAAGCTGAAATCGTCTCGCTTTTAACAAAGCACGGACTTATACCTTATGAGAACGGTAATACGTCGGTTTGGCTACAGCTTCATAAAAATCCAAGAAATTCTAAACAAAAACACTGGACATTATTGGTCAGTGGTGATATAATAGATCCGTCCGGGCGAAAAGCCGAGGACTTGTGGCCCGTGGAAAAATTCTGGATCTTAAACTATTGAGGTAAAATGAAAACACACAAAACAACTTTTACTGTTTATCCAGAAGACTGCAACTATATGAAAGTGGGCGATGGCAGTCCTATGGTTCACGGCGGTACTATGCTTTTGAAAATGGATCGGGCCGCAGCAGAATTAGCCCGTCAATATTTATACAACACAGGATGCGACTCTGCTTTAACAGTCGGTGTTGAAGAAGTCAAGTTCTTACACGGAGCAAAGCTTGGGGATTATATCATAATAACAGTTACCCCCACCGGATTCGGTAAAAAAAGAATGTCGTTTTTGGTCGAATGTCATGTAGAGGCTTGGGGTGGAGAGAAAAAATTAGTTGCCTCGGGCGTTTTTAGTTTCTGTTCTTTCAAGAATGGACAATCCCATCCTCACGATATTACTACGAATAATAATTCTAATAAAAATAAAGTATACGACGTATGATTATTGCGGGAACTGGACATAGACCATCTTACTGTCCGTGTCTTTATGATGCGAAGCATCCTTGGCTTATAGAAAGAAAAAATGACTTACGAGAATGCTTAGTTGCATACGGGCCGTCTCTTGTTATTACGGGCATGGCTATTGGTTGGGATACTTGGTTAGCACAAGAGGCTCTATTTTTAGATATACCTATTGCGTGCTACATTCCTTTTCCGGGACAACAGAATAAATGGCCGGAAGAATCCCGTAAGGAATACGATCATATTCTTTCGCGGGCTAAAGTAATAAAAAATATTAGTGAATCGTACTCTAATAATGCGTTTTTTAAACGTGATGAAGCAATGGTTGATGACTGCACGATAGTATTTGCTTTATGGAATCAAAAAATACAGTCGGGCGGAACTTATCATACCGTTCAATATGCTCTATCTAAAGGCAAGCCTATTACAAATTTTTGGTGATAAAAATGATTGCTTGCATATGCGGATTCTCGATAGAAATGATAATACTAATGGCTACAATTGCATTCGGGCTTATTATGGATAAGCTCGTTTGTTTTTGCAATAAATGCCGTGGAGGAATTAAAAGATGTCGAAAAAACTAATTGTTTCCGGGCATGTCCTGACGGGATTATATCCATATGATAAAGAATATTCCCGCAGAAATGAATTGTATGCAGACTACAAAGAATATGCCGACTTTTTAGGGGCTGATATAGAAATAAAAAAAGATCAATTCTCTAATGATCGTTTAGACTATCTATGGGAGCACGGAACTTGGCTAAAGCTTGATGTAATAATAGCCTTCGCTACTAATAATAAATATGATAAAATGCTATGGATAGATTCTGACGTAGTAATAAACAGGGGGCTAGCATATAAAGTAGACCCGCTGGAATTATATGCTAACGATTCCGAGCGGCCCGAGATAGCTATAGTCTATGACAATTTTTTACCTCTACACTATCATACCTTTGACGAATTCAGTAAGAAAAAGTATGACTTTTACGAGTTTATGTTTGGTGACGAAGTAAAGCTTTATCACAAAATCAATTCGGCGATGTTTGTAATCAATAAAAAAGCCGCTAAAGTAATACATGAAACCTTGCTTAGCTTGCCTGTGAGCATTATTTGTGGGTATGAATCATTGTACGGGCATTTTCCGACCGATGAATCTATCATTGAGTTGGCAATGCCGCACTTAAAGCATGAATTTTTCGACAATATTACTGAAAGCAATAGTGGAGAAGTTAAGGCGTTTACTCATTATTGCGGTATAGACCAAAAACGCACATTATTTTATGAGTAGAAAATGACAAAAAAAGATATTTTATGCAGGCTGGATGATTCTTATAGCGAAGCAATGCTCGGAACTACCGAAGAAGTTGATTATGAATTTTTCATTCCACATGAAGACGAATATGTAACACTTGAAGAATTTGACAAAGACGACGAAGAAGAGGAAGTAAGCGTGGCTTCTCTTTGGGAGAATATCAGAAAGAAGAAGGAAAGAGAAGGTAAAAACTATAAGCCCGCTAAACCCGGAGAAAAAGATAGGCCAGATCCCGAGGCATGGAAAAAAGCACAATCCGCTGAATATCAGGGGCGTAAAGTAACTTTAAATAAACCTTTTAGGACTTCAAACGGCCCAAAGAAATTTGCTGTTTATACTAAAAATGAAAGCGGTAATATTGTTATTGTCCGGTTTGGTGATCCAGAGAGATCTATAAAAAGAGATGACCCAAAGCGAAGAAAATCATTTCGGGCCAGACATAAATGCGATACTGATCCCGGCCCAAAATGGAAAAGTAGGTATTGGAGTTGCAGGCAATGGCGTTCAAATGCTCCTGTAGAAGCTTAAAACATATTAAGCATTTGTTTTTTGCGTATAATCCATTGTGTTTACACAATTCGCAATGGAGAATAAAATGAAGCAATGCATACAATGTAAAAAAGATATTTCTGATAAAAGATGTAAAACTAAATATTGCAGTTTATCATGTTCTACAAAACATAATAGATTAAAAATATTACAATATAATCTACCTGATAACCATAAAAGATGCGGAAAATGTAATAGTGTAAAAAATTTTTCTGAATTCAGGAAAAATAAAAATTCTGCATTTGGATATTCTTATTTTTGTAAAGAATGCGATAAATCCAGAGTTTATTCTACAGATAAAAGAAGGATATTACTAAATGCTGCAAAAAAACGCGCTAAAGATAATTGTATTGATTTTGATATAGATATAAATGATATTATTTTACCGGAAAAATGTCCAGTTTTAGGAATTGAGTTAAAATTTAACAGTAATAAGGCAGATTTTAACTCTTATTCAATAGACAGGATAGATAACTCTAAAGGTTATGTAAAAGGTAATATACAAATAATTAGCTTTAAAGCGAATACAATTAAAAGTTCTGCGACTCTAGAAGAAATAGAGCAGGTTTACAATTATATGAAGAACATGAACAGAGAACACTGAAAATTTCTCAAAACTCGCTTGACAAAACTCTCTCCTGTGCTATAATCAAGGTAGGAGAGAAAAATGAAAAAGAAAATTGTAGACGATAATTTTGAGATTACGCTGTGCGTTACTTCTAAATCTGCCGATTATAACGCCGAGGCATTACTTGATAAAATTACAGATGCTGTCGGGGATTGTATTTATGATTACATAAACGAAGCGGAAAATAAAAAACTTCTTGAGTTTATACAATCTATTACTACTAATAAAGTTACCGGCGGAATTTCATTTGATATTTTAAATCCAATTAGTGTATATACAAACTTTGGAATTTTTGATATTAAATTGACTAAATCTGGACTTTACAAAGTAACTGACCCCAATGGCAAGTATAAATATTACGACAAACAACATCTCGCAGGAAACTTGAATAACCTACTACTGAAAGGAAAAATTGAAGATGAAACGGAAAATCAAAGTAACTATTGATAGGTCTAAGTGGCGAACTGGATTAAATTCCACTAACCAAACTGGGGAGGGCAGAACGGCACTTTTGAATAAAGAAGGCTATATGTGCTGCTTGGGATTTTGCATGGCTGCATCAAAAGTGGCGAAGAAAAATTTGTTGGATATAAGTGCTCCCAGTGGCTGTCTTAACCAACATGCCATCGACCCAAATAAAGCAATGCGGTCAAGTGGCGTTCGGGCTTTAACAAAAGAGTCGCTGACTACATGTTTAAGTAATTCCGAACTTGCTTTTGATGCTATGAAAATAAATGATTCGGCGAAAAGCACCCCCAAAGAAAAAGAAAAAGCCATATTGGAACTATTTAAAGATTCTGTTTTTGATATTAAATTTACGGGGAAATATCCGTCAAAGGAAAAGCCAAATGAATAAAAAAATTAAAGTAACAATTGATCGTTCAAAATGGAGAACGGGCGGTTCAATATATTCTACAGGCCACGGTGCAACTTATCTTTTAAACAGCGACGGTTTTATGTGCTGTCTTGGATTCTGCTGTAAAGCCTTAGGAATTGAAGACGCAGTCATGCTAGACAAAAATTACCCATCGGATATTTACTGCGAGGCACTGGAAAACTCTAAATTAGTTTTTAATGTGTTTAATAAAAAATTTGATACAAATCTTACAAGCGCAGCAGTAGTAATAAACGATTATTCTAGCACTCCCCCTAAAACTAAAGAAAAGCAATTGCTTGAACTATTCAATGACTCAGTATTTGAGTTAGAATTTATTGGAGAATACACAAAGGAAAAAAATGAATAATTTTAAAAAGGGCGATAAAATTTTGGTAGAGTGCGAGGTTATCGAACCCTGCGAGAATCTAATGAAGGTGACTAAGGGAGGTCGTGATAACTGGTTTTGGGTTGGCAGATGGAAGTGCCGACCCGTCAAACCGCTAGCTATCAAGTCTTTAACAACTGGCGATGCGGTACGACTTGTTTTGCCGGGACATAGAGACCACGGCAAAGAGGGCATTGTTACGTTGGTTACTAGCTTGTCGAAACGTCAATATAAATTCGAGTCCAACTGCGGTCAGCATGGCCGATGGTGTACAATCGAGCAATTGGAGAGGATTGACAATACCAACCCTACCCCAACGGGTTCGGAAATGAATGCAAAAACTAAACAATGCATTATAGATTATTGTATGAACAAAATAAACGCAAGAGCAGAAATAGGTTATAGCGACTGGTGGACAAGAGAATCACATATTGTTAACTCTAAACATATTGTTGCGGTCCTTGAACACTTTAAAGATAAAGGCTATGAGACCGAACTGGCTGACGACGTAACTATAAGTTGGTAATTTTGCAAAATTAATTCCGAACTTGCTTGACAGATCGATTTTTTTTTGATATAATGATTTAGAAGACTTTTTGAGACGAGAATTACTGGCGTACTTACTAACTTCCCTAGTAGGAACCTGTAAAAATTCAGCAATTTCGATAGTATTTTTAGTTGCAAAATGTTCTTTGAAGTATTTTTTTGTTCTACAGTTAACATAGCGTGATGACTCCCTTTGTATGAAAATTTGTGTTACCGCTATATTACACACACTTTATGAGGAAAAGATGAAAATTTTACCAATTTTGGCTTCAGATTCGTATAAACAATTCCACTACAAAATGTACCCCAAGGGCATGATTAAGCTCTACAGCAACATGACACCTAGAAGTTTTAAGCGTCTAGGTTGCGATAAAGCTGTATGGTTTGGTTTGCAATATTATATTCAAGAATATCTTGTTAGACAATGGAGAACTAACTTCTTTAATAGACCGCTAGAAGAAGTTTTGGCCGAGTATAAGCGTTTCCATAAGCATTTTAGTTTTACCGAAGTAGATACTGAACACATCGAAAAGCTGCATAAACTTCAATATCTACCAATAGAAATTAGGGCATTGCCCGAGGGTACTCTTGTTCCCGAGAAAGTTCCTTTCTTTACTATTACAAATACTCACCCGGACTTTGCTTGGCTTGTCAACTTTCTAGAAACTCAAATGTCAACGGTTATTTGGGATATGACAACAGTAGCAACTATTGCACATATGTACCGCAAGCTACTAAATAAGTGGGCCGAAAAGACCGGAGACCCATCTTTCGTGCAATGGCAAGGACACGATTTCGCTATGCGTGGCCGAAGCAGCATGGAGTCTACACTTAATCAGGCGGGGCACTTACTATCGTTTACGGGCACTGATACTATTCCTGCGGTATTAATGCTGGAAGAATATTACGATGCTGATATCGAAACAGAATTAGTTGGTTCTAGCGTACCGGCTTCGGAACATTCAATTCAAACAGCGTATGGAAAAGAAAATGAAATAGATGGATTCAGTAGAATTCTGGATATTTTCCCGGAAGGTATCGTATCAATAGTCAGTGACAGCTTTGACCTATGGAGAGTATGTACTGAATACGTGGTTACACTTAAAGATAAGATTTTATCTCGCAATGGTAAAACCACCATCAGACCCGATTCTGGCAATCCGGTAGATATCCTGTGCGGCCTTGAAATCACTGACGGATATGATTTGTACGATAAATATTTAGGTAATGATTTCAGTATTGATTACGATAAATACGCCATCAAAACAGATGATGGTAAAATTTATAGAGTTAAACCATGTTTTGGATACGAAGGAGAAATTTACTCTTTCGAAGCAAATAAGAATGAAGAATTAAGTATAAACGAAGTTAAGGGTGTTGTAGAGCTTCTTTGGGACGTATTCGGTGGAACTGTAAACGAAAAAGGTTATAAGGTACTAGACCCTCACATTGGAGTTATTTATGGTGACAGCATTACTCTTGATAGGGCCGAGCGAATTTGTGCAAGACTTGAAGCTAAAGGCTTTGCTAGCACTAATGTAGTATTTGGAATCGGTAGTTACACATATAACTATAATACTAGAGATACATTAGGTATCGCAGTTAAGAGTACATACTGTGAAGTCATGGAAAACGGAGTCCTTGAAAGGCGTGAGATTTTCAAAGATCCCGTAACTGACGATGGAACCAAGAAATCTGCTCGCGGGCTATTATGCGTCAAGAGAGACGAAAAGGGCAAGCTTTACCTAAAGGATAGATGTACCGAGGAAGAAGAACGCGACGAATCGTTACTTACTACAGTTTTCTGCAATGGAAATTATATAGTAGAATCATTTGCCGCTATTAAACAAAGGTTAGAAAATGAAAAAGCCTAAGTCGTACATATTTTTTCAAGATTCAACGCTCGTTATGCGGGAAATACAGTGTAACGGAGAAGCTTCTGAGGATATAAAGTTATTTCTCGCGGGCATGTGTGTTGCAATTCGAAATATATTACAAATTAAAGATGTATTTTTTGTTAATTTATACTGCGATCAGTGCGACGGCCCTAGCTCAAATTTAGTTTTTGGCTCTAGTTATTATGCAATTAATGTATTTTTATACAAAAAAGATTTTTCTGAAAATTATAAAAACTTAATGACATTTTTGATATCAGTATTTGAACAATACTCAGAGCCTACTAAGGAACAAAAACTACAACTAGACAATTTATACAATTCAAATTACTAAGGAAATAAAATGACAAAACAATTATTAAAAAATCACGTAGCTATTCTTCTAGATACATCCGGATCTATGTATAATATCATAGGTGATATGCAAAAAGTTCTACAACAAAGAATTGAATTTTTACGCAAGATGAGTCTTGACTTTAATCAGGAAACGCGAATATCAATTTATACTTTCGATGATAAGCCCGAGTGCGTAGTATACGATACAGATGTTACTCGGCCCATAGATTTAGGCAAATTTAAAGCAAGTGGATCTACCGCATTATTAGACTGTTTAAATCAGGCTGTTTGCGAATTAGAATTACTTCCAGAAATTCATGGTGATCACGCCTACATAGTTTATATTCTATCTGATGGGGGCGAAAACTATTCCAGATCAACTAACGCTAAAACTATGCTTCAAAAAATTAAGTCATTGAAGGAAAATTGGACCATTGCAGGATATGTCCCCAATATGGATGCAGGTAAGTATTTAGAATCTTACGGTATTCCAAAGGGTAATATCGAACGCTGGGATGCCGATAAAAAGGGTATCGCAGAAGTTGAAGATACATTTGATAGATCTATGACTCAATACTATAGCAGCAGACAATCAGGCGTAAGATCTTCGCAAACAATCTTCTCGGGCCTAAAAGATGTAAATTCCGCCAATGTAACTAAGGTTCTAGACGAGTTAAACAAGAAAGATTTTACTATTGTTATCAACGAAGACGTAAAGGCTTTATGGATTCGAGATATTGTAGAAAGTAAGACAAGTCTTAATTACATAAAGGGTAATTCTTACTATGAATTAGTAAAGAACGAACATGTTCAGCCCAATAAAAATATTATCATTCAGAACAAAAAAACTGGTAAAGCATATTCTGGCGTTAATGCCCGTCAGCTTCTCGGGCTTCCGTCAAACATGGAAGTCAAGTTGAGTGTTGGTGACTACGGCGAATGGCTGGTGTATGTTCAAAGCAATTCGCACAACCGGAACGTCATTCCAAAGCAGAGGATTTTGGTGATGAAATAACTTGACATGGCTTAAAGCCGTGTTATAATGAGAGGGACAAAGAATGATTGGCGACATACTTGAAGCAGCATTTGCTGAAAAACGACGAAGGAAGGACAGTGGTGGAAAACTAATGGAAATCGCATGTAATTTTTTAATATGGATTCTTGGACTACTTTTATGGTTCACAGTCATCTCAATTCCCATTTTGGCAATGTGGAAGTTCGTAGATTTAATAATTTATTCGGGGGTGTGTTAGCATGGTCGAGAAAATATGTGAGTGGCTCTTTATTGCGTTTATGTGTTTCGTCTGCATCCTGATGGTGATATGCGGCGGTTTTACTTCGGTGCGGTCTTACTAAGAAGGGTTTGGTAGCATGGACGAAATCACAAAAAACGAATCATATCGCGAAGATTTCCAGTTTCTTTTCGTGTTTTCATGTATAGTCACCATCATGGTTTTGAGTTTGTCGCTTATTGTTTGGTCTTGGGAAAATGATCAGAACAAACGGCTAGAGCGGCTCGAAAAACTTAACGGCATCAAACAACCTCAAGAGCCTTGCGGTTGTTGTCCGCCGCTGGGTGTCTTGTCAGTTCAGGAGATATAAATAATGGAAATCGGTGACAGAATGAAAGATTACGAAAAAGCTTACGGTATGCAGGCAATGCCTAATTGCCCGATCATAGTTCGTATCGACGGAAAAGCTTTTCATGGTTTTACTTCAAATTTGAATAAGCCTTATGATGACGGTTTAGTACAAGCAATGGATACTTTGACTTATGATCTTTGTAATTTTAGTGATGCGGTTTTAGGATATACACAGAGCGACGAAATAACACTCGTGCTATCCAAAGAATCGCCAGAGCAAGAATTATTTTTCAACGGCAAAATACAAAAGTTATGCTCTGTTCTAGCATCCTATGCAACTTATACTTTCAATAACATTTTCAAAAATGAAGGAAAAATGGCACTATTTGATTGCCGTGTCTTTTCCGTGCCAAATTTATCCGAAGCTACAAACTGTTTGCTCTGGCGAGAAATGGATGCAGCACGAAACTCAATTCAGATGGCCGCTAGAACTTATTATTCGCATAAAGAATGTAATAATAAAAGCTTTTCAGATCTTAACGAAATGCTTATGAAACTAGATATTAACTGGCATAATTATCCCGCACGCTTTAAACGTGGCGGTTATATTAAAAAATTGAGAGATGAAATTACTGGAAAAAGACGATATTGCCCGTTAGATATAATTCCTCTAACGCAATATAATCATGAGCAAAGAGTTGAAATTTTATTTGGAGATTTAGTCAATGTCAATTAATGTATTTTTTACTTCGGATTCTCATTACGGGCACTCAAATATTGCCGGGCCTAAAGTAAGCTCGTGGAGTTCGGGTTATCGTAATTTTAATAGTACGCACGATATGAATGAAGCACTCATTGATTCTTTTAATGAGGCCGGTGCTAACGATATTATTTACCATCTTGGCGATTGGTCTTTCGGTGGAAAACATAACATTGAAATGTTCCGCAAAAGTATTCGTTGCCAAAACATTTTCCTAGTTACGGGCAATCATGACAAGCATGTATATGATCACAGGCACCTATTTAAATGGATAAAGCCCGTATGGGAAGGAAAAATTCATGATACATATTTTTACCTTCATCACTACGCACAACGCATATGGAATATGTCCCACAGAGGATCTATAATGCTTTACGGGCATAGTCACGGCAGTCTACCAGACGACCCCGATCTTCTGTCTATAGATGTTGGTTGGGATACTGAACTGTACGGACACGAAAAACATACATTGTATCATTACGACGAAGTCATGTCTATTATGAAACAAAAGAAGTGGACTGCTGTTGATCATCATAACACTAATACTACGGAGTGAGAAAATGGAAAAGTGCCCAAAGTGCAATTATGACGGACATTGGAAAACGCCCAAGTCTAAGTATATGCTATGTTATAAATGCGGAAAGCAATGGATTCCGGAAAAATCCGAAAAAGATAAAAAGGAATATGTAAGCGTTATTGATAAATTATATGAAAAAGTTGAATTTTAAACCTAACCAGATAACCGCCATAGTAATAGTATTCGGTGGATTATTATTTATTTTATACGATTTGTTCGCACTGTTCATTTTTAATGAAGAAGCAACAATAAGTTACGTTGTAAATCAGTGGGCATGGTCAAGCCCGCTGGCAGTTTATATCGCCGGTGTAGTAACTGGCGGTTTGGCTGTACATTTTTTAGCATGGGCACCATTAGAAAAACAGGTAGAAAGAAAAAATGAGCAAGTTGACAATAGTTAGAGGTCTTCCGGGTTCGGGTAAAAGCACGCTTGCACACAAGCTAGCGGAAGCTGATGGAAATAGTGTGGTATTAGAAGCCGATCAGTTTTTTATGATTGAAAATGATTATAAATTTACGTTCGACTTTTTAACCGTGGCACATTCTTGGTGTCTCGGGCAGGCTTTTTATCATTTATTTCGCGGCAAAAATGTTATTGTAGCAAATACATTCGTCGAGTATTGGACAGTTGATAAATATATTGAGGCCGCTTTTAAAGCTAAAATTCCTTGGGAAGTGGTAGAACCAAAAACTAAGTGGAAAAGCGATACGGTTCAATTGGCCGAAAAGAACGTCCATAAGGTCAGTCAGGCCGCTATTCAAAAAATGCTTGATAAATGGGAAACCACAAAAGAAATTATCACCAAACTTGAAGCAAAGGGCTGGGCCGTTTAATGGGTAAGGTCGGTATTTTTCTGGCGATACTACTTTATATGTTTATCGCCGCCGGTAATTTAAAAGATAAAGATTATCCACATGCCATGATGTGGTTTTGTTACGGTTTAGCAAACGTGGCTTTGCTATGGTACGAATATACAAAAGAGGTTTTATGAATTATAACAAAGTTATAGTGGGCGGAAGGCTTACTAAAGACTCAACGCTAACTTCTACTGCCAGCGGAAAGAAAGTTTTGGAGTTTTCTATCGCTTGCAGCGATAAGTATGGAGACAAAGAAGAAGTGCTGTATTTAGACTGTGTCATGTTTGGTGAGCGGGCAGAAAAGGTCGCACAATATTTCGTCAAGGGAAAGCAAATGCTGGTTGATGGAAAGCTGCGGCTTGAGAATTGGACCGGATCTGACGGAGTTAAGCGGTCGAAACATTCATTACTCGTTGATAATTTTACTTTTGCAGGATAATATGAAGAACTTATTAATGATTGTGTGTGTATTTTTTCTTTCATTAGAAGCTGCCGGGGCGGATAAAACTTCGTCCGGGCGACCTAATTCCGGAAATTCTTCCGAATCTAGGAATTCTTTTCAGAGTAGACCAAATATTTTTGGTGGTCAAAGATATTATAGTTCTGGCAGGCCGGTCGGGTATTCTCGGCCAAACATTTATGGCGGTCAAAACTATAACTCTTATGGCACCAAAAAGAAATAATGAAGAAAAAAATTAATGTTGATTTAAAAGATCTGGCATATGAAAGGGCACTATTGTCGGCCATATGTCAGATGGGACTGGAAGTATTTATTGATGTAGATTATATCACTAATGAAACATTCACTGAGCCGACAAACCAGATAGTATTCGATATTGCTAAAAAATGTATCTATGACGGTAGCACTCTAGATCTTTCTACTATTTTGAGCAAAGCTTCTTCTTTGGGGCTTGCGAGCTTATTTGAAAATAAAGACGAATTAGAATATATTAGATCTTTATTTAATTTTCCCGTAAACAAAAACAATGTAACAAATTACGCCGCAAAACTTACGAAGCTAAAGCTTCTTAGGGATGCCCGCAAAGAGTTTCAAAAAGCAATGGATGGCCTTTCTCAATTTACGGGCGAGGAAGATATTGCGGATATTCTTACAAGTATTGAACAGCCCGGAAATAATCTGGCTCAAACAATATATAATAGCGATAATAGTAAGCCCGTAGAGATTGGCGTTAACATGTATGATTATGTAGTAGAATTACTAAATAATCCTGCGGGTTTCAATGGTATAAAAACTGGCATTGAAGAATTTGATAAGGCTCTCGGCGGCGGTTTACGCAATGGGTGCGTCGATGTTGTTGCGGCCCGACCTAAAACTGGCAAAAGTACACTCGGCCTACAAGTGTCGAAAAATCAGGATGTATTATCTATACCTACTCTGATAATAGACACCGAAATGGATTCTGCAAGTCAACAAAATAGATTGCTCGCTAATGCTTCGGGCGTTAATGTTAATGATATTGCCGCAGGAAATAAAAGCTATGCAGAAAAAATGTTGAAGGCGGCAGAATCCTTGAAAGATTCTAAGATTGAGCATATTAATGTTTCCGGGCGTTCGTTTGATTCTATACTATCGATTATGAGACAGTGGATCTATCGCAAGGTTGGATTTAATAATGATGGAACCGCAAAACCGTGCCTCATTGTTTATGACTATTTAAAACTTACGAGCGGCGATAATATCACTGAGGCTATGAAGGAATATCAAATTCTTGGATTCCAGATGACAAACCTACACAACTTTATGGTAAAATATAAAGTACCGTGCTTAGCGTTCGTACAGTTAAGTCGGGAAGATGATATCGCCCAATCGGATCGTATCTTGTGGCTCTGTACGAGCTACACCAAGTTCAAGGAGAAGTCTCAGCAAGAACAGGCCGATGATATCGCTGCGGGAGTTCCGGTGCCGTATAACCGCAAGCTAGAGCCTCAGGTGGCCCGTTATGGACCCGCTATGGACTTTGGCAACTATATCAATCTCCGCATGGAGGGCGAATATAGTAGACTTACAGTTGGCCCAACTAGAGATCAATTGGCCCGTGGCGTAAAAGTAGATGTTCAAGTTCCAGATATATCAAGTGTAGGACAAAATGACGACGACACAAAAGAAATATCTGACGGCCCAGCAAATTCCTGATATATTAGAATCTTTTAAGATAGATTTTAAATATAAGGCCGGTACATACTCTTTTGCATGTCCCGTTCATAATGGCGATAATGCTACTGCATGTACAATTTTTGAAGGCAGGCACGATATTCCAAATTGGCAGTGCTGGACACACCAATGCCAGAATACATACGGCAAAGGACTTTACGGTTTTATACGTGGGGTTTTATCGGCCCGTGGCGGAGAAGAAGTTGATTTTAAGGCCGTAAACAATTTTCTACGTAATAAGAATCTTAATTTTTTTGTTTCTATAGAAAAAACTCCTGCTAATCAGCAAAAGATTTTGACTCGGGCATTATCTGTAGGTACAAATAAGGTAACTAAAAATATAGACCGTGATTACATAAGAAAAAATCTTGTGTGTCCGTCTCCATATTTTTTGGGAAGAAATTTTTCTGCTGAAATATTAGACATGTTTGACGTTGGAGATTCGCATCAGCCCGGACGCATGATGCACGAAAGAGCAGTAGTGCCGGTGTACGACATAGATGGATCTTATGCTGGTTGTTGCGGGCGTACCATTGTTGAACATAAAGATAAATGGATTTATTCATTTAATAAGGGCAACTTTTTATACGGATTAAACCTCTCGTTGGAACATATACAAAAGTCGGGATGGGCAGTGATTGTCGAGGGAAATCCGGATCTTTGGGAGGTTTTCAGTCATGGTTTTCGTAACTCTGTGGCTATAATGGGAACAGCTTTTACTGATGAACAACTGTTATTGCTGGAGCAAAGCGGTGCATTAAATTTATTAATATTTACAGACATGGATTCAGCCGGAAGAAATTGTGCAGATTCTATCGTTAAAAAGTGCGGAAGAAGATTTAATTATTACGTGCCTGAATACGGAGCGAAAGACCCCGGCGAATTAGGTGTGGAAGTAAAAAATATACTAGGTAATTATATTGATTTGGAGAAACTATGAAAAGTAAGGTTTTAGCTTTTTGCGGCAAAAAAGGTAGCGGCAAAAACACACTGGCGAATTTCTTGACGGGCTATCAGCTACGGGCGAATGAGATTATCAAAGATTTTTCGCTTGATGATAAAGGTAGATTATTTGCTTTATATGATGCGAATGGTAAAGATGCCGAGGGGCTTTTAGATTTAAACAGAAATGATTTTGACTTCGGAGTTTATGCGTCACAAAGTATCTGGCCCTTCGTTAAGACGTATGCTTTTGCAAATCCTCTAAAGGATATATGTCATGAACTTTTTGAGATTCCTAGAGAATTACTGCATGGTACTGACGAAGATAAAAACACGGTCATGGAGCATCTTAGGTGGGAAAATATGCCGGGAGTTATGACTCCTGAAATGTCTATATACGGACAAGACTATGTTGGAAAACATTCTGATGGAAGTTTCGAAGATGCTTGTTATTGGATGTATAAGCATGACCCCGGCCTTATGACTGTGCGTGAATTCCTACAGTTTATGGGCACGGAAGTTATGCGTAAGATATACGGTCCGGTGTGGGTAAATTTATTAAAGAGACAAATTCAGTCAGAGCGGTCTGATCTATCAATTATAACCGACTGCCGTTTTGATAACGAGATTGACGGATTAAAATCTCTACCGAGCGAAAGCTATGATGTAAAATTTGTATATCTTACGAGATATATTAATGCTGACGACAAACATGTTTCGGAAAATGGAACTAATTTACAATATGCCGATCTTGTTCTTGATAACATGAATATGTCTTTAACAGATACGTGCATCGCACTTCAAAAACAAATATCGGATTGGGGATGGCTTGAATAATGAGTAAAATAATTCTATTAGATCTTGACGGTGTATTAGTCGATTTTATATCTGGATGCTTAAAAGTTTTAGGCAGGCATGAAAAACATGACGATATTAAATCATGGAATTTTTACAGCGAGTGGGGTATTTCAGATGAAGAGTTTTGGGAAAAATGTTCTACTCCGGGGTTTTGGTATAATTTAGAGTTATATCCTTGGGCTAAAGAGTTTTATAGCTCACTTAAAAAACATGGAGATGTTGTTATTTCCACATCGCCAAGTTCCCACCCTTTATGCACTCAGGAAAAAATTGCTTTTTGTCAAGATAAGTTAGGCATTAAAAGAAGAGATATAATGGTTGGAAAAAGAAAAGAATTACTTGCAGGTAAAGGTAGAATACTAATAGATGATTACACTGAAAATATCAATATTTTCAATGGATATGGCGGAAACGGAATTTTGTTTAAACAGCCTTGGAATAACGGAATAGATCGCCAAGAAATAATTGAAATTATTAACTTATAAATATTAACGGAGCACTTTATGGAAATTAGTTACGCCAGATCTTCACTGCTTGGTTCTTACGCCTACTGTCAGTTAAAAACATATATTACATACAACTTAGGAATTCAAGAACCTAGTCAGCTAAAAGCAAATTTGGGAACGATTACCCATAAAGCACTTGAAATATTAGCTAACTGCAAAAAACAAATACAGGATAATCCTAAAAATAAAAAATTTATATTCAACGATGCGGATTTTGGGGAAATTAAATATAGCTATAAAACACTAATGTCGGAAGAATTTGTTAAAACTATATTAAATTTATCCTATGAATATTATACTAAAAACACTCCGCATTTAAACTATATTCGTAATGAGCATTATCCTTTTTGCGAAAAAATGGTGGACGCTTGCTTAAATATAAACAGTGGTCAATTTGATCCTAGAAAAATGAATATATTGCAAGCAGAATGCCCATTCGATTTAGAAGTAAAACAGCCTTGGGCTAACGGCTTAAGGCTGAAAGGCACAATGGATTTATTGACACTCGGAGATTCTGACACTATAGAGTATGTAGATTATAAGACAGGGGCAAGAAAAGATTGGGCTACTGGCGAGATTAAAGACCTGCCTAAACTGCAAAAAGATATACAACTATTGCTGTATTATTACGCAATAAGACAAATATTTCCGCAATACAAGAATGTAATTATGACAATATTCTTTCTGCGTGATGGCGGACCTTTTACCGTCTTGTATGATAGTAAAGACGAAGAATACTTCATGAATGAACTAAAAAGACTTTATATAGAAATAAAAAATAACAAAAATCCTAAACCAATCAATAGATGGAGAAGCGATTTTAGATGTCAAAAACTTTGCCATTATTACAAAACAAATTGGCCGGAAACTGAAACTAACATTTGTCAATACGTAGAAAATAACATAAAATTGTACGGAATAGAAGAAACAACACAAAATTTAAAGAAAAAGGGGTTTGAAACAAGTTTTTATCAATCTCCGGGATCAGTAAAATAATATGATTGAATTTAAAATTACAGACGAAATGGTTAGAAAAGCTTGGGCTAAATCTATTGATATGGGCAAGCTTAAGAATTCCATAACCGAGGGCGATGGAAATATTGCGGGATTTATCGGAGAGCAGGTTGCAAACCTTGTGATCGGTGGTACAATAGTCAATACGAAGGATTACGATCTTGTCGGGCCTGATGGAACGACTTATGATGTCAAGACGAAGCGGTGTACTTCCGAGCCTATGACTCACTATGAATGTAGTGTTGCAGCTTATAATACAGTCCAAAAGTGTGATAAGTATATTTTTATTAGAGTTGAGTTTGTTGATAATAAATATACTAGAGCGTGGTATCTTGGCAGTATAGATAAAAATCTATATTTCAATAAGGCCCGAAAGCTATACAAGGGCCAAAAAGACGGTTCTAATTGGTTTACTGTTAAAAGTGATTGTTACAATTTGAAAATTGAGGATTTGAATGACAATAACAATGCGGACAACTCAGAAGAGGGAAAAGTTTAGTTATTTTTTAAGTATTATTAAGTCAGCCGGTCTTATGTATGAATATGGCGGCATATCTCAACTATTTGACAAACTTGACTCTATAGATACCATTGGTATATTATACGTTGACGGGCTTGCTTGTTCTTGTGCTATAACAACTAAAAGTAATGCAATATTTGATATGTATAATATTGCTGCATATACAAGTATGCCGTTCAGACGTAAGGGTTATAGTAAAATGCTTTTGAAAAAAGTGCTATCTAGAGACAAGCGAAAGTTTAAAAATAAACTATACAAATCTTCCGACTATAAATTTTACTCTAGAATAATTACAAAGAATTTGGTGTTTTAATATGAATAAGAATCATTTTTGTGTTTTCGATTTTGAAACGGGCGGCGGCGAAAATCCGTCCAAGTGCCAGATAACTCAATTATCGGCAATTATAATTAATCCTAGAAGTTTAAGGGCAGAACCCGGAGGAATATTTGATTCCGAGGTTCAGCCCATATTTGATAACGATAAAGCTATTGCGGCGGACCTAAACCCTGTTCAGCAAGAAGCTTTAGATGTTACACGTAAGACTAAAGAAAAACTTATGGAAGCTCCACCGGAAAAAATTGTATGGGAAAAATTCAAGCAGTTTATCAAGCGATTTAATATAAAAAATAGCGTATATACCGCACCTATTCCCGTGGGATATAATATAATAAATTATGACATGCCCATTATTAATAGGTTGTGCCTGCAATACGGGCCTGCATCTAAAGATAAACAATCGATATTTAATCAATTATACAAAGTCGATTTGCTTGATTATTTTATGATGATGACTGAAAATTCGGTCAATATAACTTCCCGCAAGCTTGTTGACATGATGGATTTTATGGGAATGCCCTCTCATATGAAAGCTAACGCACACGATGGATTACACGATGTAAAATGCACCGCTAATATTTTTATTAAGCTAATGCATTACCAGCGTGCTATTACACTAAAAACAGATTATTCCAAGGCTTTTGCCGACAGCCCTTTATTTATAGAATAAAAAAATGACAGAATTTGTTCCTTGGGTTCCTCTACACCAACACTCAAATCTTAGCCTGCTAGACGGTTTCTCCGTTCCTAAGGATATTGCGAAGACATGTGCGAGTTATGGTTATCGGGCCGCAGCTATTACTGACCACAGAAACGTAGCCGCCCACGTAAAATTCTTTAAGGCTTGTAAAGATGCCGGTATTAAACCGATTTTAGGCTGCGAATTTGATATATCAGATGATTTGTCCACTGTTAGAACTGCGGCAAATCGCTCTACTAATCACTTAGTAGTTCTGTGTAAAAATTTGGCCGGATGGTATGAAATGCTTCGGGCCGTATCGAAAACAAACGATCCTAATTCTTTTTATTACAAGGCCCGCATATCTTTAGAAGAATGCAAAGAGTTTCTATCTAGCGGAAACCATGTAGCTATCAGCGGCCATGCCGGAAGTACAATTTGTGATATACTTTTTACTTCCACATCTGTTTACAGAAGCAAGAGTGAAGAACAAGCCCGGACATTTTTACGCGAAGACTGGGAAACAGTTCTGGAGCAACATATACAAAAGCATATTGATGTATTCGGCAAAGAGAATTTTTTTCTTGAGATTCAACTAATCGATAAAGAACATTTACCCATGACTTCCGTAACGGCTGAATGTCTAAGGTGTATGTCTCAAAAATTAAACATTAAAACAGTGGCGACCGCAGATAGTCATTACGTTCGTAAGAGCGATGCTATTTACCAAAGAATTTTGCTATGTTCTAACTTAGGACGTACCTTGCCGGGAGTCATACGAGATATCCAGAACGGAAAAGACGTTCCTCTTGGTACATTCTTCGTGTCTGATAACTATCATATTCCTACATATGCTGAAATGCAAGCATTGCACACTCAGGAAGAACTGGAGAATGCAGTTTTGATAGCGGACATGTGTGAAGAGTACGACATTCTTTCAACTCCACAATTGCCAAAATTTGATTGTCCAAACGGTATATCTGAAATCGAATATGTAAAACAATTATGCCGTGAAGGATGGAAAAAACTTCCTTTTAAAAAACAAAAAGATCAAGTTTATATTAATCGTGTGAAGGAAGAACTTCAAGTTATTGAGGAAGCTAATCTGGCTGGATATTTTCTTATTGTTTGGGATATCATCAGGTTTTGTAAGTCTAAAAATTGGAAAACGGGCGTGGGTAGAGGGTCGGCTGCGGGGTGTTTAATGTCATATCTTATAGGTATTACAGGTATTGATCCTATTCCGTATAATCTACTGTTCAGTAGGTTTTATAACTCCGGAAGAAAAGGTACTTTGCCAGATATTGATCTTGATATTCCGAGTCAACATAGGGATGAAATCATTCAGTATATTAAGACTAAATATGGTGAAGATAAAGTTTCACAGATGGCTACATTCTCTTCCTTAATGGGTAAGTCTGCCATGAAAGAAGTCCTACGCATTGAAGATGTTGTAACTCCAGCAGAAGCGAATGAAATCACGGAACATATTCCCGATAAAGCAGAAATTGCCGATGAATTAGAAAACATGGAAGATGCATCTATTATTAAATGGGCATTGATTCATAGAGCAAGCAAGCTGTCTCAATGGTGTACTATCGATGAAGACGATAACTTGTCCGGGCCTTTGGCGGGATCTTTTTATAGGGCCATACAAATTGAAGGCTGTTATAAATCTCAAGGCAAGCACCCAGCGGGCGTTATTATCTCTTATAGGCCGCTACAAGAGATTTGCCCCATCGTTAGGGATAAAGACGGGGCACCCATCGCGGGCTTAGAAATGGGCGATTTGGAGGCTTTGGGGCACGTAAAATTTGATATTCTTGGTGTGTCTATCTTAGATAAGTTAATGGATATAATTCCGCATTTGCCAGAAGGGTGTAATGTTGAAAATCTAGAAGATAAAGCGACTTGGAAAACTTTCGCAGATGGTGACGTAAAGGGTATATTTCAGCTAGAAAAACAAAAACGATGGGTTAAAAAATTAAAACCAGAAAACATTCACCATTTAGCTGCTCTAGTTTCAATTATCCGTCCGGGATGCGTTGAATCACTGGGAGAAGATGGTGTATCTATGACTCAGCACTATATCGACAGAAAAAACGGAGAAGAAGAAGTTCCAAGTATACATGAGGTTGTAGATAAGACCCTTAAGGATACATATGGAGTTTTGGTATATCAAGAAACAGCGATGTTATTGTCCAGAGATGTCGCGGGATTTACTCTGGATGAAGCCGATGAATTAAGAAAAGCTATTGGTAAAAAACGCACCGATGTTATGGCTAAAGTAAAAGATAAATTCTTCAAAGGTTCTTCTAGAGTATCAGTTACATCAGAAGAGATTACTAAAAAAATATTTGACTGGATTGAGAAATCGCAACGTTACAGCTTTAACGCGAGTCATGCGTACTCATATGGACACAATGCTTATTATTCCGCCTATTGTAAAACTCATAATCCGATTAAGTTCTACGAAGTCTATCTAAATCATTCTAAAAATGGTCCCGACCGAATGGAAGAAATAAAAGATTTAGTAAATGATGCCAGACAGCATGGAATTAATGTTGTACCGCCATCTTTGAGTAATTTATATGAAAATTTTACTGCTGTTCCGGAACAAAATTCGATTGCTTTTGGATACGGGCACGTTAAAAATGTAGGTGTAAAAGAAGCAGCTAAAATAGAAGATATAAAATCCAAACACGATGTAGAGAAATTCAATTGGATAGATATATTATGCATTTTTAATAAAATCAATAGCCTTTCAATGAATGCACTCATCGCAGTCGGTGCTTTTAATGGTGACTATAATAAAAACAGTAGAGATAAAATGCTTTACGAATATAATACCTTTAAGGATCTTACCGATAAAGAAATATTATTTATTAAAGAAAACGTAGAAAAGGACAAAGGTTTGCTGTATCATATAAATTTGCTTATAAATAAATATAAGCTTACAAGTAGTAGAATGGCTAAAGTTTTAGGAATGAAGTCGGCACTGGAAAATCCAATGTACGATATTAATGATTCTGCGGCTATGATATTACAAAAAGAGCGTTTTTATATGGGGCTTCCTCTTTCTTATTTAGGTAATGTGTCTCCGGGAAGTTATTCTTCCGATACTACATGTCTTGATGTTGTGAGCGGAAATGCTAAGGGGACGATTAATCTTATAGTTAATATAACAAATGTTAGAGAGCATAAGGTCAAAAGCGGTAAGACGGCGGGTCAAATGATGGCTTTTATTAGTGGTGAAGATAGTACAGGATGCTTGAAGTCTATTGTTGCTTTTCCTAAAGAATATGCAGAATATAGAGCTTTGTTAGTTGAAAATAACAACATTATGATTCAGGGATCGGTAGAATCTAGAAATGATGAATACTCGTTAAATGTTAGGAAAATTGTACAGGTTTAAATATGAATAATTGTTATTTTGTCGGAAGAATATTAGAAGATTTAACTCTTAATGTTGAGCATGATTGTAATGTGTGTGATTTTGTCATAGAAGTTGAAGAGAAGTGGCAAGGAAAAACTGATGGTAAAAAAAATATCATTAAAACTATGATTAACTGCACTGCTTGGGATAAAGGTGCTGACGCATTATATGCCAAACTTGTCAAGGGCGATATGATTTTTATTGAAGGCTCCTTACGTCATGACGAAGACGGAATAGATTACATAAGAGTTAACAGTTTCAGAAAGGCATATTAATGAAAAAAATATTGCTATGCACAGAGTTTAGCGGATTTAGTACGGGATACGGAGTTTACGGTAGAGAGCTTCTAAGCAGGCTGTCTAAACACTACGAAGTAGCTGAGCTAGGTTGTTACATAACACCTGATGATCCAAGAATGTCTAATTATCCTTGGAGGGTTTATCCGAACAAGCCTAGCGAAAACAGTCCTGATTATAATAATTATCTAGCGTCTAGTTCTTTTGAATACGGCGAATATACATTCAACAATGTATTATTAGATTTTAAACCTGACTATGTCATAGACTTTAGAGATCCTTGGGCATTTGAATATCAAAGCAGGTCGCCGTTTCGAAATTTTTACAACTGGCTTATATGTCCAACTGTAGACGCTAGACCACAAAATGCTGACTGGATGGAATTGTATGGAAATGCCGATGGTGTTTTAACATACTCTGAATTCGGCAGAAAAACTATTCTGGCTCAATCTAGCAATATTAACGTCCTCGGAGTTGCAAGTCCTGCGGCAAGCGAAAACTACAAGCCTTTTACTATAGAAGAAAAAAATCAGTTACGGGCCTTCAATAATATTCCTCAAGATATTTATATTCTAGGCACCGTTATGCGTAATCAGCCTAGAAAATTGTTTCCGGAATTATTTAAACTATTCAAGAGATATGTCAAAGAGTCGGGCCGTAGAGATGTTTACTTATACTGTCATACTGCATTTCCTGATGTTGGGTGGAATATTCCGGAATTATTAATGGAATCAGAATTATCCAGCAGAGTTATTTTTACTTACAAGTGTAAGACTTGTCAAAATATATCTGTGGAGCATTTTTCCGATACAGTAAAATACTGCAATAAATGCGGAAACTTTAGTAAAAATATTGCAGGCGTTAATAATAGCCTGACAGAACAAGAGCTTAACTTTGTATATAACCTATTTGATGTATATATTCAATACGCTACAAATGAGGGTTTTGGAATTCCTATAGTAGAAGCGGCTAAAGCGGGTGTTCCGGTAATGAATGTTAATTATTCTTCAATGGAAGATTTTTCACAAACGATATCTACTATACCTATTGATGTAAAAGAATATGTTAAAGAGGCTTCTACTTCAAGATTGCTTGCAGTCCCCTGTGAAAATTCGGCAGTAGATATTTTGTTTGATTTATTCTCTCTCCCAAGAGATTACATGCATTCATCTCTTGGAAAAGCCTATCATAAATTATCTAGTGATTTTTATTCTTGGGATAAAAACGCACAGGTTTGGATCGACGCAATCGAATCAATTCCTTTAAAGAGTAAAAAATGGAATGATCCCGTTGAAATTTTGCAGCCGGACCCTATAATGAACGTGGGCATGTCTCCGTGCGAACAGGCTGTATTTTTAATCAATAACGTTTTAAAGAAGCCGGAATTTATGTTTTCTAATTTATGGAGAAGGCTTGTTAAAGATCTTACTTATAGAAGTACAATGCCGGGCGTGGGACTATTATATTTTAATGAAAATTCATTCAAGGATAATTTAAAAGGCAGACCATTTACATTTGAAGATGCATATGAATCAATGGTTCAGCTAAGAGATTTTTATAATAAATGGGAACAGAACAGAAATGAAAGTATTGTACATAGGTCATTACGCTGATGGAACTGGTTGGGGCAATGCCGCACTCCATAACATTATAGCTATGAACAGAATTGGAATAGATGTTATTCCAAGGAGAGTTTCATACAAGCCAGAAGAAGCACAATCAGTACCTCAAGAAATAGCAGAGCTAGAACAAAAATCTTTGTACGGAGTAGACGTATGCGTTCAACATACATTACCGACTAATTATAGTTATTACTCCGGTAGGTCAAAAATCAGAAACATATGCATGTACGAAACTGAGACTAGCGATTTTAGATATACTCAGTGGTATAAGTATATCGATATGTTTAAAGAATGTTGGGTTCCAAATAATGATATGGTTATGGACTCATTTTTGTCCGGGGTAAAAAAATGCAAAGCAACTGTAGTTAATCATTGTATTGATGTTGATAAGTATAAAAATTTTGTACCGCAAAATGTTATAGCGGGACTTAAAGATAAAAATGCTTATAACTTTTGTTACGTCGGGGAATTAAGTAAGAGAAAAAATGTTAAAGCTATCTTGCAGGCTTTCCATTTGGAGTTTGGTATGCATGAGAATGTGAACTTATTTTTAAAACTTAATATGCCCGGAAAGAGTGCTAATGAAACGCTTCAAATAGCAAGCGAATTAAATAAATATGTTACTCGCGGCCTTAAAATAAGAAATAAATACAAGGAGCCGTTTGTTTTATGCGGGCACTGCGATGACAACGATCTTTTGTCTTTCATGAGTCAGTGTCATTGCTTCGTATGCGCTAGCAGTGGCGAGGCATGGTGCATTCCGGCACTAGAAGGAATGGCATTAGGTCTAGACTTAATATATACTAAAGGTACTGGTTTATCAGAATTTGCTTTTAGTGACGCAATAGCGGTTAATAGCACGATTAGTCCCTGTACAGATGCTTTAGACACATTACTTGAAATATACACAGGTTTTGAAACATGGAGAAATATTAACATATCATGTTTACAGATGGCTATGAGACGGGCATTTTATAGAAAAAATTCTATAGATAGAGAAAAAATTAAGGGGCGTGCTTTTGAATTCGGTTACGAGAGAACCGGAAAGCAAATTATGGAGGCATTAAATGATACAAAATAAAATAAGGCAATATTTAAGATCCGCAGATTTATTGAATAACGCCGACCCGCTAAATATATTAGTTATAGGATCTACACACGAACGCTATGAACAACAATTATGTAAAACCGGACATAACTTTTTCTCAATTAATCATGGGAAGCAATGGGATTTAAACTGCGGTGATATTCCGAAAAATTATCATATCATAGATTACATTCCCCATGATTTAAAACCCGACTTAATTTTAACTCATGTCTCCGGAGAAAGACTTGATATAGCTAATGAATACGCAAGAATTTTTAATGTAAAAGTAATACGACATACGCATACATTGCCCGAAAATGATTATGAACTAAAAGTATTCCGTTCTCAATATGCAGATTTAAATACATTCATATCTGAATACAGTAAAAATGCATGGGGTTTAAATAATCAGAAAACCGATGTTATTACACACGGAATTGACACGAGTTTTTTTTCTGATAAAAATATAGAAAGAAAAAATACAGTATTATCTGTTGTGAACAAATGGGCTAGTCGAGATTGGGCCTGCGGCTGGAAGTTATACCAAGAAATCGTTAATGGAAATAAAGATAAAACATTTATTGTTGCGGGAGATAATCCGGGTTTATCTAAACCAGCCAGTAGCACAAAGGCACTCGTTGATTTGTATAACGAATCATCTATATTTCTAAATACATCACAATTTTCTCCCGTTCCAATGGCTTTAATTGAAGCTATGGCTTGCGGCTGTGCTGTTGTGTCGAGTAATACATGCATGATACCCGAAATCATTACGCATGAATTTAACGGATTTCTAGCTAGCACGCCCGACGAATTTAATAAATACTTAACGCTATTATATAATAATAAAGAATTGGCCGAACAAATCGGTGCTAATGCCCGAATGACAATTTTCGAACATTACAACCTTATTAATTTTTGCCGGTCGTGGGATTCAATTTTTAGAAAGACAATATTATCATGAAGTTATTACTAACAAGAAACCGTAAAGAAGCAATAAACGGATATGAAACCATAAGTGCTCCGCTAGCTTTAGTCAGAAACGATATAAAAAATATAGATGACATATGCTGTGATGCTGAGGCTATCAATATTAAAGTTGATAATTTTTTATCTCTATATGATTATGACGCAGTCAGAATGGTACTTCTAAAAATTTGCTCAAAACTAAGAATTGGTGGAGAGATAGTTGTAACCGATCTAGACTTTGATTTAATCGCTTATGCGTCCGGGAGAGGATTAATTGAAGAAAAAGTTTTAAATGAATTGCTTTTTACGGAAGGTGCCTTATCATCTTTCTTTGGGTCTGAATCCATAGTGGAAACACTAACTTCGGCGGGCATTCATATTACCGAAAGATACATAGAAAACAATAGAAATTTTGTAGTAAAGGGAGTAAGATGCTAAAGTTTGAAGTTCACTGTAAAGATTGTGTTTTTGCTGGAGTAAAAGACGGCGTTCAGAATGAATGTCTGCTGGGAAAGACGGATAGCATTGAAAATAAAGTATTAGAGGAAGGTTTCTATAAATTCGGTAGACACTGCAATTCTTTCAGAGATGAGCAATGGCTTAAAAATGTAGATGGCTGTCCAAAGGAAAAAGTCGCACTAGAAACAAAGGCAAGGCTCGGTGTTTGTATTAACTTTATAGGAAGTTACGATAATGAACTGCTAAGAGAAACTGTAAAAAGTATTAATAATGCACAATACTATATAATTATTAATGACAGGCCGGAACATAATAAAGATCTTTATGATATAGTCAAACAAGAAACTAATGTTCATCCGTCCAGAATTAATATAGTTCAAATTATCAATCAAAAACCTGAATATTATATAGATGAAGGCTTTAATGCGGGCGGTAGAAACGGTTACTTCTGCTATGTAAACTCCGGAACGTTTTTTCCTCCTAATTTTATAGATCAATTAAACAATGTAATAAATAATCAGATGAAGCCCGTGATGGTTTGTTATGACGGCAACTTTATACTGTTTCAATCTATGTTATTTAAATATCTAAACGGTAATAAAGCTAGAATGCTATCTGATGGATCTGTTGACAATAGAAATTTCTTGGAAAAAGCAGGTGACTTAAATTCGGAGAATAACTGCATTTTTGCTTGGGGAGAAATATTTAATGCATAAAGTAACGACTGTTATAGCCAACTTTAACTATGGAGACAAGTTAATTGCATGTTTAGATAGTGCTTTTAATTGTGATACTACGGGCTTTGTGCATAAAATAGTTTTAGTAGACGATGGTTCAACGGATAACTCAGTTGAGCGTGTGAAACAAGCCTTCGGACACAAATTTAAAACTGTTTATACTAAAGGTTATTTAACTATACATACTTCGGATAATTTTGATTTTATAGTTAGTCCTAACATGGGTGCTTCCGCAGCTAGAAATACAGCAATTAAACATAGCTGGAACAATACTGAATTCTTTCACATTTTAGATTCTGACGACAAAATGACTGATAGTAAAATCGTGAAAATGCTTGAAAAAATGGAGCATCCGGAAGTAGGTGTTGTCTATGCAGATTATATCATAAAACGCCCTCTGTATTCAAAAATAGAGTTTAAATATCCTTACGATCAAAACCATTTAAAGCATGAGTGTATAGTCCATAGTGGATCTCTAATTAGAAAGCATTATTTGAATTTAGTTAAATTTTCCAATGGAGATATTTATGACATAAATTTACACGGACCCGCTAGCACTACTTTTATAGGATGCACTGAGGATTATGATCTTTGGCTTAGATTGTCAAATGTATGTGTTATGGTTCATATTCCAGAAACACTAAGTATCGTAAGTGAGCACGGTAATAACCAGTCAATGAAAATGAGTAATGAAATTTATAAAAAAAACATGGAGTACATACAAACAAGATGACCACAAACTTTTTATCGCTAGCGGCCAGTATAGGCAAAAGAATAAAATCTAAAGAGCCTAGAGCAGCACTTTCTATTCGCGGAGTCCCAGTTGTATTGCGACAGTATTTTACAATTAGAAATAACTTTATAAAAGATGAAGATTTCGCTTTTACTGTAATAGCCGGATATAAGCCCGGAAAAATTAAACGTGTCATAAAAGGATACGAAGACATCAAAATATTGATTAATGAAAATCACGCCAGTACAAATCAAGCCGAAAGCATTAGAATTTACTTGAAAGATAACAAAGTGGATAACTTGATTATTTTTCATGGAGACTTGCTTTTTATTGATGCCCCAATGCCTAAAGAGGAATCTACATGCTTCTACGATGGATCATACGATTTTAGGCAGGATGAAGTGGGGGTCAACATACAAGATGGATATGTAAACAACTTATCATATGGATTAGAAACAAAGTGGTCCCAAATGCTTTATTTAACAGGCAAGGAGCTTGATTTATTATATTCAATATGCGAAGCACCAAACTTTAAAAGTTATTTCATGACATTTGAATTAATTAACCAAATCATCGCTTTGGGCGGAAAATTTAAAGCGGTGCCTCATATTGGCACTATAAACGAAATAGATTCGCTTGAAGATATTAATAACCTAGAGGGCTAAATGAGAATACTTATAAGTAATGATGGAATGCACGCCCACTTTTTTGAACGAATGGCATGGGCTAACGCATTTAAAGCTTCCGGAATTGAGTGTGTTGTTTATAACTGCAAAACACTTAGAGCATTTGATGTATTCGATAAATTTCAGCCGGATATTTTTATTGGACAGTTGTACAATCTTGACCGGGCTACAATTAAGTGCATATCCGAAAGACCGCACTTAAAAGTAGCTTTACGCGCAGGTGAATATAGAAATGAAAAAATGCCACCGGAGATATTACAAACAACTGGTGCGGATTTAAAAAATCTGAATGAATTGATTGAAAATCATGGACTTCCAAGTTTTATATATACTCACTATTTTCAACAAGACATTGAAGATACGCACCATTTGTTTAAGGATAAATTCGGAATAAAGCTTACGGGCGTTCCTATGTCGGGAGACATTCTGGCGTATGGCAATGCTGAATTCAAAGACTATTTACAGTGCGATATAGGATTCGTCGGGGGTTATTGGCCATACAAGGGTAGAATCATAGATCAATATTTAACTAGAATACTTAACGACTTTAGATTTCACGTTAAGATTTTTGGCAATCAATTGTGGCCGCATGTTAATCAGTATTGCGGAGTTCTTAATGACGAAGATGTAAAAAACCTATTTGTTTCAGCCAAGATATGCCCTAATTTAAGTGAGCCTCACTCACATACCTATGGTATCGATGTTAATGAAAGAGCCTTTAAGGTTCTAGCTGCGGGCGGATTTTGTATTATGGATAATGTAAAGCGTGCTAAGGAAATATTCAAAGATGGTGTTGTATTCGTAGATAGCGATGCAGGATTTGAAGAAGCTGTTGAATACTTCGTCATGGAATCTAACACCGAACAAAGAATGGAAATAGCTAGGAAGGGTCATGAAATTGTTATGAAAGAGCATACAAACTTTCATCGGGCCAGTACAATACTGGAAAATTTTGGCGAACACTCACATGCCGATAATATATTAAAGGGCTTACAATGAAAATAGCATCAGTTGTAGAAAATCTTTCTCTTAACCAGAGTAATTTTTTCATGACTAAAACATTTAACAGGCTGGGTGAACACGGAATAGAGCCATTTTGTTTTTACGGAGATCTTACGGCCACCGGAATAAAACCTAATTTTGCCATTATGAATGTTTATTATTTAAATAACTTTTATAACGGAATCATTATATGCAATACTATTAATACCCTAAAGATATTAAAAACTATTAATACTAATGCCCGTAAAATGTTTTATGTTTGGGACTTAGAATGGCTAAGGCTAAATAAGTCGGGAGTTCTCAATTACAAAGAAACTGTAGATATTTTGTGTAATCATAATATAGAGTTAATAGCTAGATCTGAAAATCATGCAAGTGCTATTAAGAACTATTGTAACCGAAAGGTTGATTATATTATCAGTGATTGGAATATAGATGAAATAAGAGGACTTTATGACAGAAGACGTTAATTTTAAAATGAAGGAAGACTATGAAACTGGTTTAAGTATGGGCGAAATAGCAAAAAAATATAAGCGAAGCCAAACTACCGTTCATAGAATATTTAAAAAGATGGGTGTTCACATTAGAAGTGCATCAGAGGCTCAAAAATTAGCCCTAGCAACTGGCCGTTCTAAGAACCCGACAGCAGGAGTTGGTCATAGTGTAGAGGCCAAGGTTGCCATGAGCGACAAAGCGGCTAATAGGTGGGCTAGAATGACTGATGCGGACAGAGACAAGTTCAAAGCTGCCGCAAAGGAGCGTTGGTCTAAATTAAGCGATTTCGATAAAAAAGAAATGCTTAGACTTGCCGGTGTTGCCCTACGAAGAGTTGCTACAGAAGGCTCTGAAATAGAACAGTATTTAGAAGGAGCTTTGGTTAAAGAAGGTTTTGTTGTACTGAAACACGTAAAGAATTTTATGGGTGGAGAATACGAAATCGACCTTCTTTTAAAGGATGAAGGTATTGCTATAGAACTAGACGGGCCGCATCACTTTCTGCCTATCTTCGGAGAAGAAAGACTAGAAAAAACAATGCGTTTCGATGCGGCGAAAAACGGTAGTCTTATAGGAATGGGATTAACAATTGTACGTGTTAAATGTATGTATAAAAATTTAACAGAAAAAATGAAAAGAGATACGTTATCTCTTATAGTGGAAAGCGTAAGGAAAATTCGTGCTGGCGAAGTTACCAGTAAACTTGTAGAGGTTGAATTAAGCAATGGGAAAGAAGATTGAAGCTGTTGTAGGAAGTGATGTTATCGCTAGCGAAACTCCTGAGTATGGTTCGGAGGGGTGGGATTCATACGTAATGTCATTATTTAAACCCGAGGAATTAATTGATGGTAAACCGCGATGCGTAGGGCTTAGGCGTGTTGGACGTACAGTGCTCGGAGACCCCGTTTTTACCGGACCTATTCACGTATCTCCTGCCACCGATAATGATGGTCCGGGGCGAGCCACGGTTGTATACCAGATGGTGTTTAAGTTTGCTGATGGACAGCGTACATTCGGTGATGTTGCTGACGTTTGGCACGGTAATACCGACGACATGTTTGCGGCCCACCCTGTAGCTTGTGCGTCCACCAAAGCAGAAGCCCGTTGTTGGCGTAAGGCTTTATTAATCAGTGCTGTTTCGGCGGAAGAGTTAACAATTAAAGATACGGCCTCTATAGTAAGGGATTTAGTATCCAAGTCTGTTAAAGTTGGAGCCGTAACAAATGGGGAAATTAATGACTCGGACAAAATGAGTGATCAGCAACGTAACCTGATTAGTATCAAGTGTAAGCAGCTTAATGTCGATCCTAGAAATCTTGCTGGTTGCGATAAGCCCGAAAAATGGACCAAAAAGTTTGCTTCTTCGTTAATCACTAAGATCAACGAGGCTCAGCAAACAGGAGTTCCTGCGGAAGTATCCGGGTTTAGTTATAACCCCAACTGGTTTAGTCTATAGAAAGAAAAAAACTATCAAAGTGCTCTTTCATGAATGCTCTGATATTTTCTGCGTCCGGGGACGTTTTTAAATTCGTTAGTATTTCTTCCTGATTTTTGTAGGGATAGATATTTCTTCCGGCTTTAAAAATGCTCTCGGACTTTTTCATTGTGTCATACATAAAATCTTGAAACTCTTGATTGTTCCAATACTCAGGATCTAAGTCTTTAATTGCCATACATGTAGCTACTGAGTAAACCGCGAATTCTATCGGGCCTACCATCGGATCTAACGAATCAACCCTTTTTCCGTTTTTATGATCATCCAGAGCTACTATAGAACCGTTTATATATGATACGAATTCATCTATGATGTATAACGGATATTCTGCCCACGATTTATTTCTCCCGAAATAAGTGTTGAACCTACTAAACCTTAAGGACGCAGGAATATATCTCTCGATTTCTTTTCTTAGGAATTTTGGTTGTTCGATATGAAAAGATTTGTCAGGAAATATATAAAATGCCCCCGGAAAAGTTTTTACCCTATGACTTAAAACATCATCGTTTCTTAATTGTGAATGTATAAAATGAGTGCTTTCATGAGCATTTGTCATTCTCTGATTATCTAGTTGGGGAGTTCTACATCTAGATATAATTTGCCCGTAAGCATCTTTCATATCGAAATTATTTACCACCGGGACATTTCTGGTTGTAAAAAAGCGTTTGCGGGCCGGAACAGGTTTCGGTTCAGGTTTTATGACTACTTCTTTTTTTTCTTCCGCACGGGTTTTATCCTCGGGATCTTGTGGGTTATAAAATGCAAAAAATAGCAAGCCTATGATAATTAGTATTTTCATAATATTCATGATAATAAAAAAACCCCTTCAAACGAAGGGGCCGATAAAAACTTAGAATAAAAATATCTTAGAGGTATTCGCAGCTAAATTGTAGTGCATAATTACTCTTACTTCCTACTGTTAATGGAGTCGCTGAAATTGCTACTCTCCAAGTATGTCTTGTGTCTACACCAGTTCCGCCGAAAGTTCTGGTTGTTGAGTTAGCCCCAATGTTTGCTAGATTAGGACTTGATGTATTATAGTATTGTAGCCACTTAGGTTTATACGCTGTATCATAAGTTCCATCCAAGAATCTTTGTCCAGATCCGGGATTATCTAACAGAGGAACAACAATTCCACTTCCGCCAACAGTATCGTCGTCACCAGTTAAAGCACCCAGACGAGAATCGCCGTTAAGCTTAGGGTCTGCCGTTGATCCATTGCGGAACACAATACCGCTACTATTTTGCCATGTAAATTGAGCACACTGATTAGAGGGCCAAGCCTCGCCCCACCAAACATGATCACCAGAACCGATTGGGTTTCCTCCGATTCCATCACCGGATGTATTTGCACTTCCGGGACCAGCCACCCAAGTAGCATATGCCTGACCGTTAAAATTAACTAATTCAGCAACTTTAGTGTTAACGCCCGAGGCGGGATTGTTAATACTGACTCTATCGTATATTCTTAGTTGGGCATTTTGAACGTTTACGGCAGTGCTATGAGTAAAATTTATATCAAGAGTTCTGTGATGGCTATTTAGCCTAGACAAAGGAATGCCGGAAGTATCTGTATCTGGTATACCAGAAGCGGCTGCGGTAAACTTAAAGTTATAAGCATTTCCGCCATTTATGGTTCCGTCAGCATTAGTGATAAATGTTTTATCTTGATAAGCACCTATTTGTACTGAGCTTCCGAAAGAAGACCCGTAAAAACCAAGTCCAGACCCGTTTAGGTTAGGTGTGTTGTATGTTCCAAAAGAAATTTCTGCCATTTAATCCTCTTATTTATTGAAAAATGTTGTTAACAATTATAAATACACAATTTTACTTATTACAGTCGCAGTCGCCCCCGGAGTTAACTGCTGACCATTTTTTTAAAGGGCAAGATTCTCCAGCCCAGCTAGTTTTAATTTTTAAGAAGCATCCACACTCATTACATCGGGGATTATTTGGATCGTTAGAATTATATCTATCGCAAGATCTACATATTTCCAGACGTTTCGCCTGATCGTTATCGTTAGTCTGAGGCATTCCGCCAGCCATATGTTTTACTATAGAAGTAGAAAAATTCACAGCCTGAGTAAGAAAACCGGGTATTTCCTGCTTGGGCAAAGGGTCTTTTTTAGGAAAACTTTCAGGCTGATCAGAATAAGAAAAAACGAAAGGTTCATTATGCATATATGTTTCCTCTTATTTTTAATAAAGTATTGTTATATAAAAGATATTCTATGTTAAAGTTTTCGTATAAATCTATTAGTTTTTTTACTTCTCTAAACTGACTAACCGATACAGTGGCTTTTGGATATCTCATTCCGGATATTCGAAAATCGACTGCAAAAGTCATGTATATTTTATTGTTAAAATATTGAAGTCTTATTGCGGGCCTGAGATTATATATATTTAATGCCGATAGAGGTTCTTCTTCACCTATCAAACTGGCCGATGCGGGAAAATACATATAAAAAGCTTTACCGTCGTTTTCATTATAAACACCGTCTGTAGGTATATCCTGATAATTTTCATCGTATTTTTGACATAAACTTGTGTCTAAACCAAATTTTGCAAAAATAGTTGTCTCGGAATTATTATAATCAAATACAACATTAGAATTGTTAGTCTCATTGTACTGTGGACTGATATCGAATAAAATTTCTTTTTCTTTGACACCGGCGATTTCGCGAGCGGGAAGCTTTACATCTAAAAATACGCCCTTGATTGGCGGAAGTTTATTATACCTTTCCATGAAAAAATTTGTAATATCTTTAATGTAGCAGTTTTTATTTATTTCTCCAAAATTAGCTGTCACTTTCAGTTCGCCAGATTTATTTATACTATCTCCGCAAAAAGTTATATCTCCAAAGTAAGCAGGGTCAAGATTAATCCGTGTTAAGTCTATATTAAACCAGTTGATGAGTGGAAGTACCGATGCTGTAAAACTAAAACTCGCTGGTGCTGTATAAACCATTTTATTTGTTTTTGAACAACAGCAAAATTGTGTAAGTTTCGAGTTTCCTATGTCAATAAAAGATCCGCCTGTGGGGTATTTACGTATAACATCAACTTCTGCTGTAAAACTTGATTCATTTCTATATGTTGTTCTTACGATAACTGGTTGACACGTAGGACAATCAGCAGTTTTTTCTTCCGGGCAATAATCTAAATATTCGTTAGATCTTTTAATTGTTTTGCAAGTAGTTTCTTTTAACATTAGATATCTTAAATATTTGGCTCGTGAGTAAATCCTTCCCCTGCCGGGTTTTGAAAATTTCTTCTTAATTCACAATAGCTACGATAAATTTTTTCTCTATAATTATAAAATATCTTGTCGGGATAAGTATTTTCAGTCATTTCTGTATAATATGTCGGATCAACAAGTAATCCGTTAGGTTCGTTTCCAGTATATACTATTAAAAATCCTGTATATTTAGTTGTGACTTTACAACAACCGCTCACTTCAAATCCCCCCAATGTTTTACATGATGAAGAATAAGATATTATTCTTGACTGAGTATCGCATTCGGGGTCTAGAATACCAGTTTCCTGTGATTCGCTTCCTGTAATTCCTCCCTCTACATCTAATGTAGAGCACAAGACAACTTCGTTTTTCCAGTCCAAGTCTGCTGCGTATCTATCTAAATGTTCCGATATATCCGTGGCGTTTGAATTATGTAATTCAGTAAATTTTGTATCATTAAAAGTCTGGGGGGCTTCAACTTCGGTTGTTCCTATAACTATTTGTTCGTTTTTATAATTTAAAACTATTCTGCGAGGATCTAATCTTTCGTCGGGTATTTCTATAATTAATATATTGTTTTCTTGCGATATCTTTCCGTATTTAGCAAACATAGGCTGATAAAAGCGAATGTCGCTACCTCTATATATTGTAAAATCAGAAATAACAGATGTCGGATGAAACCTAATTCTAATTTTTCTATTTTTATAAGTTTTTCTAACCGCGATTGGTGGAACTTGACCCGTACTATCACTCTGAACATAACTATAATAAGCAGTCCCGTCTCCCACGTAAAAATATTCAAAACAACCCATGCTTGAAATAGTTTTATTCACAGGCAGGGTGACTTTATTACCAAATAGTTCTATATCTATAGTTTTCAGTAATCTATCGCATGTACAAACACTTTTATCGCAGCATTTACAATTTGACATTTGAGCAAGAATAATTAATTATTCTCCATTCGTAATTAATTCTGTTACATAAGACATACGTACCCTTTTTAAGCGATAATGAAGTGTCTCTATTCATTCCAACAATAGTTTCTCCACTTTCGGTAATTTTATTATCTAGTTTTGCACCTTCTGATTCTATATAATGAGAAGATCTAACTATATTTACTACGAATTGCTTGGGATCATCAAAAGATTCCGGAGCATTTAAATCTTCCGATAAAAACCCTTCTATAAAATCAAAACCGCTGCCCCAAGTTTTTCTTTCTTCATCCCATCTTAAATCAACCGGGCCACTTTTCCATAAATGTCTTTTCCTTCCGATTTCTTCCAACTGATTAAAGCGGTTCTCAACGTCTCCTGACGTATCATAAGGTGCAGCCTTACCGTCAAGACCCATTCCCCATCCCGAAAGCATTAGCGGGCCTCTGAGACCCATAGAACGAACCACATCCGGCTTAGCATCCTGATTGTTTAAGTTCATGTCTAAATCGGGAGTAACTTCTTCTCCATGCACGACTAAAGTAAAATCGTTTTCTGTGAAATAATAGGGATCATAATTATCAGAATTTGGAGCTTTAAAGTTAGCATCTGCTTCTGACTTCTGTAATTCAGGTCCAGATACATTTAGTGTTTTTTCTTTTCTAGATCCTACTGGTGTTAATATTTGCTCCATAGAGCAACCGTAACTATTGCTAAAATCTCTATTGATAGCAGCCACTTGATTTTGCGGTACTCCACAATTTACAACAGTTCTTTTCTTTTCGGTTTTTGGATCTACAACTTCTTCGTTATTTTCTAATCCGGGCTGTTCTGGTTCGTCCGGATCATTTTTTTTCTCTTCGTCTTTAGCTATGTTCGCAACCGGAAAATTAATACCAGCATTTAAAGTTAATAAGTGCCTAAATCCTTTGCCGTAAAAACTATCTTTGTAGGGCGGTGCTGAAAAAGGACGAGGCTCCATTTTGCTTCGTATGTTCTGCATAAATGCTATGGCACTTTTATTTATAAGTGCAAATCTATCGGCATTATATTTAGCTAGCTTGCCGAACTGCGGAGTCCAAGTATTGAAGGAGTAGGATGTAGTAATTCCTCCCGTGTTATAATTAACAGACATTCCTGTTATGTACGGTCCCGATTGTAAAAATCTATCCGCAAGATTAGACTCAGGCATACCATAAGTTTCTACAGTTCCGGTCTCTCTTCCACTAACCTCTGCATTAACAACTGCTGCATAGGTAAGACCGACATCATTCATATTTGATATGCCGCCGTAAGTTTCAGGAGTTAAAGATTCTTCCAGAATAAATTCGGCTTTACCGTTTTTAGCCTTATAATTCCACCACGGACCCCATCTATATCTTGTGCTTTGTTGAGGTATTCCTATTTGCATTGGTGCAACTCTTGCTGGTGCTATGCCATAGTTTGTAGTTCCAGATTCTGCCGTTAAAGCAAATAAAGGCTGTAAATCTTGAAAACTATATCCGAAATAAATATTAAGTAACCAAGCAAGTCCGTTGCTTTGGGTTGTGTACTGGTCTATATGGTTAACGGCTTGAACTTCCGCAACGCAGGAAGGGCCGTTGGCTCTCCATGTTATATCCTTCTCCAAATTAATAACTGACGCTATCGCTCCTGTAGAAGTAAAAGAATAACCATTACCAAGATTCGTGTAGTCCTTGTTAAATTTATCATAGTTCCAAGAAGCAGTCGGTTTTAATCTTCCTTCACCATCGTAAAAAGATACGTCTTGGAATCCTGAGTTTTCCGACCAAGCAGCATCTGATACTTCCCAACTATTAATGTACTGAAAATCAGTTAGTACAAACTTTAGGTTATTTGCTATTCCACCCGGCTCTTGCGGTAATGATACGAAATATTTTCTGCCCCAATATTCTTCACCGGCACTTTTTATAGCATTATGTATTTTTTCTAAATCTTCATACATAAACTTGCCGACTGTTATCAGATTTTTTTGCTGGGCGTATTTAAAAGTAGAATCCATAAAATCAATTGCACTAATTTTGCCCGTGGCAATTCTATTTAAAACAAACTGATCTATTCTTACGTTTGTAAATAGTGCATTTG